GATGAAGAGTAACGTAAGTAAAAGAGAATGGGTTCGCCCATTCTCTTTTTTTACTGTTATACCTAACGATTGTAAGTATATATTATAAATATGAGGATATGTTAAGCCTCACGTTTATATATTTTATTAAGGAGGAAAATATAATGGAGAAGTTACTAATCGGTAACATGACTAAGAAAGAGGTCAAAGCGTTGACTCGTTTAGTGGAACAACGAAACCCTGAACTAATGAAACTTGTCAATTGTACCCATACTACAAAGAATGGGCAATTATCAACATTCAAACTCAGAGACGGTAGATTCAGATGCCGTCACTGTGGAGTCATATTGGACATCCGCATGTCCCAACAATGCGTGACTCCACGCAATGGGCGGATCGATGTTGCTGCTAGAATTCAACAATCGAAAGCAGAAATCATCAAAGTCCAAAAAGACACTGAACCAGGCTATGAGATTTGGGTAAAAATCCCAAAGAAAATGGCTGAATTATTGCGGTCCAAGTACAGTGATGAACAATTAATAGAACAAGTCGAAGCACTATTACAAGATGCTAGACGGATCAGTATCCCAAAATGGATGGATACAGTAGCGGGCAGACTGTATGGACTCGATCGTAATGTTCCATATGTGAATATGATGATTAAGATCCCATATGTATTTAAACGTAATCTTAGCTGTTCAGATACCCAATTAGCGAATTGGTGTTTGAGAGTATTATGGTCTATGCTTAAAGATGATCAAGCAGTAGTTAATGAGCTATATATAAATAGTGAAAACTTTATGCAACTAGCAAAACAAAGTTATCACTATCGCTCAGTGAGTGTATACAAAGACATCACTCTCGAAGAATGGATGACTCATGCTGCTAAGACCGCAACATCACCAAAACGATTAGTAAAAGAAAGGGGGAACTGTTAATGATTGAAAGTAGAGAACTTGATAAGAAGTTCCAAGAATTCTTAAATGTCTGCGATATGACTAAGAGAGATCCGATCATCGAATTGAATCGGGCGATCGAATATATCAATTCCAATAATAAGGAAATTGAATATATTGACGCCATCTCCATTAGCCAAATCACTCCAACATTGGCTAATTGGATTAATAACAATCAAAAGACTATATCGAATCGAATGATGGATATCGTCGATTTGTTAGAACGTACAAATTGTCGTATTGTGTCTCATATAGGTAGGAATGTATCTGCCAATGCTATGAAAGAGACACAAGGTGATATTATAGGTATTATTAAATTACCTAAAATGTATCGTTCACAGATTATGTATCTAATGAATGAGTACAATCTCGACCCATTGATTTTCAGACTCATCGTAGTTGGTGAGTTTGAAGGTCTTGATATGTTAAAAGAGGTGCAAACTGAAGCGTATAAATATATGGCTTCTGCGCGCCGAGATAAGGATGGTGATATTGTATATGACTATGTATAGAGATAGTGAAGTAAACAATATCATTGATGCCATCCTTTGGGAGTGTTATCAAAAAGGAATAGATCCAAGAGCTCTACTCCAAAACGTACTAAAAAATGTAAGAAAGGGGGAAGTGTAATGAGAATAGACTTCTGGCCGATCTTACAAGCATTCTTTGAACATGACTTAGCAATGGATGTTGTTAAGTTATTTTCCAAGTAAAAAAAACGAAGAAAAAGAGAAGCAAACGCTTCTCTTTTTTTTTGACTATTTTTCATCAATGTCGTCGACAGTTGGTGGAACATAGATTTTATTCGCTTTTTGAAGTTTCTTACTCATTTTTTTGTTAGATTCTTCACGAATAGTGGCACTACTGGAAACAACCGTAGGTTCTTCACCTGTCACCATGGATTCATAATTTGTGTCATGAATCATTTCCCCTTTTGTTGGAGGTAATGGTTGTGGTTTAGTGAAGTTGTCAGTTACTTCAGACATATTTAATGGTTTATCAGTAACAAGACGAGTTGGGTTGTCTTTTGTAGTAGGTTCATAGGCTTGTTTCAAGCCTTGTTTTTTTGGGTCGTTTTCTTTATCATAGTTACAAAGATCAAGTTCCACTTTAGAACCATCACTCAATACTTCATAAATGCGTACGTTATACATAAGCATTTGAGAAATATGTTCCAATGTTTCCCAATATGGAATATCAATCGGACCTGCTACATTAAGAACAGGAATATCACCACGATAATCGATTATGATTTGTTTCTTTTCAGTGAATACGTTCATCAATAGTCCTCCTATATACTAGTATATTAGTAAAGTACAGTATCAGGAACTAAACGATCGATTTCATCGAAAATCAACGCTTCTTCAACGCTACCTACTGGTGCACAATCCCCACATTCAGAAGGGTCTGTTTCAGGGATGCTGTCAATAAGAGCTTCCAATGCTTTATCTTCTTCGGATGGTTCTTCATCTTCAGTTTCTTCTGTTTCAGCTTCAGTAACAGTATCTTCAGCTTCTGCATCTTCAGCGTCGACTTCGTCAGCTTCACCTACATAATTTAAGATGGCATCTTCATCCATGAAGAAAGATTCTTCAGCTGCTTCTTCGTCTTCTTTATCAGATTTTTTGCTATCTTTAGAATCATCAGTGTCTTCTTCATCAGAATCTTTAGATTTTTTATCGGAATCTTTGGATTCGCCGTCTTCTTCAGGGTGACCAGTTTTGTCACGTTTTGTTTCTTTTGTATCTTCTTCTTCTGCTGCTTCCATAATAGCATCGCGTACATCAGAACCAAGAATTTGTTCTAACATCAAATCATGATATTGTTGTTCTGCACGTTCTGCTTCGAAAGTTGCATATAACGTTTTTAAAGCCATTGTAATTGACCTCCTAAAAATTAGTACTAATCATTTTTTTTAAGAAGATGATCGTCCATCGTCGTAGAGGACGCCTTACTATCATTAGTAAGTTGATTAATGAGTTGTCTAAGGCTATATAATACCAAAGGTATGAATACGAAGGTTTCCAAACTATATGGGAATCGTCGTCTATCGATATTATCTAACCATTTAGTTAGACTCAATACATTGTCAGTTGTGCAATACATAAATACAAAATGTTCCCAAGGACGTTCCTTAGGTGGTAATAGTGTGCTATCATGGTATTCAATCGCATGTAAGAAGTCCTTACTGATATACTTATAGTAGGAATCATTGAATGGACCTAACGGATAGTCGAAGAATTGCATGTACTTAATTCTTCGATCGCGATAGTAGTCAAAGATAGATACTTCAGCCATCATAAACGTAGGCTCTACGTTGAAATAGGCAAGTAGTTCTTCCCAATCATCGAAATCTTTATGAACGACCCTATCATAGATCGTGTTCTCATATTCGAAGTTGTTGACTTGGCGTTCTTCTTCATATACATACACGGTATTATTCGTTTTCTTATCATAGAAGATTTGATTTCTGTTTACAAAACGAGACACTGTATAGTCATACATGATATTTTCAGAACTTACCATATAGAGTAACGCATTGTATTTTGCATTGAGATACTTTTGTAAGTATCCAGTCTTAAGATTTTCATAGATCTGACGAATACGATTCATCAGTTGTAAATCTTCAGATTTGATTAAACAATTATCACCAGTACCAATATTCTCAAATACGCAGTTATATTCTTCCACCACTAATGTATCGAGCACATCGACATCGTGCTCGTCTACGGATTTAATAGTGAAGGCTATATTATAATATCCATTACTTTTAATGGTGTCGTATTTTACATCAGTGACACGGAATAATGCCTTACGACCTAAGTAGTCGATATAGAAATAATCATCGGGTAATGGATAAATCGTATTCGGTAGAATAACGGCATTGCCATCATAGGATGAGTTTAAACCTTCATCTTCCTCTTGTAAATCTAACTGTATCTGTTCGATACCATAGAGTGGGAAGTTGTAGATTTTATTATAACGGATCGGTGAACGACTATCAATCAATCCTTCTATATCTTTAAGACCTTTATCGGTGGTAGATCTACGTGTGTTCACATGATAGAATGTAGTGAACGTTGGTTTTTGCTCCAGGAACGTAGAATATTGTGACGTAATTCGACTCTCTGCGAGGTTGACATTCTGGTTGATAAACTCTGATTTATCAATAAATCTAGCCAATCGGTTTCACCTCTTTCTAGTAAGAGAATATTATAGATTTGTTTAAAGTACAGGTTTATATTCACCACATTCTATTATTGATTAATTATTGTCAATATTCGGTATGTGGTACGAGCATTCCTCCAATAATATAACTATAACATGAATTAGTCTATCAACAGAACATGCTTAACTTTTCTAGTTTTGTACACTAATACAAATCATTTCACATGATACGTTTTCACAATGTGAAGTACCACAGATCTGGGAGTCTTATCTCTCTTTTAGGACCTTAGGTTAAAATACTATACATACATCTACAACGACACACATCACAATCCCAGATCGATTTACTCGGTAAATCAAAAAAAAATAATTAATCAGTATAAAATAATCGGATACGCATTTGCGTATCCGATTTTGTTGTTTCCATATACTTTAGTGAGACACTGATGGAGTGGAGTGAATTGTGTCTTTAATGAACCGGTCAGGGAAAACCGGTTGGGTGTGTTATGAGTCTATCATTGGGGTTTCATTGCATCTCCCATCCGATAAGCATTGGATGAATTTTGTGTATTGTTTATGGGAGAGTATAGTATCGGATGGTGCAAGGAAGATAAGGGGTAAACCTTGCAATGATACAATGAAATGATAGACTGTGAGAGAGTTAGTGATTTAATACTCTAGCCGTTAACTGCAGGGAATCAGTTATGGCATAGAGAAGTTACTCCATCAGTGTCTCACTAAAGTATATGGAATGGATGCTGTCTAGTTTTTAGTTGGTTAATTATTTTTTGGGTTGTTAAGTAATGTAATATCTTGGTTAGATATTATAGGAGAGAAGTTCAGACAGCATCCATCCTGTAAATTAAGATATATCTCTTAATTTACCTGTCAATAATATATATTTATTTTATGAGTTAATACGTTTGAGTATGGCTGTTTGTAAGTTACTCAATACGGTATCACAATAATCTTCCCCAATCAGTATACATTCCATGTGCTTTTGGTCTTTGGGTGTCATACTGTCAAAGTAATCAGATGCTTCTTGCTTAGCTTCACGGATACATTCCATAATCACTTTTTTTAATTCTTCATTAGTCATACGTCATCATCTCCTAGTTAGTTTAATCTCCTGTGCACATATCTTATCTCGTGGTACACCAAAATCTTTTTCTCCTGGATAGGTATTATATAAGATATTGATGTCTTTATACCAGTCTTTAAGATAGAGTAACTCATTATAAAAATCAGGTTGTTTATCTAAATCGGAATATATGTTAATATGAAGATTCTTAACGAATCCTTTCCGTAGAAAGTATTCTAAGACTCTCGTGTATCCAGAACCACATATAGCAGCATAGATATGACTACCTTCTCGTTTTTCACCCATATTGAATGCTACGGATAGTATGTCGAATATCCCTTCAGACAAATGAAGTGTTACGTCATTATCCATAATATTCATTTGTGAGGGTATCGTATAGAACTTCTCAGCACCTATAATATAATCAAAAATACGATAATTAATATATCGATATTTACTATTGGGGTTGATAGAACGAAAGATAATGTAGTTTTTAGAACTAGATAAAAACCCGACATAATCTCGTTCCATTTGGTCAATCGCCCATGCATATTTCTTACTAACCTTAGCATGATTCAACTGTAAGAAATCTTTAATGGACGTTATGACTCGTAGAGCTTCTAACTGCTCATACTTAAAATTGATTCCTAAACGATTACGAAGATATTCTACTTTGTTATGGTGTTCTTCCCGTATCTTAGGAATCTCTACATTTTGTACTTGACCATTCTTACTTCGTTTCGTTAAGGCACTCCGTCGACCATTCGCACGATTGAATTGTTCTAACTGAATCGTACTATCTATATCGCCAATGTCTTTATCCAATAAGAATTGTCTATCGACTAATCCAGCTTCTTCACAGATCCAACAATGATACACTAAGGGTTCATCATTTCGTACCCATATGGAACAATGAGCACCATCATGATGCTTTTTAGAATCACCGCAAATGGGACAGCGAACGACTAGATGTTCTTTATCTTCCCATTTAGCATAGGGTGTTTCTTCAAGAAGTCGGATTACATTTTGAATTGATGAAATTTCCATTATTTTACCATAGTTTCTCCTGTATTGCATTCATTACAATCGAGTGAAACTCTTTCTTTACAGAATCGGGTTCACCTCGTAGTATGTCCATCACACCACGATAATTACCTTTTTGTAATTTCTTTAATATAAGATAATCACGTAATGTAATTTGCATCATTCTATGATGTCGAAGGTTACCTTCACATGTGATGTATTCAGCAAAGAATTGGAAATCACCTGGTTCAAGATGTATCACATCAGCACCATGATATAATTGTTTCATATATCGATGTAAACGACCTAAGCTCTTTTTCTTATAGTGTGTATAGCGATCCTTTTGGTCTAATAGTCTACCCCATGCAATCAAATCTCTGCGATTTGCTTTTCGTAGCACAAGGTTTAGTTGTTTGAAGTAACTTGTTGTATCCATAGTATTATCCTCCTCAATAAAAAAGTTTAGGGAATAGCGATGTGCTATTCCCTAATATAATATATACTTAGATTTGATTTACAAAATCCAAGAATTCTTGTGAAAGAATATCAAGATCCATTTCAATTGGTTCGCCGGTCAGTTCAGGATTGTCATAATCCACATAGGTGAATTCTGTATTGATTAGGGTGGATAAGATATTGATAATCAAATCACCTTTACCCACATCATTAATCGTCTTAAACTTTTCATTCCGAATGTTTTGGTATACAGAAGATGTTTCCACTTTCTCAATGAATTTAGAGTTGTGGATTGTACGACTATTGATTTTACCATTGATATTAGCGGTAATGATTTGATTCAAGTATTGGTAACCACTGAATTCCATCTTACGTTTCATCAAAATCATAAGTTTGATATATTGCTTCAATGTAATATGGTTCAAATCATTATATCCACCGAAGTATTTACTATAGTAATAGAAGATTAAGTTCTTACTGATACGGTTCACTTTGAATTGTTCAGTATAGAACTTGATTTCATCTTTACTAATCTTGATACGATTTTCACGTTTGATACGCTTGATCGTGCTATCAATGTTAACCTTTGATAAGAGAATGATATTCTCATCGATTTTAACAGCACTCATTTCAAGCTTATCTAGGTATGATAACCCTTCGGAGTCTTTCTCCTGATTGATTTCCTTATAGTTCATATTGAAGTTCTTATGAGAAGAATACTTCAATTGTGTCTTAATGATAACACTGTTAAAGGAAATAATGGATTTATCAAATTGGTACTTGAATACATTATCAACGATGATATTCTTATCCAAGTATTCTTCAGATCGAGAGATAACGTCCACAGATTGTGCTTCATACTTATCCCAAATGATCTTGTTTTTCTTGTACGATAATTGTACAGATACATTGATAGAATTGAACAATTTTTGATATAAGTTAACATGTTCATTCTCTTCCACAATGTCAAAAATTGGTCGATAGTATTCGATCAAATGTGCATTTTCAGATTTAGACTTCATTGTGGAGATATAGTGCATCACCATCGGAATGAAGATTCTAATGAAAATAGAAATTAGCATCAATAACTTCGCATGATGATTAGTAAACTCAAGAGATTCGTAGTAGGAAATACCTTCCTTTTTCTTCTGAGTTAAATCAACACGATAGTTATCGTTAACCATGTTCATCACTTTCTGATACATGGTAGGTGTTACGATATATTCATATAGTAACTTGATGAAATCTTTTCGACCCATCTTGATTTTACGAGATTCAAGTAAGTACTTAAGACCTAAATAGTTACTTAATAACTCATTATCTGGATCATAGAATTTAATGAAGTAGTTCATATACTTCGTGATTTCACCGAACTGCTTTACATAGGCATCCTTATAGACTACGTAGAAATCGTTTAATCTACGCACTTGACTAGGGATGTTAAAAATTACATCGAATGGTACAATGACCTGTTTCGCTGTATAGGTAATGACTTCATCACCAGGACCATATACCCATTCATCAACAGGTATAACACCTTCCGGAACAGGGTCAAGAATGATATCATTCGTTTTTACATCTTCATTCATCTTATCTTCTCCATCTCATCATGAAATAAAAAACACCAACGCTCGGTATCCAAATGATAATATATGCTTATCTTTTCTTTCGAATTGTTTTTACACTTCGCGTTGTTTTAACCGATTTGGTTGTCTTTACCGCTTTTGTTAGGCTTGTCGCTTTCACCGGTTTGGTTGTTTTAACCGTGGTTGAATGGGTGTCGTTATGAAAGCGATGACGCTTGAATTTATCTACATTAAGGGTTAATCGATTTTTAATATTCGATAATGATAGTCGACTGACTTTGTTATAGATACGAAGAACTTCATAATAGTCCTTTGTATTCTTAACTAATTCTTCAAACTTACCAAAATTCCGATTATGTAAATTACGAATGAAACTAGGTCGATTCATAAGATACATGACCGCAAAATAAATAGTATAATCAAACCCAACTAATTCCTTTGGATTCTGTTTAGTTGGTTTTACTTTAAGAATTTTATCATCAAACTTGTCTTGTAGACCATCAATCAATAACCCTGTGCGATAATATACATAAGCATAGCGATATGCAAACGATGGGGCATTAGAAAACACCCGCACAGTCCAATTCTGTAAACTGTTTTGTTTAGCGATATCATCGGTTGGTGCAAAGAACTCAAATATAACGTCATAGGCGAGGTCAATCCCTCTGTCTAGCGATTTACCGGATGGAATTTTCACATGGATGAAATATGATGAATGGGACTTATAGTACTTTACATCTAAAGTAGGAAATCGTTTAATAAACTTCGTATACCGTTCCTTATAACTACCTTCTATACTAGCATATCCATAAATGGTTTGCTGTGTTCTAGCTCGTTTTTCGGTTAAGAAGTCTTTTAGTGTTGGATAAAATCGATCCATATGCACTATCTCCATTAATCAAATAGAAAAGTAGATAGAAGGAAAAAATAATTCCTTCTATCTACTTGTGCTTTATAGCTTAATTTTTTATATCGGCTGCTAGATATTGGTTAGACGAAATGATTACACCAATAATAGCAATCGCACTGCGTAAGATTTCAATATCTGTACGGCAGGAGTTAATGATATCAGTGGAGAATGATTCAGATACCAAATCATAACAACGATTATCCATCGCTGAATTTTCTACAATATAGGCAACACTTTCACGTGTTACTTTAGGATCCTTATTCTTATGAATCGTTTGTACTACATCTAAGAATGATTCATAGGCAATATCCGCAATGGTTTTGATAATCGGATCTTGTTCAGATAAGCGAGTATTCAATTCAGGCATACACGCTTGAATAATAGCTGTATTACAACCTGGATTGATACCATACCGAAGAGCAGAATCACATGCTTTGATAGCATCATCTAAGGCATCATCATTCATTTTCTTTTCCAATTCACTATTACCACCCACACGAATCGTTGCAGATTTTAGTGCTAATCGAGATAAGCGTTCTTTAGCCGCAATGAAATCTTTAGAAATGTAGCGTAAGTTTTCTACTTCCGCTAATTCTTTTTCCATATCACCACGAGCAATATCAGTACGAAGTTTGATCATGTTAGCATCTTGATTAGTTAACCCAGTGAATTCAATGGTTTTATTTGTCATGAGTACTCGGTCTGAAGTACCGAAGCGTTTAGCTACTTCTTCTAATAACTCATTGACTTTTTCTTCTGGATTTTCTGGTACTGGTCGATTATTCCAGAATTGTTCGAATGGTTCTGGTTGCATTGTTTCTTTAGCTTGTTCATATTCATTCCATTGAACTTGTTGACCATTCAAAGTATTCAATCTTTCTAGTAATTGATCAGCATCCATAGGATTAATAATTGTATTTCCTAAGAAGGCAGATGCATCATCATAAATATCACGTTGAATGGCTTTGAAGAATGGAGCTTTACCAAAGATCATTGGGAATGGAATCGCACCAGCTTGTTGTTGCTGTTGTTGATACCAAGCACGGAAACGATTGATATCATTCTTCACTCGATCTAAGAATTGGTCATCATAATATGGAGCTATCACTAATAATTGCTTTTGACCTGTTGCGTCAGACTTAGCTATAGCTGCATTCATGATCTTAATTAAATCCCAATGCTTATTTTCAAGGGTGAAGTTGAATAGTACTACAGACGGTTGTTTTAACTCCACTTTAGTACCATTATCAGTATTACAATAGATGCGATCTAAGTAAGATGCATCGATATAAAACATATCATCTTTGATTTCATATGATGGTTCATTCGTATCAGACATAGCTTTGCTGATGGTTACATCACGACCACATTGTTCATAGATGTCATGAATGATGTTCGTATATGTTTTATCATCATTGGTAGCAACCTTAGCGATATTTGTTACGATATCCAAGAAGTTCTCATCAGTCAACTGTTGAGCATTGGATTGAATGTATTGTGTTGCCACATCAACGAATTGGTTAACATACTGCTTTAAGTCACGAGGGCGTAACGCCTTCAATTCATCGGATTGAGATAGACGATGTAAGAAGTTATACGCTGCGATGATGGAAGATGTAGAACCATCACCAACCTTCATAACCATTTGATGAGAGATGGTTAAGATGGTATTTAAGATCGTATTATCGGTACGGTTATTGAAGTGGATATTCTTCAATACTGTGAAACCATCTTTAGTCAAATGGTATGTACCCATGGACTCAATGAGTGTGCTGGCACCATATGGTCCTAATGTACTTTTTAATGCAGAAGCCACCATCTCGAAGATTTCTTGCATACGAGTTTTGAATTCGGCTTCTGTAATAACATTCCAAGGATGTTTAGTTTTGTTATCCGGAATCAATTGTGGAAACGTAGGTCTAGGTACACTAGACGTTTGTTCCATTGTATCAAACGAACTACTTGTATCTTTTAATACTTTAACGGAGATCTGATTATCTTCCGCTTGATTATATACTTCACTCATAGTGGTAACTCCTTTATCCATTAAATAGGTATGATTCATTAATAATGAGTATAGGGAAAGTTGATACATTGACGTTATCCGCTAAGTCATGTTTCAGTATAAAATCCCGTTGATAATTATAACCATATGCTCCGACACCAAATACCATCTTAGGGTATTTACCTGTATTGATGAGCTCCGCAACTCGATCAGCATCTGTGTCGTACACTAAATTGACAGATCCGATTCTGTCTAATACCCGTTCCAAGCTAGCACCTGTCACGTATTTGATTTTACCTAAACCATGCCTTACTTTGAGATCAAACAATTGACGCTTATCATAGGTGGGATTCCACACATAGATATCGTTAATTGCCTTCGAAAACTTGTAGTTCTCCAGTACTTTATCAAATTTAAGTGTTCGATCATCATCTATATACAGTTTCTTAGATTTATCATATAGAAACTGATAGTTCTTTTCGTAATCAAACTCTTTAATCGCTAACCACTCGAGAACATTCTTTACTGGACGATGTAACCAATGAAGCATTAATGCTTCCTCTGTTAAGGTATCCAATAGCTTAAAATCAATTAAGTCTTTAAATTTATCACGAAATCGTGTCTTCACTAGATCTAGGATATAGAAATCCGCCGTCTTAATGATGTCACGATACGTTACCAAGATAGTCAGACTCTTGAGTTTATCATCTTCACTCATAGAACCTCCAAAAAAAATACTTCCGAAATACATCGGAAGTATTTTCTAGTCACTAACGAATTACATCAAGTCGCTTAATGCATCGAAGGATGCTGTTGATGTTTCCGCTAAGGAACCGCCACCATTATCATTGGATAGATTATCAGTTGGTGTTTTAATATCCCAAATATTTTGAGTTGCACCACCACTGGAACGGTTCACAAAATTAGTACGATTACCGCTGCCGTTATCAATTCCTAATTTACCAGAAGCGGCTGCTCTGAATTCATATTCTCGGTTGATACGAAAACGGTTAGAAAAGTTGTCTGCATGTACACCTGCATTCATTAATGCGGAGCAAGCAGTGAAGAATTCGCCTACACCCACTAATTCAGTGTATTGGCTATTCATATCAATTTCACCTGTTGTAGGTGCATATTTGGTAATCACTGGGTGTTTATCGAAATGGAATACCATGGATTCTGCAGGAATACGGTTTTCATCTAATTTACGATAGATACCAATGAATGGTTTTACTTCACCATATTGGTTAACACCAGTGGATACTACGAATAAGTTAACTCGTGCACTCACAACGGCACGAGTACATTCTTCCCCTTTTTCAATAGCAGGGAGAATATCTTCTTTAATATATTTACCCACCAATACAGCATTATCTGGACTGAGTGCTACAGATACAGATTTTTTATAATCGTATACTTGTTTATTAGCTCGCTCAGCTTCAGGAAGTGCTGGATGGATTTTAATGGATGCCATACCATTCCAGTAATCGAATACGATGGTAGCATCTCCATTGTAGAATTGAATCCCACGAGTGTTAATATTGTCAGTAGGATTCGTTTGACTTTGGGACATCATAGATGTGTTGAATGCCATAATAAAAGCCCTCCAAATATGAAATAATTTATCAATATCTGTTTGTTAGCTATAATGTTAGATATTACTACCCTTTCGAACAAACAGTAACAAGAATGAGTATGGTCAATCCATACTCATTCTTATAATATATACTTATTAGGTCATTTCATCTTCTGTGTATGTGATGTAAGAATCGATCTTAACACCATTCTTTGATTTAAGATGAAGGTTTTCATCAGGTAGACGTAATCTCCATTTTGTAGAATATACACGCAATGGAATATCGATATAGGTTTGACCTTCTTCAGTCAGCATGGTAAAGGATATAGACGCTGTTTTGAAGTTAGTCCACACACCCTTATCATTCATATATTCCAATACAAGATTTTCCAATCCAGCCTTTTGGGACGCTTGCATAAAGGTAGCTCCGCTAGCAGCAGTTTCATCTTTCACAAACTCGTGAGATATGAAGATACGTTTAGGAGAGAATTTAATATTCCCTTCAATACCATTAGCGGTATATCTAAGCTGCTCTCCCACATAGGATTCTTGGTCAGTTGTCCAAGTGTATAATGGAATATCCATGTTTTCAATCTCTGGCCCATATATGATGGATACGATACCAATATTAGGTTGACCAATACGAACTTTAGGTTCGATGGTACCACCATATGTGATATTGTAGTTACCAGTTGTACCAGGCGTTAACCCATTCGACTTATCATAGGTTGCGTTGATATTGACTTGGTTATTATTAGCATACTCATCACCATTGATAGTAATAAGCTTACCAGCGATATAACCTGCACCAGCACCACCGCCACCAGATTTAATGTATTTAGTAACACCATCTTCTATGATAAAGAATTTACTTACTTTACCAGGTTCACCATCATGACCAGGTAAACCACCAGCACCACCTTCAAGGATAGGGTTATCATATCCTTCTACACCTTCAATCCAAATCTGTTTAACGGATTTACCAGGAAGTCCTCGACCAGCTTCTAATTGGTCAGCAGTCAAAGAATTCAATCCTGGGTAGGCTGGGTTAGTATCGATAGTACCATTAAATTTAGCACCTGGAATTGGTTTGTTGTTGGTAATAATACTATCACCCAATAAGGCACTATTACCATTCATACTAACGATGTTGGCAATTGTTTTATCAGATGTAGCAACCTTAACCACAGTACCACGAACATTACCCATACGAGAAAATTCTCTTTCAGCGTATGGTTGTGTTCCAGGGTCATTAGTGTTAGGGCTTAGACCTTGAGAACCAGCACCACCCATACCAATAGCATCGACTTTAACTACATGCATGGTAGGTTCACCATTACCGAAATGGAAGGATGTGCCATTATCTTCTTTAGATTTAGTGGTCAATGGTAAGTCAGCACTGACTAATTCACTAGTACCACGTTTAGGGCTTGTATTATCGGTAGCATTACCGAAGTTACCGACTACTACATTGAGTGATTCAATGTTGGATACATCGATCACGGTAGACCGTAATTGACCCGAAGCACTATGTCTATAGGCTGATGTAGTATCATTATATAGCCCAGATGGTGTACCAAAATACAATGGGGTATTTACAGGGATTTCAGTACGAGTGACTTTACCTGTTACACCATCAATACCGTAACCAATGATAGGAGAACCATCGAAGGAAACGGTTTGATAATCTACAGATGAACTGATCAATCGGTCTGTTTTACCTGTTTCAGTCACATAGGTATCAACCGATGAACTCAATAGTTGAGCTTTCAATGCAGTGATATTCTTAGGGGTTACGTTATGAACGTAATCATATTCAGAACCACCTGCCACTGTGATGACACACACTTTAGTTACACCCACAGGAATATTGAATGTATATTGACCTGGTTGGGAATAGATAGTGACCCCATTGGCAATGTTTCTATACGATTTTGATTTTAAACGAAATGTTTGTTTAGTAGCGTCATCTGGCTTTATGTATATATCGAGAAGATTCTCGTCATATGAGTTGGTAGAGCCTTGGACGTACCCTGGCATAGTTGTATTCTCATCGACCTTAACATCAGTCGAAAGATATGGTTGTCCTTCTTCTAAGTCACCGATCGAAGAATATATGTCAGCATAGAAGGTTTCGTTCGTAGTATCTTTGGTAAACTTAAATCGTTTATTGAGTTTAGCCATTATTAACGATTGACTCCTTTCTTATGAAATATTGTAATTGATATTACATCAATGTCTAAATAAAGAAGAGTTTAGGATATCCTAAACTCTTCTGTGTATTATCCAAATGATTCAATAATATCAGTATACCAATCGAATAACCAGTCAATATCTTCTGTTGTAGCATGTAATACATTGTATGGTGTAATGACTGATGGAGTTGTCGCATTAATTACCTCCATCTCTTTATCATTCCAAGACGTTTCCGTTAATGGTTTTGATAATTTACCAAAGTGTTTCATTCGATTGATAAGTAGTAACATATCGAATGTTGTATTCAAATCCGTAGAAGAATTGATATAAATCGCTTCTTCTTTATGGGAATCAATCCATTGGATAACTGTATTAAGTCGATCCATCATGTTGTTACATACTAGAAAATCCATATAATCAACACATGCTCTAAACATCATAGGATCCATGTTAGTTGTTTCACAGATAGAATCGATATAGGCATCGATATAGGTAAGGAATTCAACAGGTGGTACTTCGAATACATATTTACTTTCTACAATTGCTTTCTTAATAGCAATGAATAAAGCGATTTTTGCTTGTTCGCGATACACACGAGTTACATTAGAAAAGCATTCATCAATGGATTCTTTACTCCCATTAGAAATGATTGGGTAGGTGTTCATAATTTCCACATAATATGGGTCTGACACCAATATACCTTGAGTAATTAAATTTCTAACAAAGGCTTCCATTCGTGGACCGTATGTAGCCATATCTAATCGACATAATCGATTCAATAAAATCAATCGTTCTTCAGAACGAGTTGATTTATCGAGTTTATCAACGATCACATCCAATGGTAAATCATCAACATGGGTTACCAAATAGACTAATCGATTTTGTTCTTCCGTGATACCTTCAAGTATCGTTTCAACCGAAGCAATCTTTTCTTCTAATTGTACCGTACTATCTGTAATCACATTCGTTTGATGATCGTTGCGAGCTAACTCACGCAATTCAACCAATTCTGGGTATTGATAAATGAATGGTTTACATTCATTTGGATACCAAACTATATTCATAATTAACCCTCCAAGGTTTTATCAATTAAAATAGGTTCTATTAATGCATATACATCTGATTCAAAGTATTTCAATACAGCCACACCAAAATCATCTGCATTAACAGACCGTAGTTTATTAGCTATACAATTAGACAATTTTCCATTACTAGACAGTCCAACCAAATAATCTAGTTCATTATCATCTAAGTAGTCTTCTATAGCTTTTTGCTTATGTTCAGGTACGATCATATGAATCGCATTCAGTAATACCGCTAGATGGGAAAACATAAACTCATTGTGTGTATATAACGACCGTGTAAAATCTTCTTTGTGTTTCAAACACCAAGTGATATAGTTATACACTAAATCAAATGATGTATTCATATCTCGATCTTTTTCATATCGTTTTACACATACGATGAGATAAAAATACAATGACCGAGTATTATATTTCAGATATTCGGCATCAATTTTCTCCATTTTATCGATAACTCTAACTATAGTTGCATTATATATAGATAGAGCTTTCTCGGCTGTAATAGAACCATCAATGAGTTTATCACGTAAATGTGATACTAATTGATCGATAGATTCGACAATTAACATCTTATCTAATGATTTGGTCATCTTACATACACCTGCAATTTGAGTGTATATTGTATTGGCTTTCTTAATATACTCTTCAATAGTATGGGCTTCAATCGTACTTGTTTTCATAATATAGTATGCTTTAACGATATTAGCCGATAAATCAAATAATTCATTTAAATTTAATGATTCAAATAATCTAATGAATTCTTTGATACTCGTATCTCTATCAATCCAACTAGACATCAATCGATATAGACATTCCAATTTAGTTTCCTTATCGAGTGTCGTTTCTAGTACAGACTTAACATACATTGTATCATTCTCTCGATTGGATACATGAAACTGCTCGAGTAGATTTGGATACTTTCTGAGTAAACGTCTAGCTTGACACATATAGTGAAAGCCAACTTGATTCACTTGTTTAAGCTGAGCTACCTCAGGGAAACCAGTTCCCCAGAGTTCTTTCATCTCAGTTTCATATTGTTGAATCCGTGGGTCATCTTGAATGACTTCATAAATTCGTTCAGGTAGATAAATTAACATCGATAAGTCCTCCAACTATGCTTTGGTTATCGGTCGGTGATAAGCAAGCCTTATAATGACCGATACGCCATTTAATTAATTCATTTCTAAGATAAGTTTCAGTATCTTTATGCTTATTAGCGGCATCGGATACAGCCGATTCTATCGCATGTATATAGTCACACCAATTAGGATTTGGTTTACCGTAGTCACCAAAATTAACAGAGCGATCAACTATACAGCCCCCATTACAAAAGTACCGAATATCACATGCTTCACATGTAGGATTATGGATACACTGGCGTTCCGCACACTCAATCTCTTCAGTAGCGTCATCATTCGTTAAGTCGAAGTATGGTAATTTGCTATTAGATATTGAGCATGGGTACACACGTCCATCATGAGAGATAAATATCTCAGTCATTAGACCGCATCCACCATGATTTTGTTCAACCGTACCTGTGACATGTTGTAGGTATTCAGTTGTAACAACCTTAGGGATAAACCGATTAGGGTTTTCTTCTAAGCCCGTCAGATAATAATCAATCACTGCACTGTATTGGGATTTGAAGTTTTCATAATTATCATCAGGGATTTTGAACGGTGTTTTATTATGACCCCAGCAATAGTTAGCTCCTGTTTGTTTATGGAACTCTTCAAGCTCTTTAATATCAGCAAGTAAATCTTTCTCATTACCCGTCAGTGTTTTCTGTATACAGATATAACGACCTAAGTCCATATGTGTATACTTTCGTAACTCCGCTAATGCATCGAATGGAACCCCCTTATGATCAACCCGAGTATTATTTCGTATATTATCATATGATACAACGATTTCAAATGGATACTGCTCATATAGTTTCATAAGACGGTCTTGGTTAACAGTGAATCCTGTTATGATACCAAAACGATATCTTCGTTCATTTGTACCCGGAATCGTTTCGTTATAATACTTAGGGATAATCTTTTCAATAATATCTATTTGTAAAGCAGGTTCACCACCGAAGAATGTAATGGTTCTGGAATAGTTGCCCTTATCTTGATTAATCAATTCCATAGTATATTCAACTTCTTCTAATGTCATACCCTTCAACTCTGGGTCGATATAGCAGTATTTACAAGCTAATGGGCAAGCATAGGTTAGATTGAAGAAGATGGATTGCCAAGAACGAAAACTATTTAAAGACCGAAGCATTCGTTTAATACGAGTTTTAAACTCTTTACTCAATTCCGGCATTTTGATTACCTCTAAATTTCATATATTCGAAATCCATTGTAGATTCCATACCACTACGCCATGTACGGTAGCGTAGAATTCGTTCCATAATAAGTTCTCGATTCTTACAAGAATCAGCATATAGTTTATTTCTGAATTCTAGTAGGGCTTCTACAACTATTTTTGTCTGTTCACAATAACCGAGATTAATCTCATTGAGATTTCCTAAATAGGAACGTTCATAACGACAACCACCAAAGCAATACTTGTTATAGTCACAAGTATCACAATCCTTAGGACGTTCATGTACATCAGTAGCGATATCGGTATTAAGCTCTCTATCTGTGATATGACCCATTTTAAAGTCTTCAGAGTATTGAGATAACATAGTACATGGATAAATATCACCATTAGGACGAATGATAATCTCAGACCCAACATTACAAGCCATACACTTTCTATCTTCTAGGATAGAACCTATCATAGAAGCAAGACCTGCTGTAATGAATGGATTTTCATCTGTTAATATATCATCCAATATCATTCCTAATTCTCGTTTAAGAACTTCTGGGAAATCGGAATCCAAATTGGTTTCATGCACCAATGTGAAGTCGGCATAGAATAAGCCACTATACTCTTCGCTCATACGTTTAAATTGTTTATACGTATCATGGAAGTAATATATATTCGAATCATTGATTACACAGCGAACTTGTAATTTAACTCCTTGCTCTAAGGTATATAGAATATTCTCATACACCTGCTGAGCAACAGGGTCCTTATTAACTAACATACGTTCACTACCTTCAAATCCATCGAAGGATAGTTGTAATTCCCAAGGTGTAGTACTTGGTTTAATAACATTCTCTATCAATTCATGGAAGTTTGCTCTAGGGAACGTGGATGTTACAATTTGGAATACTTTAACATCATCTTTGTATTTTTCAGTGAACCATTTGATATCATCGATACCTAATAATGGTTCACCGCCAAAGAATATAATTCTTGGCTTTGTTTGGACTTTCTTCATCATAATGTCCATGGTATCTCTACTCATACGAGTAGGATTATCTCTATCTTTGATATAGCAGTATTCACATCGTAATGGGCATGCTTCTGTTAACATAAGATAGAAGTCTACCTGATATGGTAGAAAGAATGGTTTTTGTTCTACCATGATTGAATCCTCTCTATATTATTAGATACTAACATCTTATCATCTTCTGTATATTCACGAGATTCTGTTAATGGAAGATGACATTCGGCATTCATCTTATCTGTGTAATGGGATTCTACGACAGACGTTCCCACGTTCCAGAATGTACGAATATCATATTCGCTAATAGTAACTTTCTTAATATTTTCCATGAATATTTCTCGTTCAATAGATAATAGATGACAAAGATTCTTTTGTTTGTTATTCATACCATGATTAAGGATATAATCCGATGCGGGACATTCGAAACAATGTTCATTCTTACATGTTTCATAGTTACAGTCTGGTTTACTGAAATATTCTCCCTCAAATCGATGAATTCGATCTTCATAGAATCCCTCTAGTATGTGACCAATCTGCATACTTCTATGATCAGAGAAGAATGTACATGGATAAATAGAACCATCGATATCAATATGAATCGAATTCCCTAACTTAACACAAGATGTTTTAGCTAGGAATGATGCATCTGATAGTATATATCGACAATACATATTTTGCCAATTATAATAACGGAATCGTTCTTTCAAATCAGGATATGTTTGCACAAAACGGTTCGCCATACCTTGTAAAGCGTTTGTATAATCAGTGATGAATTTAGGGTTTGTATAATCTGCTTCATGGATATAATAGAAGGAGAAGTTACGCAACCCAACACCTAAGCAATAATCTAAGCTTGGCATCATATCATTGATTGTGTCAGGAGTTACAGCAAATGCAATATTGATTTCATTCGCATATCCTTGGTCAACGATATATCTAATATTATCATTAAAGAACTTATCGGATAAGTTCTGTAGTTTACCTTTACGACTATGAGTGTATGAATACACACCATCCCACGATACAGTGATTGAATCAGGACGCATGATACCCCGTTTAACAAAATCAACTAATCCAGGAAGATTAGTACCATTCGTAACGACACTCATAATGAATTTTACATCAATGGATTGACTGATTCGTCTAAGAATTCGTTCAATCTTTCTGAACTCATCTAATTTAACAGAGATTTCTCCACCAGTAACCAATACATCAACTTCATCTGCCAATGGTAATGACTTGATGAAATCTTCTAGTTTATCATAGTGGGAGAATGTCTTGGATGAGTCTTTTGTTACTTTTTGTTGATGACAGTACACGCAATCTAAATTACAGAAATCTGTCACTTTAATCGAAATACGATTGATAGAATCAAACATAGTACCCTCATACTAGAAAATAAGAAGGAATGGTACTATACCATTCCTTCAAACTGATAAAAAAATTAGTGTCCGCCGCATTTTTGGTCATGACACCAGTTAACAGAGTTACAAGCAACTTGACAACCAACTTGACAGTTAACTTGGCAAGAACGATTACATTTGTTAGCGCTGTTAAACCAACCATTGACGCGGTTTAATGTACTTTCAATGGTACTAACAGCATTTAATGCTGCTTGTAGCTGTTGTAATTTAGCAATAGTATCTTTTGTCACTTGAGTTGGTTCTGTTACATCACCTAACCCAGGACCATCGTTACCTGTTACATTTTGTCGAATTTCGGTAATAGCGGAATTGATACCATTAACCACTTCATTGAATTGATCTGCTTTCACTCGGTGATTGGTATCAATGTGTGTGTTAACTATATTGGACCCCTGAAACTTATCTTGTTTTTTATCATCAGGTACTACATTACGTATTTGACCACCATATTTATGACAACCCCAAGATAAACCAGGGCCATTACCCCCTGCTTCGACACCAGGATTTGATTTAACTGCACGGATACCTCGAGAAAATTTAGTTAATTTGTTAATCTTCTCAACTAATCCATTTATATCATCGGCTTTAATTATCGCCATTCATTTCACCACCGTTCATAATTGCTTGATATTTATCAAGTTCCTCAACCACATCGTTTAGAAGTTTATCAGATACGATGTCAATATATCGTTCTGCTAAACGGATGTATGGAGGAAGAAGGATTTTTTCCTCACCAAATATAGATTCTTGAATACTTGCGAAATCTAACATGATCACGTTGATATCATTCTGATGCAAGTGATCAATTGCAGTATCCAATAACTGTTTGAATTCTAAGTTACGTTTCAAGATAGCTAAGCGTCTGGAACGTAGATTAGTGCTATGGAGTATTTTATCTTGATACTCTGTAGCAATATGATACATAATGTCCATATGACGACATACAGCTGGGTTTACATCGTTAAATGAATGACCATTCGTAAAACTTTCAGCAGGGCATCCACCTAGACATACGTTGTTATATTGGCAGTTACCACAGGTACTACGATCGAATTGAACATTGATCATATCCATAACGCTTCGATCGAATTCATCAGTAATCATATTACCCATATGCAATACTTCACAGTTACGGAAGTTAGTATGGACTTGGTGGCATGGGGTTAATTCACCATCATAACCGATAGCTACCCAAGCATTTTTACCAAATCCGCATGGACTTGTATCGTTCGTATCAGAATCATAGCATAAATAGATGAAATCTTCAATGTTTTTAACTTGGAGATTTCGTCTTTCTTCTGAATTATATTTATCTAATGCAAAATTATAGATTTTACGGATTTCAACTTCGAATTGTTGGTACGCTTCTTCATCCCATTCTTGGTCATATACGAAGCATGGAGCAATTCTGTCAAATCCTAAGTCATACATATCCTTCATAGATTGGAATGTATAACGAATATCTTTTGGTGGTATAGTAATACGGGCTTCCATATTTAATTTCAAACCACCATCAAACATGCGTTTGATATTAGCTACTACGGTATCATAGGAGTTACTTCTATTTCTATTATGTAACTCTTTCGTGCCATCAATGGATACTAAGATACCGAAGTTATTATCATAAAAGAAATCAATCATTTCATCTGTGATATGAACACAGTTTGTAGTAATACCATATTGCACAATAAACTCTTGTTCATTACAGTATGCTACGATAGCTTTAATGACAGGGAAGTTTAATGTAGGTTCCCCACCAAAGAAGCTAATATCTAGCTTAGCTGTAGGATCATGTGTATATACATTCTCCCTAAAATTATCACATAATTTTTTAATGATGATCATAGCATCATCTTCACTCATATAGTTATGAGCTTTATCTTCTTCAAAACAATACGAACAGCGTAATTGACAATCAGTAGTGATTGTCAATACGGCTGCACGAACTGCCATTACGTCATTAAATTGACTCATGGATCCTCCAAATAGTTTACATATTATTTCCAGTCAGCACCAAAGGCAACGAATGCATCACCTTTTCTAAATTTGATCACTGGTTCATCTGGATTTGTTTCATAATCGAACCATACAAGTACGTTTCGATCATTGACTTGTCTTCCACCAAATTGGAACTTACTTGCTAAGGCGTCAATCTTAGTTTTATTGGATTCGGTAATCGCTGTTAATTCAGCTTTTGCTGTACCGATAGCTGTTGTTAATTGTTTAACATCTGCTTTTTCACGACCATCCAATTCTTTAATTTTATTAGTAAGTGTTGTGTCCGTTTCAGTGATTAACCCTTCTAACCGTTGAGCCGTGTTTTCTAATTTAGTTGTAATCAAATTATGGTTATTCGTTACTTTTGTTTCGATAGCATTAAGTTGAGATGCAATATCATTATCAATTTTATTTTTCAAGCTTTTAAATTGATTATTAAGACTTGTATTAAAGTCACCTAATCGTTGTTCTAAGCTTGCATTCTTAGAAGTTGTATCAGCGGTTAAGGCACCTAATGCTTGTTCAATCACGGCAAATTTAGATTGAATCAATGCATAGTAGTCTTCGCTGACAACTCTACCATTATATGCTAAACCCATAGATAAGGTCTCCTTTCATAAAGGTTATAGTAATTGTATTAGTAGAATGTTTCAGCGGGTAGAAAGACTAGGTAGCTAACAAAGTCAACTACCTAGTCATATTATTTATCCCAATTGATATAGTTATACATCTCTTCAACAGCTTCCGCTTGATTGATTTGGTTAGTAATTTCCATACCACGTTTAGAGCAAGCAAGTTTATGCTTACGGAAATCTTTTCGAAGTTGTTTCACTTGATCAACTGTTATTGTGTCATTCAGTTTATTAGTGGATTCTTTAGGATCCCGAGTTGTACGATATACAACACTGAAGCCTTCTTCCTCTTCATCTTCCAATAGTTCAAAGTCCATATCTAACATTTGTTTGGCATCACCATTATAAGGGAAGAAGTATTGATCTCCTAATGCTTTGGAGAAGAACCCTTCTTCGATTTTTTGTGTGACTAATAGATCTTTACGATATAATGCAACACGGCGATGATCATCTAATGTGACAGGAACTGTTCTAGTGGCAGGTGCTCTAAAGGAACCACCTTCAAACACATGGCCAATTTGGATTTGATTCCCTTCGGAATCGAGCATATCTGTGATATCAGTCCATAATGAAATAGGAGAGAAAATAGTTCTAACCCATGTTAAATCATTAAGGGTTTCTACGATATCGTTTACACGCCCATATTTAATTTCAGCAAAACGATTCATATGATAGTCCTCCTATCGTTATACAATGTAAATACGACCACCAGGGATTTTACCTGCTAAGCTATCTACTTCTTGTTTATTGTAGACTTCTTCTTTTGCATAGGTTTGTGAACGTAGATATACATCACGTTTCAATGCATATTCACTAGCATCTACATTACCAAGTTTAGATGCATTCTCAGCAACAAAACCTTCCATAGCGGAAGCAGGAATTGTGATATCACGAGAACCATCAAATTCAATACCATTGATACGAATTGCTCTGGATAAGCGAGTCGCCACTTCAGAGGTTGAAGCAGAATCTACTTTAGGGATTGTGATATTTTGAGAACCATCGAATGTTACCCCATTAATGGTAACAGCTTTTTTCAATTTACCTGTTGTTTTGGAGTAATTAACATCATCGATATTAATATTTTGAGAGCCATCAAATGAAACACCATTGATTGTTACAGAACGACTTAATTTATCAGCAGTTCTAGCACGGTCGGCTAAGGCTGCTTGGTCAATACCTGTCGTTTTGAACGTATTTACGATTTTAACCGCAGCATCTACATTAGAGCGAATTTTCAACAATTCTGTTTGGTATGCATCCATATTACCAGAGATAGTACTTACACTAGCTTGCATTCGATTGATTTGGTTACGAATGTCTGGATGTGCCAATGGGGAAGCGTTGTGAGCTTCTAATGAGCCTACGTTAATCGTACTGCCTGGTGTTGTAGAACCGGTGTCAATACCAGTAAATTTACCGTTATCAGTCCACATATAGATGGCACCTTCATCTTTAGTTGTGATGGCATTATATGCGGCACGATTTTCTAGCATAATAATATTAAGACCCAAGGTACCATCACTATCAATTTGGAAGTTATTATTAACTTTCAAACGACCATGGTCATTCAGGTGACCGAAACGAGTATTACGAATCGCGGAATCCAATTTCTTGAATGCGTCCATACCCGTATCTTTATTATTTAATTCACCTTGTAAATGAATGTGTGTGTCAGGTACTTGAGTATAACCATGCATCATAACATCAGTAGCATTGTTTTCAAAATATACAACTACGTAATCTTGACCACGACCACCTTGTTCAACGCGTGTGTTATACTTATATTGACTATGGAGGACCTTAATTTGATTATCAGGCATTATACATGTACCTCCTTCATTGTTTTATATGTAATAGAAGTAATTAGTATAATGTTACCATGACGGATTTGGCAAAAAAAAAGAATACCTTGCGGTATTCCTTGTCCATTGACTATTCTATGATACTTATATTTCTATAAGTTTACCAAAGTTGTAGTATTTCAATATAACGTCGCTTGCATTAGTATTTCTACTAATGGGGCACATAACTGATCTTATCCATCAGTCACAGTACCATCCCCTTAAAGATATTTCTACCAATAAGGTCACATAAGAATTCTCTTCTTATGTGGATATGTAATTCTCGATATATTTACCCATGTTTATTATGTTTTTAACTTTGGCTCTACTACAAAGGAGCCGCCATACATAACCTCATATATCATTACATATCTCTCAAGCTTCATTATACGTTATTATCATAGAATAGCTACTATATTAATTTAGAGATAAAGTTGCATGCACTATAAGTCTTTCACCTCTTATAGCGGACCAATGAATATTTCTACCCATTGATTCTATCGATATCGGACCATCCTAGCTATTAGGTCTCCCCTACGGCTAGAACTAGATCACCTTTCGGTAACCAGATATCGATCATGGAGAGCCTCTCGACTTACCCCCATGGATATACACTCAGATCTATATTAACCTAACCATCCCTCTCTAATATAGTTGAGTCCGAATGGGTTAATTTTTATAGTATATGTATATCTTCACGCTTCTCATGTTACTACGTCACCATCTTGTAGCCAATCGCGAACTAAGTATGACATACGTAGCTTAATCTCTATTATGTTTGTAATTCATTCATTATTTGTGAACGAACTTATAACCATTTACACCAACCATCTCATCAACCTCAAGCAAATAGCATTTTGAGCTTGGTGACTCGCCTCTTCGTAATGAAACGAGTTGGGTGTTGGATAGTGCGATATCTCTAAATATATCGATAAATGCACGCTTAACATGAGTTTTCGCATTAAGTAGACCGAATGGTATGCATTTATAATGTTTGAACAAACGGTCGTTCTTCGTGAAAAACCAAGCCATCATCGTATATCTAAACTTATCAATGAAGGACTTTGATGTTATAGATAGAGAAACAATCTCGTGGTGTAGTCCACTATGTTTCTCTTTAAATTTGATCATATCCTTACATGAGTTTAGCTTATTGTAAGATGAAAGCGCATCGGTAAATAAGCTACATACAGATGTTATTTCTATATCCTTCACAGGAAATCTCAGGATTAGATTTCCATTCTCACCATAACCTATAGTATCTAATGAGCGGTAGATGAATCCAAATAGATATGCGATTAATCTATCCTCTTCATCTTCGATATCCATTTTTCCCCGGACTATATCATCGGAATTGGATATATCACACTTAACGAATTCAGACTTACCACTATTCAACAAGTTGAACTTTTCATCATATATTTCAACAGCATATAGATGTGTAAGTTCATCAAGTCTATCAAGTGGTTTTCCTTCGACATTACCCAACGTCTTCTTAATACTCTTAACATTGGTATCATCAACATTGAGTTTACTATGACGTTTATATAAAACGTCTACGCGGTCAGTGATTATACGCTCACCTAATCTATAAGTGATATAATCACCTTTGTGGACTAGTATTTTATACATACTAAGTTCCTCCTTTTTATAGTTTATTTGATAGAATCGTTTCTATCTTGCGTTAATAATATATAATCGAAAAGAAAGATAAAAAAAGAATACCCGAAGGTATTCTTTTTTTACTTTAGAACAACGATTCTAATTGTTCTAAAGATGTTAAGAAACTTGTTCTTTGTTTACCACTATAACGAATAATCCCTAAGTGGATATGGTATACAACCACCTCGGATTCTACCTTTTCACTGAACTCATTATAAGTTAGCAATAGTGCATATTTTGCACCGCTAAATAATTTTGTTGAGGTTTCATCCATATTTGCAAAAACATATTTGGTTCTTCCCCACTTATCAGTTAATCGGGTTACCAACTTATTACCGATCCGTACATGATCGGATTTGAATCTTGAATTGTCTTCTAATACAGCGTTAAGACTCGTACCAAAGTAACGGCACATTAGAACGCTATATAAGTAGAGTGGCCAATAGACCACTCTACCCAATAATAACATTAAAACTTTTGCGAATACACTTTTCATTTTTTATTCTCCTTTTCAATTAAAATAAATCTTCTAGTACAGCGGATAGCAAATCTAATTCGAGTTCCACATCGAAATCAGAGTCATAAGACTCGAACTCGGAGAACTTGAACTCATCTGCAACGGATGCCTGAAGTTGTGAAAGTGAAACTTGTTGTAACATAATAAACCTCCTATAAAGTTAAATTAATAAATATAAATATATTACATTACTTCACATCAATAATATATACTTATAGAAGGTAAAAATACGGAAAATAATGGCGATGTATCCAAAGCAATAAGCCAACACGATTATTGTCCGGATACATCGCCATCATCATTAGGAGTACCATGAAAGAAAAGTATCTACCTATATGTCTATAAAAACGTCATTTTAACATTACTGTAATACAAAATCATATAACTCATCCTATGAAAGGAGAATGCATATATGCTTAGAGAGTTTAATGAATATAAAATATCGCTCCTTATTAGAGGCGAGAACTCTAGTGGAGATGATCTTGATATTCAGATTCCTAAGACATTCGCCGAAGGCGTCTATATCAATAAACAAAAAGATACTGTATTAGATCATGTACGAAGTCAAATCGTTCATGCTACTAAGAAAGATCATATCATCTTAGCCCATGGTAATAAACCGTTAGGATTTGCTATCTTAGAACCAACGGGGTATTTGAAAGATGATCAATATAACCCAATTCTTGTTGGGATTAATCGGGAATATAAGAATATCGTACAGATGTTAATCCGTTCTAAACTAGACCCAGTGCATGACATTGGTACTATGGCTATGGTATTGGATGCCTCCAAAGGTGACGATACCGTTAAGAAAGCTCATAGTTGGGCAACATACCGATTCAAAGGTGGGGATTCTAGTTACTTAGAAAACTGGGATAAGATGGCTGAAGAAGAGTCTATTGAATTCAGTTTCTCTTGGGCTGATTTAGGTGCTCCATTTAGATCTACAAAAGATGAAATCGATCGATTGGGACAAGAAGGCCATACTCATGAAGCTATGGAAGCTTTGAATAAGTTATCTGCGATTCTTGACCATTTATACTTTGGTACGACTAAGATTCGTAAACGGGAAGAAGTTCCATCCTATAAAGTTACTGATAACTTGATGAGTAATAAACTCTTCCCAGGTGACTTAGTTATGTACGTAACAGGGGAACGAGAAAACCCAAAACTCACTCCATTCGGTGACCCAATTCATGACCACAATCAAGATACCTATCCTCATCAAGCACAAGTTATTCGTCCAGATACATTAACCTTACATGGTGATATGACTGGATATTATGAGAATAATCAAGAGATGGTGATTGCCCCTAAGATTAAAAGTAATATGGTAACGAAACTTGATCGTTTCTTTGCGAATTGTCATAATCTAGTTAAAGTACCTTGGTATGATACAGCTGAAGTTAAAAGTATGAAAGAAATGTTCATGAATTGTGAAACATTAGCTGATATTCCTACGTTCCAAACAGATAAATTAGAAAACGCATCACGTATGTTCCTTGGTTGCTCATCATTAAAGTATTTTCCATATATTACAACCCATATGCTAGTTGATACATCTGAGATGTTCAAAGATTGTACATCATTGGTTAATATTCCTAACTTAGAACTTACTCGAGTTAATGATGCTCATAGTATGTTCCAAAACTGTACATTATTAGCATCCCCTCAACGTGTATCACTGCCGATGGTTGAGAATGTCATTTCTATGTATGAAAACTGCATCGATTTAGATGTAGTTACATCATTAAACATTCCATCTGCGAAAACATGCGAATCCATGTTCCGTAACTGTGAAAAATTAACCACTGTAAGTGATATGAATATCCCAGAATGTACGAATGCAACCAATATCTTTGATGGTTGTATTAAGTTAAGAAATGTTTCCTGTCAGCACAATAGCATAGGTTGTAATATTTCATTTGCAAATACTCAGCTTACAAACCAATCCTTCGAACAAGTCATCGGTGGATTAAAAGATCGACTTCATGATCCAAAAACACTCGATGTTCGTAATACGAATGTTGATGTTACTGATAACCGAGTAATGAATTTAATCAACAATGCTAAGATTAAAGGGTGGACTGTATTACATTAACTTTTAATCAAAATAGAACAATAAAGTACGCATTGTTTAACCTCTTTCTTTGCAATGTGTTATCTTATCTTCGTGATAGATGTAGCGTACCACCCAACCATAATATACCTCCACATATTATATGGATATGGCTACATCTATCACATCTCTATCAAAAAAAAATAAAAAAAAGAGAACTAGTCATCGACTAGTTCTCTTTCTTCTCTTAGTTGAAATTCAACCCATAGCATCCCGTAGGCATGCCAGATTCATCCTTTCTAAGAGAGCCTGGAGAAGCCAGGTCTTTCCGTTCTGGTAAGGCTTGACGGACAGCCATTGACACGATGATGACAACGCCATCTTGTGCCTCTGGTAGACCTTCTACTTTACCATAAATTGTGCGGAACATTTGTAACCCGTTGTCTTCGGAAACCATCTCAGATGATTCAGCTCTACGAGCTTGTACACCAGAGAAGGGAACTTCAACTACTAGGTCATCGGTCTCAGTGTTATACACCTTAACTGTGTGCTTACCGCACATATTCACATAAACTTTTGTTCCGTGTTGGACTGTTAGTAATTGTTCCATTATTGTTCACCTCCTTCTTCAGATTGTCCTTCCCAACCTACTAAACGTGCTACGGATTGTGGACGAGCCACTGCATACACTAATAACCCTAAACAAACACCATCTAGTAAACCTAATAATACACGCATAATTAAAATCTCCTTTTTCGTAAAAAGTATAATATAATAAAAATCTTTGAACAGAATCTACGGAACTCTTTTGTCTCATCTAAACTATATTTCCGTTTCTATTCATGATTATAATATATAAATAAAGTAGCATACTTTTACACATATTTTTGGCAAAAAAAGAATACATCAAATTGATGTATTCTTTCTAATACTATGAGTTCAAGAAATCCTTATGGGCTAAGACCCATTCCTTTAATTCCTCAAAATCAAGTAAGTATTCATTGTCAGTGACATGTTCACCAACAACGAAAGCAGTAGCTTCATATACGTTCGGCTTAGCATCTAAGCGAACGATAGATAAAGCTTTCGTTACTTCATGATTGGATACCTTAGTATCATACAACCAAGTGTAACCATAAGAGGTATAACCATGAGCCCCATGGATTACTACGTTATGGTCATCACCAAATGTTTCAACTAAAAACGCATTTAAATCCTTATCTAACTGAGTCATTTGATTTCTCCTTATATTAATAAATTACTTTTATACGTATCTATAATATATATTCAACTTAGTGTACTTTTACAGTTAACAAAAAAAAAGAGAATGAGTTTCATTAACTCATTCTCTATCTATCAATTGTCCAAGAATTCACGATGTGTATTACACCATTCTTGCACTTCTTCGATTGTATATAAATTAACTGGATCACTTGTTTGATGTGTATCTCTACATGCCATTGCACACTCATATGAATCTGGTTGATAACATAGTCTAACAATCGATAAATGATGAGTTCCTTTCATAGAGAAAATCTTTACATCAAACAAGAATGGTCTACCACTATTGATAACTATATATCCGTACTTAGAAAATTCGTCAATCCATTTGATTAACGCTAGATCGTTCTTTTTCATACCTATAATCTCCTTTTACTATTAGTACTACAAAATAATAGAACTATTGAGTATATCTATGAATACCCTATTTTTTATTAGTAGAATAGAAGGAAATGGACGGAGGCTAAGTCCAGTTTACTATAAGATATATTTGATAATGATTGCACTAATTAGAGTAGCAAGGATTTGGCAAACTATGGTGATTGCTACTTTAAGTACAGATATCATAATATGGTATCTCATAGGAAACTCCTTTCCCTCAATAGTTCTTCTTATATATAATATATAAATACAAAAAGAATAGAGATATGCATTACGCATATCTCTATTTCTATTATTCACCAGCAATTACACCAGTTACTTTGTAAACCATGTCGCCTTCTTTATTATCTAAAGTATCGACATTTTCACCATATTTAATGGTACCTGTTTGACCTTTTTTAGCTAAAGCATTCATTTTTTCTTCAGTCAATGTGTTCAATACAGCAAGATTAGCATGTGTATGATCATTAGCAACCATAGCATCAATGTCATCTTTGTTGCTTGTATACATACCATTGACATGATCTGGATGAACGACATAGTCCATCAATTGTGCTTTAGTAATGAATTCATATGTCTTAGCTTCTGGTGTACCAGTGACTTTAACAATTTCCCAACCTTCATGACGTGCAGCTACATCATCATTATCTTGAGCGTCAAGAACCATTACCATTTCACCAACTTTAACGTCGGCAGCTGCTTTCAATGCAGCAAAGTTAGCATAGTCACGAAGACCTACACCTTTAGTACCCATCAATGTATCAGGTACTAAGCCTTTATCATCAAGAACAAGGCCCTTGTTCAACACATTGGCACGTTGGTCAGCTGTTACATGGATATCAGCATTAGCAAAGTGTTCGCGTGTTGCTTCATTATCTTGTAAGCCGTCAACTAATGTTTGAGGATAATATACATGGTATTGATTATCGGACTCGAGTCGACGAATTACAATCTTTTTAATATCATTAGCCATTTACTATGCTCCTTATTTAAAAACATAAATGTGGAATTAGCTATTTGCATTATATAAATGTTAAATAGTCCATAGGTAAAAGCACAAAAAAAGAGAACCCGAAGGTTCTCTTTTTAGTTGTTGTAATAATCAAGTCGTTTGATATCCTTTAGGATTTTGGCGACTTTTCTGTACTTCCCGAGCATTCGGTAACCGGCGATGATTACCTTTAGATTCGATGGGGTTGCGGTGATATCATACTCCTCACCTTCGAAAATTTGTGTTAGACGATTATCCTTACCATTGAATTTCACACTTGTGAATCCTAGAGCTTTCATGTAGTCCAATGAAAGCTCTTCACCCAACCACTCTGGATGCCAATCACAGAGCAGCTCTTCTGGGTCAATCAGATCGTATTTTAATATTTCCAAAAATCTTTGTTCTAATATGTTACTTGGAATAGCCACCAATCCACCAACCACGTCTTCATACACTTTAGTAAATCTCATTATAATTTTCCTCCTCTAATTAAAGAATGGTGTCGTCTATAAACATACCCAAAACTAGGGCAATAATAACGATTGGGATTTCTAAATACGTAAACCATTTTGGCTGCTGTTTACCAGCACCAAAGATAAATAGGCTGATGGCACCCATTACCATAGCCACAGTTGTTATAATATCAGTAAAAGTAAACATTTTATTTTCTCCTTTGTAATACATTATTATAATTATAATTATGAATAGAACCAATGATTGTTTTTAATGACTTGATATACTTTTCGATACCAGTTGAAATAAAAGGAGGTCATTAAAAAGCTGAAACTATCATAAAATGAGTTTGATGATCAATGTGCTAACTAATGTTACGATTGTTTGTGTCACAATCATCACCATTAGGTCGAACATCAATCGAATCAATTGATATTTCATAACAGTTCCTTTCCCATTGGTTCTATTCATGATTATAATATATATTTAACGTATCTAACAATACGGATAAAAGTGGATATACTCATCGAGTATATCCACTTAGTTTTATCTTATAGTGCAGGTAATATAATCCAACCTTTATTGGTTGCTACTGCACGTTCTGTGGCAGTTAATTTAGTAATACCTGGAGTACCGATTAGATTGATCACTTTATTGGTTGTAATAGCTGGTAAGCTAGCAAACAAACGACGGATACAATCTAAATCAAGTTTAGTATTTTCTAACGAAATAGAGCATGTTAATGTATTAGGTTTGAAAGAAATTTCAGAAAGACTGAAACATTCGTTGAATGTTTTCAATAACCCTTCATCGGTTGTTACACCAGATACATCAAGTTCAGGAAGACTTTCCAAGGAACGACAACCATTGAACATTTGGCTCATATCAGCAATAGAACCAGTGTTCTTCAATGCTAATACTTTCTTCATAGATTCACAACCAGAGAACATACCTGCTGTAGTAGTAGCAGATTTGAAATCAAGTTCTGGACCATATTTCAATTTCTTGCAGTTGTAGAACATGGAATCGAATGTTTTACCTTTAAAGGAATAGAAAGGTGGTAATTCACGAATAGCACCACATTCATAGAACATACCTGTGAAATCAGTTACATTACGTGTATCGTATTGATTCACCACTTCTAAGTTATTACAACGGTAGAACATACGACGCATTACTTTTGTTTTATTGGTACGAAGTAATGGAGATGTAGTCATGCTTACTTGATCACGGTATTTTTCATAGCATGTATCAGTCGCTTCTTCCACAGAAGGATCATGCCACCAAGATTGACCAATGGAAGGTTTGTACCAGAAATCACCAGATCGCATATCACGACCGATACCCACTGGTTTTTCTACGGCACCCACATAGACTTGGACAATGTTAGCATCTTCACCCACACGTTTTTCTTTATGAGTGAAGTATTCATGATCAAATACAGTATCAGCGTTTGCTTGTCCTAAGGAATGTAATGCTGTTAAATCACGATGGATATGAGCATTACGAACCATGTCATCAATATCAGCTGGGTTAGATTGTGGATGGTTCTTTACGTTTCTCCAATGCATATCAATTTCGATAGCTTCTTGTTCGGAAACTTTTTCCCATCCTTTAGTAAGATCTTCGAAATGTTGATCTTTCGTACGACGATAAACTGCCCATCCCGTATCAACGGATGGGTCACCAGTAGCATCCAATACCATAACCAATTTACCAGGTTGAGCTTTGGATTCTAATAAAAGGTCAGCAATTGTGTCATATTCTTTATTAATCGCTAAGAGTTCTTTCTTAATGCGATCAGTACCTAAAAAGTTACCTTCTTCAAGAAGTACATAACCATTTGGTCTATTAACATTGTTAATCAAGCGACGTTCTGTCGAATAAATATGAGACAAGAAGTCGGTACAATGTTCTTTGAGCGTAATGTCTGTCGCCATAACTTGTTCGGCAGCGGTTTTAGGATATAAAATCTTATAAGAACCATCATCCTGACGAATCATCATAGTGAAGACGCGTTCAAGCATATAATTGCTCATTGAAACACTCTCCTTTTCATTTATATGAACTGTAAATTGAGATTGTTAAAATATTACTATAATGTTAGGATATGGGTATCTAAGGTAAAAAAAAGAAACCTCATAAGAGGTTTCTTTCATATCTTAGATATACAATGATTTTGGGTAATTCATTGTATTCGATTGATGGTAATATACACAATCAAACTTATCTCTGTCACCATTTACAAAGAAGTATTTGACTAATAATAAACTTATCAAAATTCGAATTTTTAAATTATCGGATAACTCACATTCCGTATAATCTTCCATCTTTTTGATTAGTTTAACATTCGCTTTTTCTCCCTCTTTAGTGAACTCAATAGCGACAGTGTTTGAAGTTACCGATGTTTCGAATTTGCTGATATCAATATCTTCAATCTCAGCAATCCGTTTTATATTAACAGATGAAATATCTTTGATACTTCTATATTCACTTTCATATGAATGTTTCGCTATTTCTAGCATGTACTCTAACGCTTCATTGGCAGGTCCTGTTAATTTATCGATCACTGCACATAGCAATGCCATCGCCACAGTCGATTCATAGTAATCATTTTTACTGTCAATTTTATTAACAGTAATTGGAAGATTTTCTTGTGATACCAACGCTTTATCAACGTTAATAGCATAGTACATTGCTTTCAATGAATACACTATAGCGATTCTTTTAAATTTGTTTACTTCACCGCTCATAGTGTAAAGTTCACACATTAACAAACTTGGTTGCTTTTGGAAAAATCTGATGTATTTAACCGGAAGATTGGCTTTCTCGATACAGTTTAATACATCTACATAGATATCATTCAAATAATTCTCAAATACACGTTCCATAATTTTAATTTCTCCTTTATATGAAAAAATAAGTTAAGGAATAGATACCCTATGTATCTATTCCTTATAATAATATATATTTAAGAGTCGTTAAAATACGAAAAAAAAGAACCCCGTAGGGTTCCTTTTTCTTATTCTCTATCTAAAGTGAATAAAGAACGTTCAACACCAAGTGTTTTGGAATCTGGATAGTATACACAACCAAATCCATTGGAGGTATCGGCTTCTAAGAAATACTTAGCGTATAGATACCCAATCGCTACACGTATTTTTAAGCCAGTTGTGTATTTTTCACATGGTCTAATCATATCTGTTATACGGGTAGCAATATCAACAACTACTTTATTTGTGATATCTTTTCTAAATGTAATTGTGCTTGTATTTGAACATACGTTATCATAAATAGCTGCTAAATCAATATCTTCATACTCTAAGATATTTGGAAGATCAGAGCTTCCGATGTTGAGTAACTCTTTATACATAGATGGATAATTTGCCATAGATGCTTCAATCATATCTTCCAATAGTTCATAGATTGCATAATCAAAGTTAATTTCATATGCACGATAGACCAATTCCAGTGCTACAATTTCATCTACATTGTCAATATCTATATTGATAGAACACACATTGGATGGAATGTCATCTGGACTAAATGTATACTCACCTTCACGTACCACATAGTAATTACTATCAGTAGAGAATATGAAATCTACTTGTTGACAACGATCTTGTTCGATATCCACTAAGTCATAGATATGACAGATAATACGTTCTGGTTCTTTCTTGTAAGAAATAGACAATGCCAAAACATTGCGTTTTGGATTAGTTAATTCTTTCATAATACGAAGATACACTTGAGTTAAAGTTTCATTTTTTGATTTAAAGTTCATTTTGAACCTCCTGAAATAGAATAAAAAATATAAAATAGTTTTAGATGTTCTCCTCTTTTCATCTATTACTATAATATATATTCATATTTCAGGATAAAAAAATATGGGATAGGGTCGAATTTCCCTATCCCGTATTCTATGTTAAGATTAATCCTTTTGTGCTCGGATTTTTTCAGAGAATCGTTGTTCTAATTGAGTTAAGAATCCAGTGGATGCCACCAATAAGAAGATATAAATACGATTTCTGATCTTAACATGATAGCTTTCAGTTGTTTCAATTTCAGCTTGAAGTTGTTTAATCAACTCTTCTTTACGAGCTTCTAAGAAAACAACAGCTTCATCCCGAATCATTGCGACTGCTTGTTGTGTAATTTCATCAACCATAGAATCAGCAGTTTCTTGCAATGCTTCTTGGAATGCAGTTTGTATAGTACCCTTGTCAAGAAGTTTGGCAAGGTCTTTAGTGTTAGCCATATGTAAATACCATCCTTTCGAAAAATAATTTGATATTTACATAAATGTTAATGTTCATCCTATAACTTTTTATTTAAAAAACTCTTGACAAGATTCACCGACAATAGTATAATGATTTTATAGTTTTTAATACAGAAAGGAAGTGGATCTATGTTCGAAGAGATCACAAACTTTTTCACTGCTCTTACTGGAGATTTTAGTAAGACAGAAATCATTACTATTGTTGCCATCTTAGCGATCCTTTACTTTCTAGCTTTCGTAGCTAAAAAAGTAGTTTTCGTTTTGTATAATAGAAGCAAAAATGAAGTTATCGTATCCATTATGGAACGATTCATTTGTAGTTTAGATGAATTTGCCGATAATATGACAAATGCTGATAAACGGGCTGCGGCTATTGATAAATTACAAAGCTTGCTATCCTACAAGGTAATCCGCTTACCTCGTTTCGTACTTGGTTGGATTATTGATATGCAAGTAGCGGAAATTCGTCGTTTACAATCCGAAAGTGAAAAAGATACCGATTTACATAAAGACTAATCGAATACACCAAAGGGGTTGAGGTAGCGTGGCTAAATTTAAACAAGCATTTCTATATTACCGTGCTAGAACGCAAACTGTAATTGGGGTTGCTCTATTAGCAATTATTGCCGCAGTATCAGTATTTCATTTTTTCCTATTTAATACGGAAATGGACAAGTTACGTGAACGGATTGTTCAAAATGACGAAACTTATACAGAGATTAAATGGAAAATGATTGATGCTACCTTACGTGATGCTGATTTCTTGGCGGATATTACCGCCAAGAATACATCTGAGCATATTGTGGCTGATATAGAGAAACAATATCCAGATAAAGAAGTATTACGTAGCGAATTGGAGCAATCTAAAGAATTAACTCCCCAATTTGCTGAGATTCTAGTGAGTAATATAGAAAATCGTTTCTTATATAATATTGATAATTATGATAATAGTCTCATCGTCATGAACCGAGAACGTATCATTGCTGATATGGATCCATCTACGAGTGACTTGGGACGAGATACGTCTAATAGTGATAGAGATAAAGAATACAATCCTATTCTATATAAAAAAGCTATGGATGCCATCATACGTCAACATGATAGTTCTCGACTCATTTTCTATGAGCCAGTAGCAAATGCTAATCATAATCATGTCATCATTAATGAGATGAAACTCAGTGCATTACGTAATGTGTATATCAAAGAGGGATTAGAAGGACTATCATCGTATGTATTTTTAGCACCATACTATATCACTAATAAAGGCGATATTTTTGGTACACCTGATTATAACAATAAAGGGTTTACCAACAATCATAAATTCATTATCATTCAACGATTTAATATTGCTGATATTATGCAGAGTGTCCATCCTGGGCTGCTTGACTCAATCGATAAAGAACGAGATGCCATTGATCGCGATATTCAAAATCAAATGGGTTTCAAAGCCATTACATACCTAGCTACATTAGGTATCAATATATTTGCTCTATTCTGCGTGATTTTCTTCTTGAGTTCTACTCATCGTAAGAATCGTTGTCCGAGATTGGAGCCATTCTCTGAAAGAGAACAATAATTGAATATGTTATTTAAGATAAGTAGGTGATATAGTGTGGATCATGAGTTAATACTCACTGTGCTCGGATTTGACGTTTTTTATATCATCGAAATTATTGGTTACTTTTTATTTGCGTTGATTGGGTCATGCTTAAAAGAAATCTATCTATTTCGAATTAAGCACACGACAACACACAAAGGTCGGATGATTCGTATCATTATTGGTACTATTGTGGCCACCTTCTTGTCGCTTGCTTTTAAAGATTGGTTTCTTCCTGACCGAGGAACATGGAAGATCATGTCTTTCATCAGTTTCCTCTTTGGGGTTCTTGGGTTCGATTTGTTTGGTAAACTCTCTTCTATTGACGGGATCAAAGATCTCGCTAAAGATATTAGAGATGTCAAACATATCATGACTCATGATGATGAAGAGGACTCTCCAAATCATGATAAAGAGAAGCCTGATATCACTGATGAGAAAATAAAGAAATAACCTGATATACCAGACCATAGTAGTAATACTATGGTCTTATTTCGTCAAAAAAAAGAATACCCGAAGGTATTCTTTTTTATTATTCTGCTACAAGAGTAACATTTTCACCAATGTCTTTCAACTCTTCATATCGTTTCAAGGTTGTCACAACTTTGATTTTGTCGTTAACACGACATTCTGTAATACCGTGATATCCCAATGACTCACGCATAACTTTTCCTGAATCATATCGGTCAGATGCAAACTTATTAGAGATACCAATTGGGGTATCACCACGTTGTACAACATATTCTACAACTACACCTCTATCAGGACCATAACAATCTTGGTAGAAATCATAGCCACCATAACCAAGACCCAATACAAATACTAATCCCAAAATTAATCCAAATACTTTGTTCATGATAAACCCTCCCATAAGGTCTTATAAAAAATAAAACAAATAAATATTGAGATTACCTATCTAAAATCTTATACATGTAACAATAAAGTAATCTATCCTGATAAGATTGGAAACGAATCAATGACTATTAATCAAGTAACCATTTGGTGATGATCATCGCCATAGTATTAACGATTACAGCGAACGTAATCTTTAAGACTAGACAAAAGATCAATTTCATTGAAATGTCTTTCATCTTAATTCCTTTCCGATAGGTAATCTTTATCTATAAAAATAATATATATTTATAAATAAAGATCCTTACGGTAAAAAAAGAAGATACACCCAAATGGGTGTATCTTCTTCTTCGTTTATCTTGTCAATTTGATAAACTCATTATGACAGTTTACATCTGTCTTTTCACGTTGGATAAAACCATTTTCTGTTGCATACCAACTATTAACACTATCCCGTTCAAAGGTATTGAGGATATCAAATAAACGAGTCTTACAGGATTTGTCATTAATAGGACATAGGATCTCGATTCGTTTATCTAAGTTACGAGTGAGCATATCTGCTGAAGAGATATAGACTCTATCTTTACCTTTAGATATGAATCCATAGATACGACTATGTTCTAGGAAACGACCTACTACTGATTTGATCGTTACGTTAGTATATCGATCTAATGCAGGTAGTGAACAAATACCCCGTACAGTGATATGCCATTGACATGTTGGATACTTTTCGATTAAATACTCGATGGTACCAACCATCTCTATATCACTAAGAGAGTTAATCTTAATATAAATATGAGATGGGTCATCGGCTGTACTTTCTGTGCAACAACGAGTCATTTCATCAACCAATGTTGGACGAAGCGTATATGGGGAATACTTAATACGCTTCAGTTCATCTGGTTTAGAGAATCCAGTAATCATGTTGAACAAAGAGGTTAAGTCATGACCGATGGCTCGATTCGATGTTAGGTAACTGATATCAGTATATATATTAGCTGTCTTTTCATTATAGTTACCAGTTCCTACATGGGAATAGGTTACAATACCCTTTTTGGTGGACTTGGTAACAATACACATTTTACAATGTGTTTTAAGACCTTCTAATGAATATACAATGTTACAACCTGCTTGATTCAAGGTGTTAATCAAATTGATATTTTGACGCTCATCGAATCGAGCTAATAACTCTAACATAACGGTTACTTTCTTACCAACCATAGCAGCATTACATAATGCTTGAATGATTGGTGATTTTTCAGAACTTACCCGATATAGAGTTTGTTTGATACTGATAACATCTGGATCATGTGCCGCTTCTTGGATAAATCCTACTACGGTATCATAAGAATGATATGGATGATGTAGAATCAAATCATCATCATCTAAGTAGTCAAAGATACTGGTTTCATCCATGAGTTCAGATGGTAACTTCGGTTTAAATGAAGTCCATAATACATCACCATCAATATATACTTTACGGAATGGTTTCGATTTTAGATATTGATGCGCAATGGTTCGTAACCCGACCGATTTGGTATTAATCGTGTATACATGTTTTCGTTCCACTTTTAATAACTTAGTCAATTTCTTCAATAGTGAGGATGATGTGGATAGGTCATCAGTGTTCATCTCAACATCGAGATAGATAATATTATTCTCTTCTCGTTTAACCAATACGTTATTTACACGATCGATAATGGAAATATTATCATCATGATCCACTTCGGCATCACACTCTTTAATCACCTTAAATAACATATACTCTTCAATGATTGAATTGTTAAAGATCTCATCAAACATCGAGCGAACAATATCTTCTACGAAGTAGTAATGTTTACCCATACGAATGATGCGTGGTATTTGATGAGGAATTTGCAAGAAACAATAGGTTGCTTTAACACCTTCTTGATTGGAGGCTAATCGAATGAAGAAGTTCACATCATTATCATTGAATTTAGGAACTTCCTTATTGGAACCCAATGAAATTGGTGTTAAGATAGGGAATATTTCATGTTTGAAATAGCGTCGTATCTTATCAGTAATCTTAAAACGTTCATCACCATAACGAATAATGGAGTTGCTCATGCGTTCAGGAATACCTTTATTTACATAGGTATTGATCTTTTCACGTTGTTCTGTGATACGTGTTAATACCTTACGATACGTAGCATTAAGATCATCATTATCTAATTCCTCCATCGCATGGAATAAACCAGCAAATCGAACAGAGATAAACTCATCTAAGTTAGATGCAGCAATTCCTAAGAATGTCAATCTGTCATGGAATGGTATATCAGTTCGATTATACTGAGCAATGACACGATCATTGAAATCTAACCAAGATAATTCTCGGTCAATAAAATTAGGGGTAGCGACTTCTAATTCAATAGGGACATTGATAGTTAATGGTTCATCACCATCAATAGCCTTAACTAGAGTTGCCGTAGCAACTTCATCGTAAACCTTAGCCATGTTAATAACGTCTTTCACTTTGTTTTTTAAGTTTTGTACAGTTTCCATAATTTTCTCCTTTATATTACATAAAATTAATAATTAAATTATTTACATATATAATGTATATTTGAGTTTTAATTAGTTATTGTGATAACTTTTTTGTACAGTGAGGTATTCAATGAGTATATTAGACAAACTCGCTAAAGCATTCGGATTCAAATCGGATGATGATTTGAAGAAGAAGCAAGAGAAAGAAGAGAGTAAGGGTTCTAGTAAAAAAGAATCTGTTGATCAATATCATAAGGATTTGACCTTTGACTGGGAATTGGCTCTTAAACATCGTAAACCAGTCACATCCATCGATGCATTCCATGTAGGTAACGCTGATTATAATGCATTATTACTGGTAGCTAAGAATAATAAATTTAGCTTCGAGGATGAATACTTCCAATATGTAGAAGGGGAATCTGACGAAATCAATGAAGATAATGAACAATATAAATCCCTTCTCAAACGATTCACTCCTGGTACATCTGGTGTTGTTTGTAATACTGGTTGGGGTAATATGTGGGTATTGAACTGGAAAGAAAAGAAATTTTACTATTTTGACCATGAAGATTTTACGTATAAAGAAGCATGGGCTGAGAATGGTAAAACATTTGAACAGTTCATGTCTCGTTGTAAGTATGATCATGATGATTATGTAGAAAGGTTTTGTAAATAATGGGGCTATTTGACATCTTTAAAAAGAAAAAGAGTACTGGATCCAATAAACCAACCGTTGAAGAATTTACACTTCAATCGGAACGTGAATGGGAACAGGCATTAAAGAACCGTGAACCGTTGGATACTATGTCAACATTTTATGTTGGTAAGGCTACCTATAACTCTATACTCATGATCGCTAAAGCAAATAAGTTTGATTTTGATGATGAGTATTTCCAACATATCGATTATGATGACACTATCGACGAAACGGTAGAACCGTATAAATCACTTCTTAAACGGTTTAAACCTGCAACATCAGGTATTATATTCGAATTAGGAAATGGTGATTATTACGTTCTAAATTGGAAAGAAAAGAAAATCTATTATTTCGATCATGAAGACGATCGATTCAAAGAAGCTCAACCGAACAAAGGCTTGACATTTGATCAATTCATGGGTAAATGTAAAGAAGACTTTGATTGGCATGTAAAGGAATGGTGTTGTTAGTATGGGTTTATTAGATAAAATTAAAAAAGTATTCAAAGGTAAAGGTAAGAACGATAAACCATCTTACAATCCAGAACAAATGAAATGGGCTCAAGTTGCCTATGAACAAGCATTAAAACGTAAAGAACCATTTGTAAATCATGAATCTGCTGGTGCCGGTGAATTAAATGAAAAGATTCTATTAATGCTTGCTAAAGCCAATAAGTTTGATATTGAAGATGCAGCAGGTGATGATAATGATGATAATGCATCTCCATTGTCTGCTGAAGAAGAAAAAGAATGGGCGGCGATGAAACGTCGTTTCTCTTCCTCTACTACAGGTGAAGTATTAGAATATGAAGAAACTATGACTTGCTTCATTTATAATTGGAAAGAAAAACGTGTCTATGAATTGGAATACTACTTTGGTCCTAGAAAGACAATGGAAATGTTGTCTAAACAAGGTGCCAGTGTAGAATCCTTCATCAAAAGCTGTAAAGAAGCATACCGCTTCATTTCCACTAAAGATGATAAATAATCAAAAAAAAATTGAGAGTTAGCGATTGCTAACTCTCTTTCTATTATGATTGATAATTATCATAATAGAACTTTTTATAACGTTCATAGTTGACCTTATCTTGGTCAACTAATCCTTTCTTGTATCCTATTCTGTAGAATACGTACCCAATGATAATAAACATCGGGATAATAATCATCAAAAATAATACGATTAAGAATGCAAATAGTGAAGTCATTATTGTTTTTCTCCTTTGATAAATAATTAATAAGGAATAGATAGTATAACTCTATCTATTCCTTATTATAATATATATTTAAGAGTACTAAATTTACTATTAGCTGTACGGTTTAACAATCGATGTATCATTTGGATCCAATTCTTTACCATATGATCTAAAACTATGATACGCACCGCTTGGGTCATGTGATACTTGCATTGTCCAATTAGCTGGACTAGTCCCCTTATGACCTTCGGCTTCCTCATTGAACAAGCTATATGGGATATGTAGCGTTTTAATTATATCATAAAATGGAGTTTCTCTATACGGTACAGCATTAGATGTTTCTCTAAAAATAATACACTTACTAGGTGCATCAGTGTTATATTTCAATACAACAGGTAGTTTACCACTATGATATTCCTCGGCAGTGACAACAAATGATGTAGCCGAATTAACAAAACCTCTGTAAAATGAGCCATCACTGTATTTCTCAAGATACATAGTTTCTAAATAGATATATAAACCAGTCGGTTCATTGTATAAAAACATAGTATATGAAATACCCTCTGTGAATGGTATATGATTTCTAAACCACCATACAATATCAGTCTTCTCAGGTTCAAATAGAATACCATTCCCATTGATGTTATTATCTGTATCGATATATGGGATAGCGAATGTTTCTTTACCGATAGTTACTAATGGGCAATTTCTACCACCCCATAACAAATGGTTTGTATATGTTTCCAATGGGATACCTAATAGGAATTTGAAATCTCCTATTCGATACATACGTAATGTTGGTTGCTGTAAAGCGTCATTAAATGGGCTCCATTTTATATATGTATTATATTTATTAGATGTAATATAGTACGTTTTTGGATTGAATTCATTACCGACAGTAGAAGGTTTCATTGAGTCAAGTAGATGCATATTCACTAATTGACCGCCTGTTAAGTCCATGTATACACCTCCTCGTTATTAAAGAAATGATCCTTGGAATCAAAAGACTCCAAGGATCATAGTTAATTAGATTTCAGTAGTACCAGTAGTTTGATACCAGAAGTCGCCAACTTTTAATGTTTCGATAGCAGGTTGTTCAGCTTGTACTACGAATTTAGTTACGTCTTCAGCCATTGCAACTGGAAGACCATCGTAGCAAAGAACACCATCTTGTTCGGACAATTTGTCCAATACAGCTTTGTTAGCGTGAGTGTGGCTGTTAGTTACAGCAGCGTCGATTGCGGACACAGTGGATGTAGGTTTGTCTTTCAAGTTGTCCCAGGAAACAACTACATCAAGAGATTCTTTTTCCGCGATTTTTTGCCAAGATGCTAAGTCAGTCAAGTCAGTAGCATTTGTCAAACGACGATAAATAGCCCAACCAGATTCAACAGTAGGATCTTCAGATGCATCAGTAACCATTACCAATTCACCAGCGTAGATTTTATTGATATCAGCAGCTTTCATTGCAGTGATAGTTGCAAATTCAGTGTTGATAGCCAATACGGATGGGTTAATGTTTTTGGAAGGAATGAAACCGTTTTCATCCAATACAGCAAAACCATTAGCTTGACCAGCTTTGGACAAACGTTCACGTTCTTCTGCAGTCAAATGTTTAGAAGTATCAGCGATATGGTCTGCTACAGTTGTAGTGTCATCGATGAATACTTGAGAAGCAATAGTTTTAGGATAGAATGTATCATAACCACCAGTAGCATTCTTTTGCATCATCGTAATAAGATGTTTTGTTTCAGCCATTTAGGGGCCTCCTTTATTATATTTCAAAATGGTTATCGAGTGATATCGATTGTAAAATAATAATTAAATACTTGTTATGAAATTCTCTTAGTTGCTCTTATTGAGCTGGAACTGTGATATCAATATCTTCGAAGCGTGGTACGCCAGCTGGAAGTTCTTCATTATAGTCCAAGAAGTGAACCTTACGACATGCACCAACAGTAGATACTTCGATATTAGAGTTGATTACTTCAATTAAAGATTCTGGCATAGCAGATTTATCACAACGAATGATAACATGTTTTAATTTTTGACATTCCGATACAATGTAACCCCTATCACCTAATCCTACATATTGTGTAACATTTGCCTTACCTGGGTTGAATAATTGAATTTCTCTGATTGTTGGCATAATGATCTCTAAATATCGTAATTCTGGACACTGAGATGCGATCTTATTAAGTGTATTTACTCCCACATATTTCAACCGCATTCGTTTAATATTATGCATGTAACCTATACTAAAAGGTACTATGTGATTATAATATGTAGAATATGGTTCTTTACATGAGAATGTGATATCGATAGAATCTAACCCACTATAATCGAACATATTTTGGAATTCATAGTGTCGCATAGGACTACTATCAGTTTTACTGTTTGCAGTAATCAGACAATTGAACGTTTGTTTAAACTCACCTCTAAGTTTAGGTGTGTTGTTAAACATATATCCCGCATTAACAATATTACGAATATCCATTCTAGGTATTGCTGTTAAGGAAACACATTCTCTAAACATATTTGTACCATTTTTAATTTTACCGAATGTTGTATTGTTGAACGTTGCTTTCCTACATCCTTCAAACATATATTGAGCGTTATCTAAGTTTCCGAACTCAATATTATCGAATGTTGAACTACCACAAGAAGTAAACATAGCGGTTGCATTAATTAATGATGGGAAAGATAAATTATCTATATTATTAATTGTACCACAACCCTTACAGAATTCTGTACCATCAACCAATTCATCAAATTTCTTACTTGGTAATTTAGTTAAGCTCGAACAGCCATTGAACATGGAACGTGCTGTTGTAACTTTATTAGTTTTCAATGGCGGAATTTCCCGTAAGTTAATAGATAATGCAAACATATAAGATGTATCAGTTAAATCACTAGTATCTAAGTTTACATCAATACTTGTCATTGTTTTATATGTACTTGGATATACATCTACCATACGATAGAAATCACTGTTCAACTTAGTCGTTGTTTTACCAGTAGTATTTGGATCTTCTGTTGGTGTATCTGTATCGTCATCAGTGTTACCAGTATCGGGATTGATATGAGGGAACTCATAATCATCATCCCAACCACCTGGATCCACTGTACCAGCGCCATCAACCAATTCAGTAACTTTACCCCAGATGACATTCTTAGTCATAGTAGGACGTTCTTTACTAATAATGAAGTTACTATATACAAGAATACCATCACGGTTGATATCAATACCTTCGAAATCAGCCATAGATTCTTTCTTAATGGATAACCAAACACGATTCAAACGAGATTTAGGTACATGCCAACTCAATTGAATGAAGTCTTGGTATAGGCGAATGGTTTCACTAATGATATCCCATTCTTCCCATTTACGTAAGTCTAATGGACCTGTGATATTATCTTCTAATGCCGTTAAGATAACCAATTCACCAGTATCTGTTAGATATGGGATTTTATCACCTAAATGATAGACTTTAGATGGATCATATTGGTTAAGAATATAACGACCATCACCCATCAATGCGGAGTTGATTAATTGGTCTTTACCTAAACGAGTACTGAACTGCTTAGCTAAGTCCATTACTAATGTATATTTTACCATTTACTGTCACCCCCAACAACACCAATTAAGATATCATGTACAGCTACAGTATGCGTTTCTTTATTGAAACTTTCTGGTAAGATAACCTTGAATTTATGTATGCGGAGATAGGACTTATCATCCGCAGTCTTTTCAGGATAATCTGTATAATCAATCTTATAAGCCAATAAGTTAATTTGGTCAATTGGCTCATTAATCAAGAATGTTTTAGAGTATGTGCCACGAACAATGTCGAATTCAATTTCGACTTTAATATCAGATGCTGTCACAATAGCAGCCGATGTAGCACGTTCGAAATATTCGATACCCACATTAAAACGAATCGAAGAAATAGGGTCTTTTCCATGTGGAATGACAATTCCATTCGTCATCATATTATCAGAATCGATAACAGTACGCACTAGATTTTCATCGAGTGTCATTTTATATATTTTACCTAATGTATTATCGGATACCATACGTTCAGCAAATGCTTCAATATGGGCTTTTGTACGACCGATGTATTCACTAGAAATCATATACCCATCAGAGCCCATGATAGCAAATGTGCCTGTTTCCTTTTGAGACATTAACTCTTCAGGAAAGGCATGGTCTTTGTTACCAATACTCAATGGAGAAAAGCCAAGACCATATAGGTTTTTACCCATTTTTCTTGGTTTATTTGTATTTTCTCTAGGCAAGGTTATACCCTCCTTTATACTAAATTGATATACTTGGGTCTATATAATAACTTGTTCCAAGTGGTTAGAATAAGAAGATTAGGTTTATACCTAATCTTCTTATATCATATATTATTCTTTTAATTGGAATACGAATAGTAAGTGTCTATGTTTCCCTTGTTTAGTAAGGTCTCTATATACAAAATCAAGAATACTATTACCACTAGCATTTTTATCCCCAGTCAATTGGGATGCTAAGTAACCAGTTAATCGTTCACCTGTCGCTAAATTATATATGATATATTCCATATCTTGTTTACATGTTTTAGATACAGCCAATCGAGTATTGCTTAAAAATGGATGTTCATATGTGGATGAACCGGCAGCTGTAAATACAGGTCCAACACTTCCTATGTCGTTATACACGTTTCGTTCTACACGATTGTAATTCCAATACGTTTCAATCAATGAATAATCTGTATTGAGTGTACCATCTGGATTTAAGATTAAGTTATATTGACTATTGATCGCTGATGGTGTATCAATAAATCTATCGGCTGTTACTTTAATAGTAATTGGTCGTTCCAAATCGATATTTGGTGGAATGATATTACTCTTAATATATGTAACACGGCTCTCTTTATTCGTTTTAATTTGAGAGATGTCATCCGTATTAGGACGAACCATACCTATAATACCTTGGTTATTCTTGATTCGATTAGTATAGATGTAATGTAAGAATTCTGGAGTTAATCCGTATACCCCAAGAGGGACAGATTTTATTGGTGTAGTCATATCATCATTATAGTAGATCGTATACTTGAATCTATGCTCTACATGATTTTCATATAACTCAGCTAATGAAATGGATGGTCTATATAATACAAATCGATCAGTTGCTGGGTCATATCGTTTAATAGTCATACTACCATTATAGACAACATTATCACCACCAACTTTATCCGTCCTACCCATATTTTCACCAAAGTAACCCATACGATATTTATCGAAGGTAGGTAACTTAGCGTCAATATCAGACGTATCAATCGTCACGTTTAATGTGCTATTCGATAAATCTTTTTCACGGAATACAACGAGTAAATCGGTATTCGTCGTTAACTCATCAACATTCGTTTCATATTCAGTCGTTGGTGTATTAGCCCGTGTATGCCAAGCCTTGATTTGATCACGCATACTGATATTTAGCGTGAAGTTATCAGGTCCTGATAAATTAACTCCGTTGGTATTCGTGAATGGGATTCGTTTACCACTATATAAATCATATACATCACATCGATAACTAATCAATGGGTTCTTACGTTTATACGTAATAGCCCCTGTTGATGTTTTGGATAAGTGATGGCCATCTAATGTAATAGTAACATATTGGCCACCATCTTCTACTTTTTCATTATTAATCAATAAATCAAAGTAGTTAACCGCTTGGATAATCTGCCCATTGTTATCAACGAATATAGCATACACAACCGGCATGGTATCCATTGGTGGGTAGAAATAATAGCTAAACTGAGTATTCGGTTCCACGGTAACGATTTGATCATCTGTGACTACAGGTAATTTCTCTTTAGGAATGACTGTAGTATAACTGGTATGATATTTTGGGAATGTATCTCCAGCAATAGAGAATCTACCATCGGTGTACTGTAATACATATTGTAGATCCGATGGTCTTGGAATCATCGTTTCACCCATAAATTGAATCAATATGTCTGATTTATCTTTATTGTAAAAGGAAAAATTATAACCAGTCACCATCTTACCAAATTTCTTTTTATATCGTCTAATAGCTCTAGGTAACATACCTGGAAATTTTGCTGTCGTTCTACTGTTACTCATACCAAGATATTGTCGATATATTGTGTAATCGGTAGTATCTTGTATGCCGTCAGTTAATGATACCATATTTTCTTTACTAAGTTTATTTGGTTCATAGACTACATCCATTCCAGATAAGTCAACATGATAGGTACGATATGGTAGACGTTTCATAAATCTGCCACGTATCTTTTTATCAGTAAATAGGGTACCAATTGGAGATAGAGTATCATAAATATGCTTGAATTTCACAGGATCCAATAATGTTAATATTGTATCTGGAACATAAGGAGCTAACGATTCTCCAAATTTAGCAAAATGAATAACGGGTGCATCATTAATCGTTGGGTCATTACATTGTGATTTAATATAGGAAATCGCAGATTCCCCATTATCAAAATGATCGCCCGTTGGATATGAAGCTTCTAGTATCTGTTTCATCTCTGTATTATCAAACTCAATAACCTCATCAGTAAGAGTATGAATTTTCATGTGTTAATCACCTCATTTATGAATGTGCTATACAAGTCTATCAATACTAGTTTGTCAAAAAAAAGAGTATATATGCATTACACATATATACTCTTTCTCTTAGTGTCTATGAATATGACGTAGACACATTACACAAAATACAATTGAACAGAGTGATAGAGTTATGCTAAATGAGCAAATTGATATATGTAGTGCATCCATAATCCATCACACTCCTTTACTAGACTAATAGACCATCTAATGCATGTACTTCAATATGATCATTGTTACGAATAATATCTCGTATCAAACGATATGTTATTACATAGTCCACTCGTTTTTCAACTAGGTGAAGAGTACTGCAATCGATTCGTATATTTTCCAATTCTCTAATAAAAATATCTAATAGTCTATATATTCTTGAGTCTGGAGTGATAGCTCTATAATAATTAGGTGCTTGAATCACTATGGTACATCGATCCATGATGCGATCGGAATCAATAATAGACACACTAAAATCATTATATAGTATATCATACTGAATCCAATCAAATTCCATATTTTCTATGATTTCCGATTCTTTAGCTATCCCTAATGAACGTATAATCTGGTCTAGTCGAATAGCTGTGTTACATAAGTAGGTTGTTCGCATATATTCATAGTATCTCCTTATTAAAAAAAGAGGATAGCATAGTGCTATCCTCTTATGACTGTTATCGAGTCATTCGTATACGATCTGTTCGTGGATGTTCATACATCGCCAAGAATATGTTTTGTACCAGAGTCTTTATACGGTCGATAACTGCGATATCTGGATCATTATTGATTAGAACTTTATCTAGCTGAATACTTCGAGTATATTCAATGATAGCGTTGTCAAATCGAGATCCGTCCATATCATCACCAATATCAATATATGTATGTGCTTCGATAAGGTGATGATCTCTAACATCATGGAAATATAATCGTATTCCCTCAATGCTAGCATGTTTTACAATAGTAATATCCCAACTAGATGTTCCTACATGGGCTTCTATAGGTACTAACCACTCACATTGTACGGAATTGTCATCCTTTTGGTTGCACGAATACATTAATCGTACATGGGCACGTTCATCAATTTCAAGATAATTGATTAGATCTCGAAGATCAACTGCTATTTGACCTATACTCAATGTTTATTCACCTTCATTCAGAATCACTTCATCATAATCTGTGATGATAAAATCAGATACCTTATATTCATCTAAACTAACCATGTTGAGTCTACGTGTAATCATTCGTTGAATAAAGCCAACGACAGCATTCATATGACTTTCTTTTGTAGTTGTCATACGTACACAGAATGTAACAGAACCATTCAAATCAGGAATTAACTCAGTTTGTAACTGAGAGTGCACTAAAGACATTGGATCGTCTTTATCTACTAATACTTGCTGTAGATCCCCATGACCAATCATGTTATACACTTCTTTTACTACACCAATACTAGTGTCATCTGATTTGTCGATTTTGAACATTACTACTTCTTGTACTTGTTTCATGATATTTGCTCCCTTAACAAATAAAAATTATATCATACCTAATTGTAAACTCAATTATTATAGGTTATATGGATACCCATATCTATAGTTAGTCTGCCTCTACAATGAACATGATCATACCCACTACTTTACCATCAACAACCACATCATAGAATCTAGGTTCTACTTTAGTAGGAATGATAGCATTTGGATTAGCATGTAATAGTTTCACTTTATATGTATTACTACTATCAGTGAGCAATAATTCATATGGTGTCGTGAAATGTTTATTGGTTTCTTTTGATGGATATAAGACAACACCCAAGTCTTTATCTTCCATATCAATCAATGTACAAACGAAAGTATCATTTGTAAATATAACTGGTTCAAAGATACATTTAGCGGAAATCACAGCTCCCTCAGTGGTATCAGTTAAAAACTGTGTTACCCCTGGAAGATGAATGATCCGATCAATATCACTATCGAATGTGGTAAACGTATATCCTTTATCAGCAGTGACTAGATGCAAGGAACCCTGTTCGGTATCCAATTCAGATACATTCATATCTTTAGTTGGGATATTGAATGGTACCACCCGATTTTTAAATGGTACGTTTTCAATATATACGGAATGCGTAGAATCAACTTTAGCTTGAGCAATAATATGATAGGCTCTAAGAACAGCATATTCATATTCCTTTCTAAGGGCTCTTGCTAAATCGAATAGAATTGGTTCGATTCCTAATTTGAAGGTTTTAGTCAACACGTAATCGCGACTAGCCAATGTAAATAGTTTAGAACGACTTACTTTGAATTCTCCTACAGGAATTGTTGGAGGTAATTCAGATGGTAGTCCTAATTGGAATCGAGCGAAATCTCTATATAGTCGAGAAAATGTAATTGGATTTGTTTTTCTAGGCATATAGTGATTCTCCTTTCTTAGTTTTAATAAATTACACTATTGTCTGATTGATCTTGGATCGATAAAAAATATACGTAGATAACGGATTGGTTATCTACGTATATGGGTTGATATACTTTATTTTTATTTGGAGGACGTATATCATAAACATGAGCCAAAAATGATAGCTCCGTCATCATGGAAAACATGACATAATGGCAAGAAATGTTATTCCCTAATGATTTGTTATAAAATCCTCCTACTCCTTTCTATACTTCCCAAAATCTATCAGTATCATAATATATGTTTCAATATGACATAAGAAAATCCGATACAGGACATCACCTGTATCGGATTTATAGTATTACCAACGAGTCATCATATAGATTGTTTGCACAGCTTCATTAGACGTTTTTCTAGTATTGTTACCATTGACTGATAAAATATTAGAGATAGCTTTCATTTTTTCTTCTGCTTCTAAATTAGCTTCTTGTGAAAATACTGATTTAACGGTAACTTGGTCCCCGTCATAGTCCCCATCTAATGCTTGTAAATACACATTAGACATTTGGAGAACTTCTACGAAATTAATAGCCACTTTAGATTTATCCATATCTAGGTCAACCAGTGGATAATACTTATATTCTTTACCATTCACTATTAGATGTGTAGTGGTAATCGTAGAAGCCACATGAACTCGATTAGGGAAAATACTTAAGTGCCCTATAATAGGATATCGTGTGATATAGACATGCTTATCTTTTAAAATGTCCTCAGCAGCCACATAGAATAGATCAGTATACGTCATAACACGTTCATGACTTTCCAATGTTTTTGGATCCGTAATCTGAATCATCGCTGGCATAGAGGAACCATCTTCAAATTCAATCATGATAGGATCAAACCGACTCGTATAGTTAAAGATAAACGTGGTCATCAGTTTATTGATTTTTTCATCATTGAATTGGGTCGTTGGTTCCTTGGCTTTAATATATCTAAGTTTACCTTTACTATCTCGAACTGCTTTCTTTAAGCCCAATGCGTCTACATGGTTCACTAGGAAATTTTGTACCCATCCTATAAAGAATGGGGCAAATGTGGAAATACAATGAGAGAGCGGTAAGGCACAATGGTAGAAATCAACAGGCATCTCAGAGGCTTTATTGGTTGTATATTGAGGTGCCGAGATTACTAACCGAGAACAATAATCATCGGATTTACCTAATACAGCTTGTCGAATTAACCCATGTTTCTTTTCGATACGAGCTTTAAAGTAATCGTACACTACCACGATTTGTCTTTGAATCTCTAATCGAGTTCCGTGTAAGGTAATGGCAAAGTTACCTTGTGTTAACATAGAGGCTAATCGAATGAGCTTTTGGTATGGACCATTGATCTCATGCACAGATGGTTTCTTAGAATCAGTATTTTGTAAATTAATATCTCTATAAAATGCTGGGCAAACAATCTGTTTGCTCATAAACACCTCATCGCGAGTGAAGTGTTTGAATAAAGCGATTTTCTCGCTACGAATCTTCGAATCATTTTCTTTGAATTTGATTCGATTCCAATTCTTATATAAGAATTCGATACCCGTATCACCGTTTTCAGGATCTTCTACTAAATACCCATCTTTGTCGATAGAATAATAGAGCATACCTGAAATCAATTGATCGAGTTTAGTAAAAATACGTTTAAGAGTCTTATAGGCAAGTGGTTGTAGAAAGTGTCCGTTCAAATCAATATAGGCGAACGTAACTTTACGCTTGCTAGGACTCGTCCCAAAAATTTCAGTAGATAACAACCCATCGGGAGAAGGAACATATCCACGTTCCAATAGAATTGGATTGGTGATTTGTTGAAGGTTGTTAACTTGGACAAACTTATCTACGTTCATTAATACGATTTTCAAAGGATCACCTCTAAATATCTTTAATACTTACAATAATTGTCCCTTCTTCATCCTCATGAACAGTGGAATCGAAGTGTTTGTATAAATAACAAGTTTGGAAATTCTCTTCAATTTCTTGACGAATATCCATATCTACATCAGCGTTTAATGTGATGTATACATCCAATCGACGACGCGTTGGGATACAGTATACATCGTCTACATATTCAATGATATCATTGTTTTCGATAATATTATAAAAGTACACAAACTTTTGATAGTGGTTTTCTAACAGTTCCTCAAAAATAGAACAATCAGCAATCGTATGATCAGTCAAACGATTGAATACCACAATTCGGTCTTTCACCATAATTATACTTAGACCTCCGTATGTGATTGGTTTGTTTTTTAATAGTTTAACGTCCAAAGTGATGAATCATATACGGATAGAATAATTAACGGGTCTTCATTTCTCGTTCCCGTTTACGATCGAGTTCTTTTTGGCGTTTTTCATCTTCTTTTTGTTCTCTAAGTTTCCGATCAACGCGTATATCTCGACGAAGACGGAGCTCTTTTAATGACATGGATTCAAGTGCAGTGATATCACCATATTCACCTTTAAAGAGCTCAGCCGTTTCATCAATCAATTCATAGAACCGTTTTATCCGATCTGAGTATTCAATCTCTGTTGGACTCTCAGAAAAACAATGCGGTCTAAGTCCATATTGTATTCACCATAATCGTGTTTACATGTAGGACATACGACATGAGAGAAGCCAAAGCTAATGCTATAGCGTCCATTCAAACGATCGAGGTAGCTAAGTATTAATCGGTTTTGGTATTCGTTCATACTGTTAAGCGTTTGAACGATTTTATTTAAGTCTGTGATTTCATAGTATTCATATTCATCACTATCTTCAGAGTCATAGTCTGGTACATAGATGGCTTGTACACTGTGAGCTATAACGATAGATGCTTGGTTTTCTTCTGTCAATAAAGATGGATCAAGTTTATTATACAACCGTTCAATCGTATCTTTAGCAGTCAAGAAGCCAAAGTCGATAATGATACCGGAATCATCATCAAATGCTAACCGATAGGTTTGGTGAATTGGCGCTTTTGCATGCACTTCTTTCGCCTTATCGAGAATCGCAGCACTATTGATGATTTCGGACATGATTTGGCTTTGTTCTTCAGTCACTAAATCCGTACGAATCAATTGTTTGTTTTTATACTTGATTTCAAAATCAGCCACTTTATTCTTTACACAAGAATCTGTTTTACATGTGAACGTAATAGCATCTTCTTCTGGGTAGGACGAGCATAGTAACCCATAAATAAAGTTATTATAGTCACTGAATGCGGTATTAGCCAAGAAGTCATCAAATGTTTCAAAGTCACCAATGGATACTTGTTTCAATTTATCATAAATCAAGGACCATTTTTCTAATACAGAATTAGCAGTATCAGTACCAGGGGCTTGTGTTAATTTGATAGCTTCAATCGCAGAGATGTTACCCATACGACAGGTATAACCGGAAGCCAATGCAATCACTGGAGATAGAGATTTATCAAAGGATTTCTTAATCACTTTGAAATCATCTTCTGCACTTAATTTCTTTTTGATTTTCAATGTTTGAAGTTTCTTTTCAGATACTTCTACCAATTTAATACGTTTCGCTTTTTCGATACGTTTTTGTTCTTCTTCAGTAAAGATGATGTCACCCATACCAGATTTGTCAATGATAACGGTAACTTCTTCAGGAGTTGCCATTTTATCACTAGCGACAGCAGGGATTTCTTTACCACCTTTAGTAATTTCCATGAATTTTTCATGTTCAGCTTTAATCTGCTCATCTAATTCAGTTAATGTATTTTGAACACCTTCAACGCGGTCTTTGTTAGCCATAGGACCAATTTTATAAGCCGTGTCTTCTTTAGGTTTTGGCGTATCAATAATCATACCAGGACCTTCATAGTCATCAGTTGTCGCATCTACTGCTGTGTCAAATTCATCATCGCTAATGATTAATCCATCAGTATCAATAGATGTGCCTTCATGCATAGGAGCATTCATAACACTTGCTGGAATCTCAGGGTCAGTCAATGGAGTTGCCTGATTCTTTAATTCATCAAAGTTTAGAGTGTTTTCTTCGCTCATGATTTCCTCCAAAGAAAAAAATAATTACATCCCTCGTGGGACATTGATCAACTTAGGTTTTTCAACCTTGAGTCGCGTGTTAATAATTTCTCCACCGTCTTGTAGCATAGCAATGGATATTTTCTTTAAATCTCCAGCAACGGAGATATCAATAAATAATACATAACCAGAGGCAATACGAACAGTGGAAATACTAATATCCTGTATTGGAACATGCTCTATATACGTATCACACTGTTGTTGGATTGTATTTTTCAAATCACCTGCTGATAATACATCTAAATCAGCAAATCGATAGGAAGAAATGTCAATCCCCATGTCAGGAATTGTAGGATATGTTCCTTTACGCATAAACAAAAGTCGCTGAATCAATCGTGCATATGCATCAGCACCCCTCAGGACTTTTTGGTTATGGAAATCATCCAATGAGAAATCTAATTCAGCAATTTCTGTTGCCATATTTCCACCACCTTTACAATAATGTATCTAGGGATACGTTTTTAAGATAGTTAGCGTTTTTCGCATGTAATGTATACAAAGCCATCATGACTATTATGGATAATCGAAGTAATAATATATCCATGTTCTATAATCATATTGAGTTCCTTTGTATTAGCACTCGGTAGATTGATAGTGATACTAGTTCCAGATGGAACATCTTGGTTCAATTGCACTTGGGCATACTCATGCATTCGTACACCAGTCTTATATCCATCATATATACTATATGGTAACACAATACAACCTAGAAACACTATCAGGAACAGCATAAATTGTATACCATCTTCAAGATGTGATATATCGTTATATAGCTTTTTAATAGTCATATAAACCTCCAAAAAAAATATAAGAGGGGAATGAACCCCTCTTATATTATCTAAACCCAACACGTTTATCTTCAATGGATAATGAAACGTCTGTTGGATAATCCTCTTTGGTAATCGTTTTAATCCGATCGTCAGATACATTCTCTATATTTATAATATTGGAAGAATGGACAACGATAGAACGTTGGAATACATCTCGTACATATCGACCATTACCGAATTCTTTTTTATGCATATCCTTTCTTACATGCTGTTTGAATTCATTGATGAATGCATCATCTAAGATAAACTTATATTCATCAGCTTGTAATGAGAGGATATCTAGTAATTCATCTTCAGTATAATCTTTAAACTGAAGATTATAGCTTATACGGGAACGCAACCCTGGATTCATATCGATTAATCGATCCATTGGTTTACCATATCCTGCAAAGATAACAATAGTATCTTCTCGATAATCTTCTAGTAATTGTACGATGGTATTAATAGCCTCTCTACCATAGTCAGATTCATGAGTAGAGATAAGTGAATAGGCTTCATCAATGAAGATAACTCCACCTCTACCACGCTCAAAGCATTTTACTACTTTATCAGCCGTGTGACCTACATATTGTCCAACTAAATCCGCTCGACCAAGTTCAGTATACTTATTATTTTTAATTAACCCTTCTTTAGCGAATATAGAAGCACATAGACGTCCCACTGTTGTTTTAGCAGTACCTGGATTACCATAGAACACCATATGGAAATACTTATCAAGCGGTTTAATACCTAACTCTTTATATTTCTTATTAGCTCGTACCACTGATACGATATCCTTGAGAGTCTTTTTAACATCCGTAAGCCCGATTAATACATCTAGTTTATCCATCGCATTACTTTCCACAGTCTCTGGTTTACGAGGAATCACTGATTCATATCCAGTTGACTCAGATGTATTGGATTTGAAAATCTTACCCAATATATGTTTAAACGACGTTCCCTTGGAATCGTCTTCAGATGATGTTGATATAGGTAAATCATCAAATCCCATAGTACCTGATGAATCACGTAAAAATTGATATAGTTTTGTATTATTAGCATACTGATTCATCATCAATCGAATATCATTATGATGACACGTTTCTTTTAACTTCAAATCAGTCACGATAGTTTCATGATTTGGTGTATCAATTAAAATCGGCTCATAGTAATCCATATCAAATAACTTAGCTTTCTCAGTATAGGTATCTTTGATATATTGATTAGCTCGATCAATGGGAATATCTTCCCCTATAGTTGTAAAGACTCTACCCTTGCTTTGCATACTAAACCGATTTGGTAAAAATCGAATGATGCTTTCATCAAGAGCTGCGTTATCTTTAAATATGCTATTTGGTATATTCGTTGGTACATTGATCCAATTGATACAGATACAACAACGTTGTGATAGTTTAGATAAGAATTGGGTCATTAGACGAACTCCAGTTTCTAATTCATCCATGATGATATACAGATTCCCATAATTAAGCAATCGTACAAGCTCATCAACATCCATGCTTTTAATATTAAACATCTCTGAATGGATCACCGCATAATTTTCGGTAGTGATTAATCCTCTACGAGCTAATTGTGTTAAATGATATCGAAATAAGCGTTCCCCATCAATGGAACTAATGCTTCTCATTTCAATATTAAATGGACACGCAGTGAGTGTTGGATACTTATATTGAAACCCTTCCTCTTCATCAATGGTATCAATTACATCATGTATACGGTGTAATAATAAATCGTAATACGGATGTTTAGTTTCATCTAAACAATTCAGTGATTTGAGTCTATAATAACCATTATCAGTACCTAATGTGCAGTGGTATTCTAAATTCTTATTCAATTTAGTGATGTCACTTACATCATCTTCTGTAATCGTACCATTAGCCAGCTCTTGTTTAATTCCATTAGTGTATCGGGTGATTTCTTGTCGTGTTAGCATTACATAGCTATTATAATTAATCGCTGTTACTTTGCATGATTCATCCGTTATATTAAATAATAAATCATAGTCGGTAATGCCTTTAACACCCTCATAGATGGCACCCCATACAGTATCACGTATTCTGCTAGGTAAGTCATCTACAAATGTACAATTTGTAACAATAACAGGGACTAGGAATCTCCTAGTATAGATACCTTCAATTTCAGTATCATTCATTGATGTTGGTATCTGAATTGGGTAACTAGGTAAGATGACACCATTAATATCATCCCCATTACTATTGATAATTTCTAAATACTGGATAAGTCCTGCTGCATATGGGTTAGCTTCAAATGCTGGAACTGTACTTAGATCTTCTGTTTCCTTGGTATTCTCATTCTTACGAATACCTATAGTTAATTCTACAGCGAATGTTAACATTATTTTCCTCCTTAATTACATATAGTGTATAAGTATACGATAGTATAATATATACTTTCATTGCGAGTAAAAGAAATGAGAGTTATATCATTTCTTACTAATTGATACGTCTATATACAACTAAGGAACGATCTTGTGGTAGGTTAGAGATACTTACCACGTCATAACCAAGTGACATAGCATACTCTATGTCACTTTTTTCTAAATGCCTATATTCCAATATAAGTTGAGAACCGACCGGTATATCTTGTGTTTGTAATTGTTTAGTAATATATACTCGATCTTCTTGTATAATTGTATTTGTATAGTAATAGCATCCCGCAAAAATAATAATCCATATGAGAGCAACTATACCAATCATTTGGAACCCGCCCCAATTAGCAGGGTCCCATTTATTATATTTATAATTTTTTCCATACATTGATATTACATCCATTAGTATATCCTCCTTATATAATAACTATTAAGTAGTCTAAACTATAATGAGAACTAACTAATAATTAGACTGTAACATGGACAGTCTATGTTACAGTTTTATTAATGTAGAAAGGTGAATGAATATGGAACCAATCTGTAATGAAATTATGATAGAGTCTTCTGAGATCGCATTACTTGTTGAAGAGGGTTTGGTGGGTAATGTTAAGATTACAATAGATAAAATTATCAAACGTATTCGTGAGATAATTGCTAAAATACTTAACTTTATTAAGAGTAAATTAACCAAACAAACAAAAGATATCGAAGAAAAGATTAAGGTAGCAGAAAAGAAAGTTGCAACCAAAGAAATTAAACCCGGTGTAACTGAGCCAAAAGAAGATAGAGCCCATGCGGTTGAACCACAAGAACCTAAACCTATACGTACATTAGATATTAAAAAAGCACAAAATTTACAAAGTGCTATTCGCTTATTACTAGATACAGCTTTTAAAATAATCACTACTGCATCATCTGATGTTAGTGGAGATATAGATACTCTCACAGATGATCTCGAAGCATTAAAGAAACTTAATGAAAAATATACATCAAATCTCCTCATTGATTATATTGGTGATACATCATCACTAGTAAAGATGCTAAAACCTATTCATGATGATGCTAAATATCATATTGATAGAATAGTGCAATTGGAGCAATATATCAACAAAAGAATGGATTATCTAAAAACTCATCCTTCTGAAGGCATGATTGAGAAGTTTAAATTGATTAACCTCATTCAAGCATCTGTTTCATTCGCAAATAGATTAAATAGTATTATTATATCCAATGTAAGTGTAACAATGATTGCAATAAATAAATAAATAAATAGAGAATACCTTTTGGTATTCTCTATTTATTTATTAGTGATATAGATTAGTAATACTACGGTTGCAACTATTAGTGACAAATTCTGTTACAGTCAAGGCTTTCGTTATAATCGCTTGAGTTTTTGATAATAGTTTCATATACTCAGCACTATAGACACCTGGTGATTTACTATAAAATTCAAGATCATCACCTAATATTTTAGTGCGCGTACCAATCATATTAGTTATATCATGACATTTTCTATTAATTTCCCCGTATATATCATACATAGACGGTGTAATTTTAGTATATGTTTCGTCTATATCATCTTTACATTTTTCATATAAAGACATGAGATTATCATATTCGTTCGTCATAGTATCATGAAGTTCATCTAATAAATCTCTATTATATGTTGTTGAAATTTTTTCAGCAGAGTTAACCATCTTCTCAACATATTTCAGTAGGTTATTTAATTTTTCAGTATTAGCAAGAGTAATTGGTTCATCAAGAGTTTTAGTTTCAGTTTCATCAACCTTAGCCTTTTTGATATTGTTATCAACGACTTTTATTTTATTGGTAAGCTTAAATTTAATATACGTAAGTACTTTACGGATAAATTCCTTAATTTTCTTAATGACAGTAGCAAACGCTTTCTTACTTTTGTCAGCTAATCCTTCTGTTACTAATAGACTGATTTCTACAGATTCTATTAGAAATTCATTGGTTGTATTATACATACTTTATTCACCTTTCTAAAGTAATATAACTGTAACATGGACTGTCCATGTTACAGTCTAATTATTAGTTAGTTCTCATTATAGTTTAGAACACATGGTATTTTTTTGGTCGTATAACCATGGTAATCGATTCGATAAAAGAAATAGAGAATACCTCAAGGTATTCTCTATTTATTATGTGTTACCGTACCTTATAATACTCCTTCGGCAAAAGATATATTAGCGTGACCAATTAAGTCATGGGATAGCATAATAACACATCCATTGGCTTCAAAGGTTTTATTACCTGGATCATCATGACTATCTTTAGGGGAACTATTGAGTTGGAATGTGGTAGTATTACCAGTGAATGTGAATTCTTCTACATGCTCAGCCCATTCATGACCGGTAGTATTATAGAAATATTCTACATACACTTTACTATCAGCTGTTACATTATCAGCAGTTACAGTGAATGTACCATACGTAGCATGATCGAAAAGATATGCATCTGTAACTAACCCCTCGCACCCTTCACGTACTTTGAAAGCACCAGTATCAGTATTGAACTTAGGGATAATATATTCAACAGATTGGAATGCGTCAGGGATTTCATCAATAGTGTATTGACTAAATACTGGACCTCTGTTGCTTACAGGAGCAGTATTCCATGCATTAATATCAGCTAATACATCATTGATAGAATCGAATTCAACCCAGTTGGATGGCACAAATTGAGTCAAATCAGTTTCCAAATTGGAAAGGATATCTACTGAGAAGATGTTGTTCTTTTGTTTACGTTTACTATGGTATTTATATAAGAATTCATCATTTTGTTGACCCTCAGCAAAATGATCTTCGGATAAACCAACAAAGAAGTTACCTTTATTGAAACCCCTACCGTGGATATAGATCCCATCCATTTCAACTAACCCTTCACCATCATTCATCAATTTATCAGGGATGGATGGTGATAATGTAGCACTAATTGCATCATAATATTGTGGTCCGCGTGGATTGGAGTCAATACCATCTTTTAATACCAAGCCAATATAGAACATATCACCAGAAACCTTAGCATAGAAACGAACAAGATCTTTGTAGATATTATCAGTTCTATTAGCAGGTTTAGTATCAGCAGGTAATGGAATTCTATAATATTTAGCTGTTTTAGCAGCTCCTGTTGTATCACTCACGTAGAGTTGTATTTTTTTTTGTATAGCCATTGTAATATTTCCTTTCTTGGAATTAATACTATATTAATTATATCAATGTCTTTAATATAGGTAGCGACAAAATAAAGAGAATACCATCAGGTATTCTCTTTATTCTATTAGTCACCAGAAGTTTCTGTTGTATGAGATGCTTCTGTTGTTTCAGTAGAGGATGGTGTTACAGGAATTGTGGTAGCTTCTTCATGAGTTACGGCACTTTCTTCTGTATGTTCAGGTCCACCAATACTATTGACTGCTAATACAGTACCATCTTTAGATTCTGTTACTTCTTCAGCAAGAATATCGACTTCTACACCATATTTCTTAGGATCGACTTCACCTACTGGAGAAATATCGATGATTTTGAAATCATGGGCTTTGTAGTATTTAGGAATATCGATCGTAACGGTACGACTTTCACCTGGATCTAATACATAGTCAGTATTTACTAATTCACCATTTTGTTTAGTCATCGTATGACGTACGGTACCTTCACAGTTAGTGGAGTTATTAGTGAACTTAACGGACTTAATGTATTTAATGGTTTCTGTTGCTTCATCTAATTTAGATGTAATGGATTCTGTATGTGTACCATCTTTTAGTTTTAACAACACGGATGTCAAGGAGTTAGTATCCAAGTTTAATACAGGATTAACTTTAGGATCATCCAATACGAATAACATAGAACCTACACCCAATCCATCTGTGTTAGGAGGTACTTGACCATCACTAATTGTCTTAGTCAATGCTAAGGATTTTTTAGCAGCAAAAGTGTTTTCTTTTAATTTATCAAGTACTGCTAAGTTAGCATGTGTATGATCTTGTTCAACCATTTGGTCAATAGCTGTGACAGAAGATGTTGGTTTGTTTTGTAGATGTTCCCAAGAGCCAGCTTGTACTTCAGCAGATAAGGTATTGGCAATCTCAACGTATTGACCTTCCCCTTTTGTTTGGTACATAGCCCAGGAATGTTCACCTGTCACAACAAAACAAGTACGACCCGCTTCTAATGTTGGAAGAGCGGTTGTAAATGCTTCCACAGAATTAAAATCTAAGATGACGTTGTGTTTACGATCACCTAATTTAGCAGTAGGAACTTTACCGTCTGCATCTAAGGTTACTGTTTTTACAAGAAGAGCACGGTCAGCAGTAGATACATGGATATCGGTATTTTCCACATGTTCTTTGACGGTAGCTACTTGTTCTACAACTGTTTTAGGTAGAGCTACTGTAAAACCAGTTCCGTTATAGCGACGGATTGTGATTAAATTAGTCATTTGATAATCACCTTTCTATATACGTATATAAAATAAATTGTTACCAAATAATCCAGAATCTATAGAAACATAGATTCTGGATTTCTATTATTTAATAGTTCTTGTTATTTTAAGCTTTAGTGGCTGTTACTATCAAACTAACCGATATGTTTTTTTTCATTTGACAATCTTATAACTTATAGTATATATAATGTAAGGAGTTATTAATTATGAATGAACTATATGAATTAGCAATTGAATCCGCTGAGATAGAATTAATGGTAACCGAAGGGGTTACTGATAAAACCAAAGATCTGGTGAATAAAATCATCGAAAAAGTTAAAGCATTTGTAAAGAAAATGATCACCATCATCACAACTAAATTGCGTGAACGTTTAGAAAAGATGAAGAAGCGTACGGCTAACAAATCAGCTGTCAATCACACTGCTGATAATGATATGGTCTCTATACCGAAGGCATTTACGGAATACGAAAGACTCATTCCGTCAGTACGTAAGAAAATCAAAGATGCTCTCGAAGTAATTCTTAGACGTAAAGAATTTGATCCTTATGATTATTACTTTGGAACTGATATGGGCGATATGGATAGAGCTCACGAGAATGAAGAACGTGTACCTATCAAGAAAGCCAGAGACATTATCCATCACATAATTGATACTATGCCAGATGTAGTAAAATATGAACAAGATGCATTAAACAGTATCACTAGGATCGCTAATGAATTTAAGTCCAATGGAGATAGATCGGAAGATAGTAGAAAATCAATCGATCTATTAAATAAAATCCTTGTTGCTGAAAGAGAGTTAATTATGTTTATAACTGGTATAATTGCTAGAGCAAACCAAATGATAAATCAAATTGGATATTAATGAATATATCGTTTCAATTTAAAATTTGAAGGAGTTTATATATGAATGACCCATATGAATTATTGATAGAATCACAAGATGTTCAATTAATTGTCACTGAAGGAATCGTAAGTGGTTCTAAAAAGTTAATTGAGACTGCGATTAAGAAACTAAAAGAGTTATTGCAACGGATCGTTAACTTTATTAAAGACAAGATTCAAGCTGGCTCTAAAGCCATTGAAAAGTTACTTGGTAAGTTTAAAGGTAGCAATAAGGCTCTCACTATTGATGCGAACGAATCCGATCTTAAAGTGTTGAATCTTGATGTAGCAAATACGATTGTGAAATCAGTTATCCTTACACAAAAGGAAGCGGATAAAGTTATCTATTCTCTCGTATCTGATAATGCTAAGGTTAGCGTTGATGATTATCGAGAAGAGATTGATAAATGTGATAATATCTTCGCTAAGTATCGTGATGACTTGATGATCACATACAAAAATCCTCGTGATTTAGATATTCCTAAGCTAACTGATTTGAATAAAACAATCATGCAAACTAGTGCAAAGATGTTAAATAGTATCGATAAATTAGATGCTGCTATCAATGCTATCAAGAATAAGGGACAAGAAGAAAATCTGTCCCCATTAGTCAATAATTTAAGTGTAGTTGAACATAGCTTAATGGACTTAACACAACGATTGAATTTAGTGCAAGGGCTAATCGGTATTACTGTACGTGGTGCAGGAAAGAAGCTCCACTAAACAATAAATAGAGGAATGGGTAATCCCATTCCTCTATTTATTACCATATTGTAACTTTAATGCTACACGAAGAGATGCTTCAATACGTGATTGTACTAGGTTTAATCGTCGCGTCATATCCATCAAATTATTCTCGATATTGATTAGATTATGGAGTAGCTTTTTTATATCCCCATCCTCTTCTATACGTTTAGTTGCTTTAATAATCATAGTCACTCTATCGATAGTTGTTAGAACAGCTCTGCTCGTATCCTGGATCGTATCTTCCAAACTACCGAGCTTCAAAACATCTAAATCACGAGGATTCTTGTATGTGATCATTAAATCATCATGGTATTTATTGTAAATATCTTCACAATGATCAATTGCATCTTTATATGCGTTAAATGTAATTGTATTACTGCCGTAAGATGACATAATTGAATCAACGATCTTATTAACTTCCTTGTGCATATCAATCATCGACTGAACAATCATAGTCGCCGCAGATATATTTAATACTTTAATCTCAGAATTCTCGGTAATATTCTCTCTAGGTCGTCCTTTAATCTTACTAAGTATTGTTTTGATTGCCTTAGATCCAGCTTGGATCTTGTCTTTAATGAAGTTAACGATTCGTTGCAATAATTCTTTTAATTTTTTAATTGCAGTTTCAATTAACTTTTTAGAACCACTTACGATACCCTCAGTGACAATTAACTGAACATCTTGTGATTCGATGGTTAATTCATATAGTTCATTCATTGATAAGCCCCTTCTTACATTATTTTTTCTTTTATAATTCTAATAGATTGGTTGAATTTAGATATTAGTATATATAGATTCGCACATAAGATCATAATTGCATTTTGAAGTTCTGCTATGGTATTAACTAACTTAGTGCCTACGGTATCAGAATTCTTTTTACAAGCATTGGCGATATCAATAATATCGTCAGCATATGATTTACATCTTATATTAACTTCTCTAATAGATGCTATCAGATTACTAATTTGATCCAATACTTCCACACCTTCATGATGATATGGTTTCATAAGTCTTTTATCTTTATCTCTAAATATAGCTTGAATCTTTTTAGCGATAGTAAAAAATTCCTCTGCCAATGAAGGAATATCTTCTTGTCTATGAAAACGATAGGCACTAATAGCATCTGAAAACACATCTAATGCCGCGTCACTATCTCTAATAACCATTTCTGCTACTTTGATAATGACAATGCGGTCACTTTGATTAGTTTGTGTTGTTTCTGGTGTTGGTTGAGGGGCACCAGCTTCTTTATATAGTTTCTTAACCTTAGCAATCATTTGTTCAGTTGCATCAAGCCCTTTAGTAAGTTTATCCTTTAAAAAAGAGATAAACTTTTTACATAGTTCAATGATTTTATCTATGACTTTCTTAAGTGTTTTCTTAGTGGTATCAATGAAACCCTCAGCTAATATAAGTTGAGTATCCATCGATTCCAATACTAAGTCATGTATATTCGTCTCCATACTATAATCCTTTCATATAAAAACTGGAAAGAGTCTGACCAGACTCTTTCCAGACTATTACTAAATAGTTCGTATGATTAATCTTCCCATTTCCAGCTATGGAATGGAGATACACGCATCGCTAACATAGCTTTTGTTGTACGACCTCGTTCTAGCGATGGATTAATCTTCCAACCTAAATAAATATCAAAGTCAAACTTCTTACCAAAACAATACCAAGGAATCTCAAACTTAAGTGCGAAATACCCACCTGTATAATGATGAGTAGTGGTTACTGGTATTCCACTAGCGTCTTTAGTCCAAGTAGTATATTCAGATTCGCCTTCATACACAACACGTTCATGTTTTGTATTGGTGATGACTTCCATATCCATAGTATTGTAATCAATACCAGATACTTCATAAGAATACCCATAGGCACAATTTCGATTTAACCATAATAAGCGACAGAAGTACCGTTGAATTCGTTCTTTGATTGTAAAGGTATCATCTAAAATATCCACATGACCAGGGATTAATGTCCCATCATCATTCTTAACTTCATAATGGTACTTGTAGTGTTTATTAAAATCATATCGGAATAGTTTAGGTACAACCCCTTCGGTGACCATCCATTCAACATCTAAACAGTTATCATAGGTTTGCCAATACCGTAAACTATGTGGTAAGTTACCATATTTATCAGCGAACAGTACTACAATAGGGTTCGTTATGTATGCGATTATATTAAAAAGTATATCTTTAAACGCAGTCCAGACCCATTTCCACGTAATTAAATATAGATATGGGAAGACTTTTTCTCGTAATTGGGATAGTAGTCCAGTCATATAATTCCTTTCTATTCTATATGCTTACTAATAGCGGATGTTAGTACATGAAGATTACCAATACAAACATCTGTAGATTTAATAAATAGTTCAATAGAACGGATGGAGTCTTTATATCGATTGATATACACTGATAAGTTATTCCCTAATCCAGTATAATAATCACTATGCGTACTAATATCATTGGTAAACGTATCGAGTATCTTTGTTTGATTAGCTATATAGGTATCTAGTTTTTTAATAATCGATTCTAACGTATTGACTAGAAATGTATGTGTAGTAGCTATCATAGTTAGGAATGTATGCAATCCTTTAACACTGATGGGTCTATGATGTTCAATATCAGTCAATAGATCGTTCGTAGTTAAAATAGTATATTTGGATGTAATGGAATCATTTAACTCTTCCACAATAACAGAATCGATCATATCCTTAGTGACTACCATTGTGCAAATACGACCCATTCGTTTAATAATCATATTCGTTGTGTCTATAATTCGTTCAAATACATCTTTATTGATAATAAAATCTTTCTTATAAATTGACTCGTTAATGTGATGAATCTTCGTTGTTAATTCTTTAATATCAGATGCTGTAGTGGTTGTTGTTTTTGTATGCAATCGCTGTAATGCTGATAATTGCTTACGAAGACGACTCATATAATCATCTTTAGCGATATACTTAAGACTCTCCACTATCGCAACATCAACAATGGAAGTATCATAGTTCATAGATATATCCTCCGATAAAAAAATAGAAGAATACACCTAATGATGTATTCTTCTATGTGTATTATTAAGTAGTCAATACTATTTAGTTTTAGAGAAAATCATAGTATCCACTTTAGCATCCAATGTTGTTAATTCTGCATCATCGCACGTTTTCACTTCTTGGATATCGGAGAGATGTACAATTTTATCAGACGTAATCGATGCTAATGTATTAATATTTTCATGAGTATGAGAGTTAGTAACCATACTATCAATGGACTCTGCTGTTTGATTAAAGCCCTTGATGGTAGCTAATGAAATACTCATATCCAACATTGTAGAATCAGATACTTTATATTGCATGGTACCATAGGCATCTTTATGTACGAGATACATAGCCCAACCATAATCAACAGTAATATCACCCGTTGCATCCAATACCATAATCATAGCATCTTTAGGTTGATGTTCAGAATCATCTAACATAGCTTGATAGGTTGGATATTCTAGCACGGTACGAGTTGAGTGAGTCGGTACATAACCATTCTCATTAATAGTCGCTAACGTTCTAAGGGCACTTTTGAATGCATCAGTTACATGAACACTGTCATTAGCTTCATGATGATTCCATCCTTGCACTTGTTCAATCACTGTTTTTGGACAAGTGACTGTAAAGGTTGTGCCATTATAACGCTTCATTTCCATGGTGATTGTCTTCATATTATATCACCACCTATTATAGAGTATCCCCTAATACAAATAAGCCTTGTAATACTTGTGTATTAATAAGATATCCATTACGAGCATTGTTTTTATTACCATCATCTTCATTGACGTATTTTTTAAATTTATCGAATGTGTTATATGTACCATAGAACGTATTTAAATATAGGTTTATATGTTCCCCTTCAACAACTAGGAAAATACTATATGAACCATTATTATTTAATGGAAACATTGGTGTTAAAAATGTAATATTTCTACCAATAGTTGATAGTGGTTCAATATCTATTGTAGCAAGTGGTGTTAATGGATCTTTTAGAAGAATATCAGTAGTCGATCCATCTTCAATATCGTTAACTGTCATAAGAACTGTAATATGAGAACCACCAGATAAATAGGTCTTAATTCCAAAATTTTCATTTGTTAAAGCATGAGTAGCTTTTTCAGTATCAATATTATCAAAGTTAATAGTGGTTGATAACTCGGTTGCTTCAATAAACGGTATATCAGATCTTCCAATTTGTGGAGTATCAGCTGCTCGATTAGTATTACTATTTTTTACCGCTTCTTTAGCAGCTTCTACAGCAGATTTAATTTGTTCATTAGAATCATAGATTTCAACAAATTCTTTAGAGCCATCGCCAGCTTCATTCACAACATAAATCTTTTTTAATTTATTAATTTTAGTAGCCATCTATGAAGAGCTCCTTTCTAAAAAAAATAGAAGAGACATATCGGACGATACATCTCTTCTATTATATGAGTTTCATTCGTTCGGATCATATACTATACAAGTATATCGATTATAGAATTGTTATTCTATACGGATTAGGTGTATAGTACCCGATAACTCATATCTTTCATATGGGCTCGTAATAATCTGGAAACGAACACCATCAATTCGGTAGTGGACGCTTTTACATCAGTCTGTAATGAATCTACACCGATAGTATGGATTTCTATATAGGTTTTTGTAGAGTTGATAATATCTCCAGTTCCTATATGAATAGAACATGTTTCCAAATTAATTTTGTTTGGATTTTTAAATGGTTGACCCATCACTGCTCGATAGATGATTGGGAAGCTTGGAGTTGCTAATATCTTTAATACATCTCGTAATTCAGCATCAGATATAGTATCGGTTTTCACCATACCCATTCTAATACGAAATGTGGTATTTGACTTCTTCGTCCGTCGACTCAAATTTTCAAGCGGTATACCCATAGCATCTGCTAGCCGTATCGCTTTATCGTGACTGATAAGTCCTATACGTTGTTTATAGCTATACAATGACGATTGAGCTATGTCTGCTTTACGAGCTAAGTCAACATACTTAACACCTTCTTCGAATACCATATACTCTATGGTATTCGCTACATTTTCTTGAAATGTTTCTCTATCCATACTACTCTCCTAATTTATCAATATATTCACACATCGATTCTGGTGACATGGTTTGTACATCTTTCATCGTATGTATATCTTTGGTAATATCAAATACGATATTTACATCAGAATCATCAAAATGAACACAATAGTACTCGCCAGTCTTCTGATTATAGAAGCCCATATGATAGTCAGTTATAAATGGTGAACAGCTTTGTTGGTATCGATGATAGAATCGTTCTAACCATTCAGATATAGATTGTAAACCCATATGATGTAAACCATATCGAATCGTATATATATCCATGATCTCACGAAGCTTCATTCCTTCTGATGTATACACAAAGGTATCAACATCGATGAATTCTACATAGACCTCATCATCCAGTGCATCGGTTGTTGATACAACGATTGTTTCATTAAATCGTGTCTTACAGATTACGGAAGAATCTAGTAGTTCCATATCTGTAAGTATCCCATCAGTAAAGAATGACATATACTGTGCAATATCTTCAGCAGTTCCTTTATAATCAGGAAGCACATTCGTTGTTAGATAGGATTGGGGCATTGTAATATCCAATACTTCATCAATCTCGTTATCATCCGACACTACGACGGTATCACTTTCTGTTTCTTTACTAATCGATTTCCTAATCACATCTTCAAACTCAAAGAAGGTAATGAAACGTTTAAATTTACCATTCTTGTAATATGCTATTGGGTAGTTATGTAACGTACTAACAGTGAAAAGGTCGTCGAACTTTTCTTTGAATTCAGTTTCCTTAATAGTAGGGATCACATACGCCTTCTTACCGTTAGTACTTCGGTATCCATAGAACCGATTATTCACTACAAATGGTGCCCAATATCTACCAATAGCTAAATGTAGGTCCATAAGATCGGATATCATCGGATTATCATAAAAACCAGATGTGATGATAGACAAATCTACACAATCGGTTAATTGGCATCCAAAGGTTGCAATAGGCGATTCTTGTTGCATAGAATTGAATAAATCGATATAGATACTCATTGTATCAAAGTCATAGTCTTTAACTCTAAACCGAATACATCCTTCAGGCATAGGGAGAAGATATTCTTTATCAGCGATCTCCATAAATCCGAATTCAGAAAAATACAGTCTAAGTTCATCCCAATTCGTTGGTGGAACAAATGCCATCATAGATGATTTAGCAGAATACATAAATGGAAGCTTCTGCATAGCGGCATCGAAGTCTTCTCGGAATGAATCCCTAAGACCTGTGTTGTCTAAGATATATGATAGAGCTTCAGATTCATGAATTCGGCTATACTCTTCATCATTCATGGATTCCAATACATAGTTTTTAATAATGTATTTTTCACCACTTGGTGTGATAAGGGAATCGACAATCCGCTCAATGTTACGATTGATTACTTTTAAGTTCATTGTGTTAGTATGACCAGAAATAGTCATCGTCTTATGTTCCACATTGAACTTCTTAATATTCATTTGGGATTTTAATTTAATCCCTAATACTTTTGCGGTTGTTTTAGGATCTTCAATAAGATTAGTCATCAAAGAATCCAATAGTTTTCGGTATGAGCTTGTTGGTTTTTGTCCAAATACTTTAGACTCTACCATTACGTTAAACAATGTACGATTTGCCATGATATTTTCCTCCTTAATTATTTTTTCTTAGTATCATCTGAACCAAAGAAGGGTTCATCTACAATAGCAGGCATAGAGTGTAAAAATTCTATAATCTTATCTTCTGCCCATTGTATATGGGTAACTAATTGTTCGGATGTTATATCCTCTATTTCATTGGTGCGTTTAAAGCGGTCAGTAATGACTACGTCCAGTCGTTCCCATCCATCAGTACCAACTCGTAATTGGTATACAAATGTTTGGTCGATAAATAGTTTAAACTTCGTCAATAACTGATCATTCTGAGTTACTACATCAAAAGGTAATCCGATATAGTGATGGTTATTATAATCAATCGTTGCCATTGGATTATCGATTGCAATATTATCTTGCTTAATTAATTTTGTGATGGTCGTAGTAATGGTGCGTGTAAACGAATGCTTATAATCTAATACGTCTAATAATCGTATACATTTTTCAATGTCCTTTTCCGAACATATCACCATAGACTCAGCAATCCACTCACTCGTAAGCATAGCATTAATTTGAATAAATTCATTAAGCTCTGTCGAATATGTTAAAACCACGCTAATCTTGCTATTGACTGGTGAATTATCTTTAAATAGCAATATCTGTTTTGGATAGTTTTCTTGTGGAAATTCCATATAATGCCTATGGTCAAAATCACAAGCCATAATCAATTGAGCCATATCGTTAATAGTATTCATAATTTTCTCCTTTTAATCATATAAACTATCATCACGATAGTCATGCAACTCAATAACTTGTTTTGGTTGGTATTGAGGAATAAAAGATGGTAATCGTTGCATCGTGGATATAATACGTTCTACCGATATAGGATCTCTTGCATCCAATGATAGAATGGTATTTGTACCCAATGGTAATTCAACTGATAGCATCAATGATAATAAATCATAATTCACTTCTGTATATACTGCCTGTATACTTACATGAATATCATTTTCATGATATGACATGAATTCTACATGTTCATCACCTACTGCATATTCCTTACTCGTTTGCCAATTAAGGGTTTTTAAGCTATCATATACTGTAAATAGCATATTCATAATTCTAATCCTTTCTAACAGTAAACACAGTCCCATTAGGTATAGTACCTAATGGGATATATTGTATTATCACGGATTGACTTAGCAATCAAATTAATAATCGTTTTAGATGATTCATTGGTATCATTCCAGTTTAGTGTACTCATATACCCTGTTTCTTTATTATGAATCTCCAGTTGAATCGACTCAATATAATCGATATACCTAGTTGATTTGACGATAATCCAGCCATTTGAACAATGAAATTCAACACGTTCATGTGCTTTTTCAGTATCATAGTTAGCCGATCTAATTGACCAACGAAGAGGTGTATCAAATATATCTTTATATGCATCTAACAATGTATATGGTAAATACTTAGTCATATTATTTACCATCTTTATTTAAGACATGGTCTAAATCTATTGGTGCAAATCTAAGATCCTCTAAATTATCAAGTGAATGCCAATTAGTGCTATCAATTGTTAAGTCCATATGACCCGGTATTATACCAAACTTATACGATAAATCTCGGTGATCTAAATATTCATTAGCTATTAGCAAATCAAGAATATGACTGATATGTTCCTTAAATTCAACGGATGGTTCTAAGGCTATCCCCAATATAGTCTCACCATATAAGAATCTTACTTGCTTAAAATATAACTGCATAGAATTAGCATCTGTTAATACTACTTCGAGATGAAATTCATCTTTATCATCAGCTCCTCTAGTGAAGACTTTTAGTGTTGGTCGCTTCACATTATTTAGATTCAATGTAATCTTAGTTACATTAGGAATTAGACATCTGCAAATAGCACTTTTACAAGCTTCAATATAGCGTTCTTTTTGTTGTTCTGTTAGTTTCATTTTTACTTCCTCCTATGAAATATAAATATACGTAATGATAATTAAAATAAATGTGATGACTTGGGCAATCTCCAAGACTTCTGGGCCTTTACGTCCCGTTGTCATAAAGATCAATAATCGCATCAGTGTGAATATAACAAGTGCGATAATTAATGAGTACATCGTTCGTGTGTCGATGATATGCATAGTATTTTCCTCCTATAAATAAATTGTACCTATATAGATAATATATACTTATAGTTGATAACGTTTTTTTTGACATACTTATAACTATTAAACAATTTTGTTTTTATAGAAAGGAGCCTACGAATGGCTATACAAAAAAAAATACAACTTTATGTAAGTGATGCTACAGGTAATCAAAAATCTGCGAAATATTATCGCATTCCATTACCTGCTGATAACTTACCTTTTAATAAAGAAACCAATATCTATAAAAATATGATGCATTTCTATTGTACTATCAGTGGTGATAGTGCAACATTTGGTGCGATTGGTTTTGCAGATCCTATTGTTGGTCTATATGAAACAGCAGCTACCCATAACGGTCACTTTGATAGTGAATCCACACTCGTTAATTTCAGAAATATCACACCGACTATTCCTGAAAAATTATTAAACGATGGTGAACTATCCTTTGATGTACATGGTTCTGTCGAAACGATTCGTTATAACTCTGTGAATGGATATGCACACCAAGGTTACTCCATCTTTAATAACCCTGGTAATGAACAGGCTAAATATCTTGAAAAAATCGTTAAGAAGTCCGGTATATTCCAATCCAGTAACGTAATCCGTTCCAATAGTGAAAATGACTTATCCCCATTTGTTCCATCCGACTGGCAAGAGTTTGATACTATGGAAGATTTATTAGTAGATGTTCGTAAACGTATCAATGATGTCAAAACAATGGATCGTGGTGAACTATACAGTTATGAAGATTGCGTTGCTGAACATGATAGCCATTTTAATCCTAACTTGGGTGAGTTACAAAACCCGTTGGGTACAATACATGATTTTAAAGTCCTTGACTTTGGTAATGTAACTCTATCAGCCACCCAAACAATACAAACTGGATGCGATGGTCATCAACGTATACTATCACTAATCAACAACTATTTGTTACAAGGTCGCAATGTAGTTGTCGATACAACTACCTTAACCGATGAAATTGCAATCGTTAATAATAATACATTTAACGCTATCATAAACACAGTCCATCGAATTCAACCTAATACTGGTGATGTTAGTCTAAATGATAACTTTGGTGATTATGGTACTGCTATTGTATTTAAAAACAAAGCTGATAGTGCCAATATTAAATTGACATTACTTAACCTGATGGAAAACTTGACTGCATTAGCTGCTAATGAAGCAACTCCTGTTGATAAACTTACCGAAGCATTCAAATGGGTACCAAATTCTACATTAGTAGAAACAGGTATTGCTATGCCACCTAGAATGACAACAACTGATATTCCTATCAATGATTTCTATAAAGTCAATAATAATGAAAATATCAGATATCTTGATGTAAATAACTCAAGTGTTACTATCAAATCAACCCCTGGTACAAAATATAAATTATTTGCAAAATCAACTAACGGTTCAGTTGATAATGTTCCTGTAGATAACACATCTGGTGAAGTGACATTTGACCTCTACAACTATACTCATGGTCCAATTGGTAGTCAATTAGCTGATCTATATCTCGTTAAATATGAACCAACTGATATTACAGTATCTTGGTAACATACATTACATAATAAATAGAGAATACCTTTCGGTATTCTCTATTTCTTTATCATTTAATTAGTTTTTAGTAACAGTTACGTTTACATGACCAATTAAGTCATGAGATAGTATGATGATGGCTCTATCATTTTTAGCAGATTCATCAAATGGGTCATTTGTATTAGGTGTACCACCATTGTAATTGATAGTTGCGGTATTACCTACAAATGTAACCTCTTCTATAGGGTTAACAAAGTAATGAGAACCAGATCTACTAGTATGATAATATAATACATACACTTTGCTATTTGGGGTAACAGTATCACTAGTGATGGTGATAGTGCCTGTGCCACTATATTGTTTAACATTGTATGCATCTGGTATACGATGATACTCATCGGTTACTGTACCAGCTTCAATATCAATTTGAGGATATACACGTTCTAAAGCAGCACTGGAGTATACATTAGCTTCATCGATTGTATATAAATTATATAGTGGTCCGCGATTTTCAGCTGCTGCTTCACCCCATGTTTGAATATCATGTAATACTTCATCGATTGTATCAAATTCAATCCAATTAGATGGTATAAATCCACTCAAATCATTTTCAGAATCAGATTCAATACAAGTAGAGAACAAATTATTCTTTTTCTTATTCTTATACCAGTAATGATACTTTTCACTACCCTCACTATATTCAGCATTAAAATCACTAAGGAAGTTAGTTTTATCATAACCTAATCCATATTCATAACTTGTACTTAATTTAACTAAACCTTCACCATCATTCATAAGTTTTTCAGGAATATATGGTGTTAAATTAGCAGCGATTGCATCAATATGTTCTTCACCAAATATAACTGCATCAATTACACTTTTTATTACCATACCAATATAGAATTTATCAGCGGATACTTTGGCATAGAACCGAACTAGGTCTTTATAAACATTATCTGTTCTATTAGCAGGTTTACTATCACCCGGTAATGGGATTCTATAATATTTGGAACTTTTAGTGGTACCAGTAACATCACTCACGTAGAGTTGTATTTTTTTTTGTATAGCCATTGTAATATTTCCTTTCTAAAAAAATAAAGGTTATAGCTTATGATAATGTCAAAAAAAAAAAGAAGCGGTTAAACCGCTTCTTTAATTCTGATAATATTGTCATGGTTTAGATATGCATCATATCTATCACCAATGCTACAATAATACCAATCTTTACTTGTTTCATCTACGATTCTGTTGATGAAGCCTTTTGAACTATAAAGTTCATTATAAACTTCACCTCCCAAAATGCTATTATGCTCCCGTTTGATGGAAGACCAAGTAGGATTTTTAATTGTTTTACTGAAAGTTGTCCAGCCGTTCCAGTTGTTTTCTGGATGCGGTAAACTACCTTTAACCACTGCTGATAAGATCTTTAGTCCTTTCTTTGTTTCAACTAGGTTAATAACGCTTTTTACTTGGGTTACCCCATTTCTAATATCTCCCGAACATGGTCGACTTTCAAATCTATCGGTATAATATTCAATGGATAGCGTGATAACATTACTATCATCTTTCTTATAGAGAGTTGCTCCATACTGAGCATCCAATTTACCGACAAATTTAACGATTTTTTCAATGTTTTCTTTTCTCATTTTCATATTCTCCTATAAACTAAATATAAATATTATGAATAGAGTATAGTTTATCCTTTTATTTCTATCTCTATTCATGATTATAATATATACTTGTATATCTATACTTTACGGTTATTTTTGGTTTTACTAGTACTATGTATTAATAGCATAGACTAGGAGGTAGTATGAAATTATCACAATGTACATCAATGAATCAAATTATAGAGTATTATATCTCTAATCAAATTACAGATACTGGAAGAAGTTCAACCAATAAGCAATCAGTATTCTATGTAAAAGATATTGACAAAACACATACAGCAAACTGCATCGATACAGCTATTGCTAATATGTGTACCTTATTAGATAAAAGTATCGAATCGGGTATCATTGTATTCACAATGATTATATCATCAACTAAATCACAAACTCACTATATCCCATATAGTAAAGAGAACGGTTCTTATATTCTATTCAACTATATCAACCCAACACTGTATCATACAATCACCACTAAACGTCTTAATGACGGTGTTGATGAACAGTTGACTTGGTTAGTTGACAACTATGAACGAGATTTTAATTGTCATGTGAAACAAACTAAAGTATATATCCCATCAAAGGATATCTGTAACTGTCTATATCAATTCTATAAAGAAAATAAACGAATTTCACAAATCGACATCATGGCTATGTGTCAACAATAAAAAAAGAGGAACCATCTGGTTCCTCTTTTACTCACATATTTTAATATTGTGTATTTATATAATAAATAGAAATTGATTTATGAATCATCACCTAGCCTGATTGTACATGTAATCGGTTGCGATGGAGTCACTTCTATCGTTTCAACAGAATCAGTTTCAGTTGGAATTTGTACATTGCTTTGCATTGATACTAACAACTCCTCAATCCTATCTATCTTAGACTCCATTTGAGTTAATTTCTCATTCACTTTTTTATATCTCTTTTTGAGAATCTTATATAAATATTCAAAATCTTCATCATATCTAGGGCTTGCATTCCTAACGGCTTCTTCAATAACCTCAATATCTTCATTATACCAATCCATAATAGTACCTCCTAAGGGAATAAAAAAAGAGGAACCATTTCGGTTCCTCTTTTACTTACATTATTTAGAATGAACTTCATTAAGAAGTTTTTCAACTAATGCGTTGAGTTGCTCAATCTTTTGATTTTGTTCAGCAACGGTAGTATTGAGTTCATCAATACGATGTTGCATAGCTACTTTACTGTAGCGAGATTCACCATTGACTTTAGTACCAACTTTATAACTTACGCCAGCATTAATTGTTGTGTCTTTACCATTGATACTTGCACCAATAGTGAACATAATGTTTTCACTTGGTCTATAAGCAGCACCTAATGCAATAGCAGTAGTCCCACGGAAATGACCTACGCCAGCCATAATATCAAGCTTATGGTCTGGGTCAAAATCAAGTGGATGTAACGCTGCTACAGCGGCAGCACCAGCTACGCCACGACGAGCTTCTTTTTGGTTATTAGAAACTGTACGTGTCAAACTATCATAACGATCATTTACGTTATTGATAGTTTGGTTCAAAGTATTAATAGCAGAGCTATTGTTGTTAATTTGGTCACTAGTAGCTTGATCAATAGCTACTGTGTAGTTAGGTGTACCATCTGTGTTATTGTTGGATGTTACAGATACGCGATTGCCTGCTGTTACAGTAGCATGAGTATCTTTATCATTTGCTGCAACATAATCTTTCAATTGTTTTACATTAACAGCATCTGTATCAGCTACGCCAGTATCAACACCATTGATAACTTGGTTACCTACATTGATACCATCAGTGCCAAATGCTACGGATTTACCATTGGAATCAGCTCGCATACCATCCATAGTATATTGAGCTGTATCCAAATTATTACGGTTTTCCAAATATACACCGTCAGCTTTGAAATGAGCATCAATGTCACCATCGAATGTGGACATACCATTCTTATCCACACGATTATGTACAGAATCTGTTACCGCACCGAAATTCACAGAGCTCATATTATTAAGATCGGCATTGACATTAACTTTGTATTCTTTTCTACCATAGTTATTGTCAGTTGCAGTAACAGTGGTGTTAGTACCATCTGCCATGGTGTTGTGCTTTTGGGCTTCCAAAGCAGTATCATATAACTGAGAGCCATTAATAGCATCTGTGGAAGTGGCATTCACACGACCGGCTGCTACGTTTTGTAGCTGACGTTTGTAATCGCTCACACCACCATAACCAGCAGTACCATTAGCACCAAAGGATACTACGGAATCAACATGGGAACCAGCAAAGTCAATATTTTTAAAACGAATATCACTGTTACCATCTTGGATGTTTGCTACATCAGTACCTAATTCTGTTGTACTATTAGTACCAATAGCTACAGAATTAGGAACACTAGCGATTGCGTTGTTACCAATAACTGTGGCATCCATAGCGGTTGCTTCGCTATGTGTGCCTACGACAATGGCACCTTGGGCAGATGTTTTACTGTTGGACCCATAAATCAATTGCTCAGGGTCAGTGCCAACCACTTGGTTGTTATACCCTGTCACAACTGATTGGATTGCATTGATTTCTCCGTTATGTGCGCCGATAGCAATTGTGTCGTCTGATTTAACAGTGTTATCTAAACCAACTGCAATACTTGTCGCACCTAATGCTTTACTATCATTACCTAATGCAATAGCGTCAGCTGCTTTTGCTGTAGCATTAGTACCCATTGCAAATGTGTATGCTTGAGCATATGCACTAGCGCCATACGCGAAAGCATTGCGACCATCAGCAGTGGCATTTTCCCCCCCAACGAATGCGTTCTCACCATTCGCTGTATTGGAGTTACCAAATACAAGACCGTTTTGTGCTTGGTTCACAGTATTATTGTAACCAGATACATTCACGGAAGTGCCGTTAACATGGTTTTGGTACCCTGTCACGTTACTATAGTTACCAATTACACTGTTTTGGTAGCCGCCAACTCTGGACCCTTCAGAGTTAACGTAATTACCTTCACCTACAGCAATGGTGTTTCTGGAATTAACGCTGTTATTGAGACCTACACTCATTGTATAGGATGCGTTGTTAGTATTCCCTTGACCGACATTAATATCATTGTCAGTTACAGTTGTTGCACCAGCAACACCGCCAATTAAAGATGTTAAAACTAAAGCACTTAAGATAGATTTGTTTGTTTTCATTTTCATTATCTCCTTTTGAAAACCAACCCTAATATAATTTTAGGATCATAGAAAAATGATGTATAGAATCCCTTTCTATACGTAAAAATAATATATATTTATTTTTTTTTACTTTTTCACCTATTCTATACACCATAATGTAAAAAAATAAAAGAAGTGGATTACTCCACTTCTTTTATTACTATTGCTTGTAGTTGCTGAATAATGGTATCTGGTACTTCACCTTTATATGACCGCTCAATAACGACATCATTACCATGAATCTCCAAGTCCATTGATAGACTCATTCCTAATAAATGTTTCAACCAACATGTCGCTTTCACGTGTTCGGTTTTAAAGAAATATGATTCAATAATACCATACTCGGTACCGGTTTTTCTATTACGTTGCCAAGGTAACTCACGTATTTGTTCAAATGCTTCTTTTAATATCATCATTTCCTCCTTATACGTTTATACCTCTCCCATAGTATTAAATGATACGATAGTCACTTAGAATCGCAGATAGGATAGGAATGCTCATATAGGTTGCATTCACATGTACAGTATTGACTATATTGCGATTCATATCATTGCCAAGTATAGTTATACTTACATTATCTAATTCAGTGCAACTATCATTCATATCAGCCCATTCGATATGAAGAATCAAGTCTTCTGTGGCAACATCAATTGATAAATCATGTTGCCCCATTCGTTCTCCATATCGTTCGGTTAATTCATTAACAAGGTCTTTGAATTCCATCATACTCACTCCTTATGTTTTAGGTCTATAATAATTGGTTCTTTTTGTGTACGACTATGGGTCGTAAAGTCACATGATGCTTCCTTACAATTTTTACATATACCCAAATTATCCAAATTGATATAGTTTGGATATAGATCATGTAACACATCATAGATTTCAATGGCTAATTCACGATGCTCTAAGGATGCCCGTTTACATACACGTTTCTTTAAGTATTCCATCCATGTACGTAAATTACCAGAGATGGTTAATCGTACTTTACTACCTAATGGTAACATATAGGCAGCTTGTTCATAGGGAATACCCATCTTAATCGCTTCATTATAATTAGCAATAGAGGTTTCAATCGAGTTATTAATAAACTCTTTAAAGAATGGATTAGCTTCTTTATTGATATACCCATTGGAACCCATATCCATACCACGACTCGATTGTACAGTAAAACTAAAGTGTCTATGACGTGTAATTTGAGCTAATACTTTTTGACTACAGGTCAAGTCTAATGTAGCAATCGAATGTTCCATAACACTTAGATGCCCTGCTTCGATAATATGTAATAAAGCCTTATCCCCAATCGTACGATTGTAACATTTACCAGTAGCAATCTTAACAGCTTCAATATCAGTTGATTGAATCACTTCTACATTGTAATCTGACATACTATATCTCCTTAGATATAAAAAAGAAAAGATGTGAGTATATACGATTAGGTATATACTCACATTCGTTAAATATCGTAGTTTGTCGTAGGTTCCCCTAAGATAACATATAACATACCTTCATCTTCATCTGTCATATAGGTAATATTGAAGTTATTAGCTTGACGCTTTAACATTTCCATGCGGGCTTCATAGTATTCTACGGGGTTATTTCCGATTTCAATACTCAAAATCCCTTGTTTAGCATCTTCTTCTGCCAATTCCTTCATAATTTCATATTCTTGATCTTGTGGTTCTGGTGCATCATCAAAATACAATTTATGTACTTTAGCAAATGGTGTACAAGAACCTGATAGCCCAGGAGATGAGCTAGAGTATACGTTAATATCCAAATTACCTAGATAACTTGGATGTACCCCTCTGAATTTAACGTTGATATTACGGTCTGATTTAGAACCTAAGCTATTAGGACCTTTAACCGTATATCGTAACGCTGAGAAGATATCGAGGTCATTCACCCGATCATCGTACTTTAACAATTGGGAGGTTTGTAATAATTGTAATACAATATTCCCTGGGAACTTAAAGATATTCTCAACTTGTTTAAACGTTGCTTTACCCTGAGACGATAATAGACGGTTGACACTCTCACCAAGACGCATAGATAACATAGAGGCAATGTATTCATTTAAGCGAAGACGCTTAGTGGATAAATCCATATTATTCTTTTGCTTTAACTCAGCGAAGTTTTGAATCATCCATCGAACGATGGAATAGATGGATTGTTTATTGATTTCTGATACCTTTAAGATATCCTTCGTTGTTAAATCCAATAACCGTTCGAAGAATGTGATTGTACTATTACCAGAATCACGCATCTTATGAGCAGTCTTAGTAAATAATCCACCGATATGCTCAGTCCAATAATCAATATCTTCCAGGTCTTCTATAGTAGTACGAGTACTCATACATTCTTTCAACATAGCGGTTACGGCTTTCACGTATTGGTACTTATCAAAGAAATGACGACGCACTTTCAAGTAAATATGTTTATTAACCTTGAAATAATAATGCTCTTCATCTTCTGGATATGGTTCCGATACAGCATCAATAATACGTTCTACCGCAAAGTATGATAGGGTAGCACTAAAACCAATCTTAGCAAAATAGAATAGGAAGACAGGAATCTCCCGTTTAAATAATGCTAAGAAGTAACTGACCACATCAAAGGTTTCACCTGTGCAATCTGTTAATGTATTATGACGGGTATTCACAACAATTGGCATCAATGATTTCAATGTAATACCATTCTTACTTACATAGGTACTGTTATCAACCAATTGGTATAGTAAGAAATACTTCTTATCTTTCAAGGTCATATAGTTATTATGATCTTTCTTAGGTAATAAGATAGAACGAGTGATAATCTTGGATTTAAACTCGTTATTATCAATACCCTCTATATGGAATCGCATTGTCAATTCAAACACTCTATCAGATTTGATATAGTGGTATTTGATATGCTCCTCTTTTTTCTTCTTTTTCTTTCGACTTGTGATGTATTTATTGATGTCTATTTTCGATTCATCATATTCAACAGTGTAGTCGATGAATTGAATGGATCGAATGACTTCCAATGATTTGAATACATTCACAACGAAATCAATCAAGTCGTCTTCATATTCACGTTTGATCAGTTTCATATTCAACTGATCTTCATTAATGTTCTTAAAGTGTTTAATAAACTTCTTCATGCTGATGACTCCAAAAACAAAAAGTTTATGTTAGATAGGGATTACCCAGATAGAGATATAACTCTCTATCTGGGTATTTGATACTAGTCTTCAGTAGAAGTATCGTTTTTAGCACCCAATTTAAACACTTCACCAAGTGTTACGAATGGCACCAAGTTACCTTCTTTTTCACCTTCTTCGGAATCACGAATGGTGGTTCCCAATGTCATGATAGAATCTAATACGACTTCAACTGGTTTATTACCATTAGCTTCGGTTTCAGCAGCTAGATGTTTAGCGAATTCTTCTAACCATACTAATACAACTGTGGATGCAACTTCAGGTTGCACAATATTCAAGTTGTATTCCTTGCTTCTTAAATGTGCGACTGTGGCAGTATCAACTGCTTTTACAAAGTCGCGGCTTTCTTTTTGTACTTGTCTTGGACGGAATCCCATTTCCATTTCCTCCTTATTAAAAATGACATGTCATATGCGTATAGCATATAATGATGTTAACTTCATTATAGTTATTTACTATCAAAGCCAAATCGATCATATGCTTCAAATACGCCAATCACTGGAATATTACGTTCATGTGCTTTTTTGATTTTACCGCTGTTACCAGTCGGATTATCAGCAATTACAAGACCCACATCTCCAGTGACTGAGTTGACTACCTCAATACCTATTGAGTTAAGATATTCCTCAAAAAGTTTGTTCCTGAAACCTGTGAAAACCACTTTAAGTGATACATCTTTGGATTTAGTAATCTTGACTGTTTGGAGCAAGAACTCAATCAAGTCTCGATTCTCTTCAATACCATCAATGATCTTCTTAGCTGTTGTTTCTTTGATACCAGGAACTTTGCATAATATACTTTCTTCACCAGGAGAAATATCTAGCAACTCATGTATATTATATATACTCAAAACTTTATTGAATATTTTTCGACCAATACTCGGAATACCGATAGAACCAATCACTCGATCAATGGTACCCGATGCATTGTTGATGGATTCCACCATATTCACAAAGCTCGTTTCACCAAACCCTTCAAGGTTAATAACCTCATCTCGTTTTGTGTGGAGCATATATAAATCTTGAATATTCTTTACAATACCAGCATGGTATAATGCTTCTATTGTGGCTTCCCCGATATTTTCCATATTCATCTTTTCACAATAGTTATAGATTTTCCCTATCATGCGAGATGAGCAAGATGCATTTCCACACATATACTCTGGGTTAAATACGAGTGCTTCCCCACAATATGGGCAATGTGTAATAGCTTCAATTCTTGGATTACCAGAACGATGCTGTTCACAATATTCATCAACTAGGAGATAGGGAATGATTTCATATTTCACATTGACCATATCACCTTTAGCCAATTTCAATTCATTGAATCGGTCATAGGAACCTAAGCTAACAGACTTAATCGTCTTATTATTGAACTCGAATGGTTCCACTTTAGCAGTGAATGATACTTTACCCATTAATCCAATATCTTGCTTCACATCTAATACGGTTGTATAATTAGATGGTTTAGGGAACTTATAGGCAACTTCGAAGTTATTTGTCCCTTTACTTTCATTACGACCAAGATAATCAATGATATCTTGATCTATAAATCGGATAACTAATCCATCACATTGATAGGGAAGTTGATCGATGAATCGTTTAGCTCGTTCCACATACACTGGAAGATTCTTAGCTGTGAATTCACCCGAGTCAGCATAAAAGTCTTCAAACTCATATGGTGGACAAGCAAACATACCTTCTCCACATTTAGAATGGTACGCAATTAATTGGTCACCTGACTGTAACATCAATGCACAAATTGACATATATTGAGCATGGACATCGGTGAAACTAATGGAATTCGTTAAACTTGTAATGGCAGACCGTTCATTCACTAATTTACCATCACCAAACTTCTCATTATAGTCTTGGAACTTATCTTTCTGCATAATACATTCGATTTTAAGTCCCACTTCATGACCACGAAGTTCACCAGGTACTAAATCAATCAGATTTACATCTTTAAATAGTGGTGTTCTATCGCTACCAACACCTAAGTCTTTATCACCGCGTGTCACTGCTTTAATCACATGGCCTCGTTTATCAAGTGATAATTGAATCGATACCCCGTCGTACTTAGGATAGAATGAAATGACCATAGGTTTCTTAGGATCCCGTTTCATATCACGTATCTTTTCCATACGGTCTTCATACCATTCCATAATGGAACGATGTGTTGCTATGGCATTTGGGTCATTTAACCGTTCTTCTTTGGTGATATAATGAACCTTTTCCATAGAGCCTTTTAACATAGGATAATCATGCTCTAATTTAACACGGTCCATGGTATGTTCTTCATGACGGTCTTTATGAATCATACGTCCAGTTAATTCAATATAGATTTCATGGAGTTGGTCATATTCAGCATCACTTAATGGAGTGACTTCACCTGTTCGATAGATATCATCCATCATCAATAAGAAGTTTCCTAATGCTGTTACATTAATGACATCCTTATGCTTATAGTTATGAATGAATTCATTATAGAGTTGCACAGCATGTGACGTAATTGTCTCACGAACATCTCTTGTCCAATCACTTGGATCCATTGTGTATAATTCTTCAAACATCATTATTCTCCTTTGTAATATAAGAAAAAGACCCCTTACGGGGTCTTTATTACGTAGCTACAGTTTTAAGTCTGTGGCTCTAAAGCCTAGGACTACACCTGCTGCTACTAAACATCCCACACCCACTTTAATGAGTTTGGATTTGATTGAGTCATCGACTTCTTCGTTGACTAAATCTTCTTCGGTATATGATACGATTGTACCATCACCTTTCTTGAATTGGACTGTTACCAATCCGTCATCAGGTAACTCAACTGTACCAGCTGCAACCGATTTCTTTCCAACAGAGTCTACATCGAGTTCGTCGATTGTGTAGTCATCACTATCGGATTTCTTTTCTTTGCCAATCAATGTAATTTTGCCGATTGGGTTTGCTTCATTCAAGAGATCCTTCATAAGTTCCAATGGAGATTGTTCTACAACAATTTCCCCTTTGATTGTCTTAGAAGTAGCTTCTTTTTTAGTCTTCTTTTCATCATCAAAAATTACATCGAATGTGTTCACTTTGCGTTGTTTCTTTTTGTTTTTCTTCTTTGCCATATCCTTTACTTCCTTTCTGTTAGCAAAAATAAGTTACGCATCGATACGTTACTATAATATATATTTTAAATAAGTATAGAATAATAGAAAATATAACTATATAGTAATTTGATCTTCGCGTGTCAAATTACGTTCACTCTTAAGACGAGAGAATGAATAAATTACTCCTTGGGACTAGTGGTATGATGGGTTTCCATCATACCACTTTTTCATACAAAAAAAAGAAGATATACCGTTTGGTATATCTTCTTCTTATTATTCTTTAAGTTCTTCAATGTCATCATTGATACGAGTTAAATTCTTTTGTGCTGCTTCTACAGCTTCTTTCTTGAACTTAGCATATGCTTTTTCTGCTTTAGATTCAGGACCATCATATTGAGCATTGAATTGTGGACGTAATAGATCATCTAATAAGATTTCTCTCATTTCTGCTTTGGTACGGAAATGAATTTCATCTTTATACACATAGGTATTCATCTTCTCATCGTCTATATCCAACGTCAATCCATTAAAACCAAAGTCAATGTTAGCACCAATCGCTTTCATCTCAGCATTCAGAATCTCTACATTACGATTCTTATATCCATCTTTGATTTTAAACTTCTTATAGTCTAACACATCTTTCGTGAATAACTTACCCACTTGCTTACGAGCAAATGGTGATGTGCGATAGAACAAGTGGAACTTGGAGAGAATAAATGGTCTAACGCCAATACCCAAGTTATTGTTTTCATCACGACCTACAGTAATTGGTGTAGTTGAGTATAGTTGTTCATTGGTTCGTACCTTATTGGATTTTTCAGGTAATCCTTTTTGTGAAAGGTAACCAGTAGAACGAGCGGAGAAGTTCTTTTCAGATGTTTGTTTTAACTTAATCATATACTTCTCACCAACAACTACTTTACTCAATAATGGTATCGTTCTACCCCAACGGTGTACATAGAGTTGGTCACGAGTAAACCCAAACTTAGTGTATAAGTCTTCGATCTTCTTAACAGCTGGCATACCTTCCCACATAGGTGGATAATTAATAAATATGCCTTCTTCATAAATCGATTCGAAGAACGCATCTTTTTCTTTACTAGATAAAGACTTATAGTATTTTTCAAGCTCATCTTTTTCACCACGTTCATTGAAATAGAACATGAATTCAGATAAGGCTTTGAATCGTTCACTATTCGACTTCATCTCTTTCATTTGCTCAATCAATTGATTGGCACAATGATTCAAACTCAATTCAATCCATTGGAAGGAATTGAGTCGATTGATACAGCTTAATGGGTTACAGATAACATCTAAGCGATTACCATTCTTGTCAAATGGCATTTCATCATCGGGTCTGATGACAGATACGACACCTTTATCACCATATCGACCAGTGATCTTAGAGCCTTTGAACAGTCTAACATCACGATCAACACGGAAATCGATGATGATATTGTTAAACACCGTATCATTATCTTTCCATTTATAATCTGGGTCTAAGATATTCTTAGCTCGACGATAGATAAACCCAATGTCATCAGAATACTTAGAACCACTTTCTAAGATTTCTTCACAGATATCAAAGAGTTCTTGGTAATATCGAGTTTGGTTCTCTAAGTAGTAGATGATTTGTTCGTTATATTCCGTTTTAGGAATCTCATCGACTTCCTTATTGGAATAGATATCGATATCAGTGACCCAACCTTTCGTAAAGAATGGTTTGTCATTCAATGGAGAAATCTTCTTCATATTCGATTTCTTCATATCATATAAGATTTGCGTATTTTGGATACGACGTTTGGTACAGATGATACGTTTAGAGACTTCTTCACCAATATCAGGGAAGCCTTTGTATCCTTCTGTATCATTACCATATAAATCCAATAGGAAGTCATTATCATTGATAGATACTTTAACAGTATCTACTTTACGAGATACCATGGATCTAGCAAAGGATTCACTGACTACATACGCATCTTCGATAACATCTGGGTCTAAGATATAGGCGGTTTTAGCATTACGACCATAACAATAGTTATCATCATCATCGTACGATGTAGTTTTATATAATACATCACCTTTCTTAACAGAATCCCCTTCTTGTAATTTATCAAGGTTTTCATTGTTATAGACATACCCGAAGTTTTCTGTTAAGTCTTCGGATTGTTTCTTAAAGATGATATCATAGAAATCATTATCTTCATCGTACAGGATCGTAGCAAATATATATCCTGGACGGTCAGCAAATTTATCAATTTTCTTAACCACAGTATAATTGCTTCTAGCTTTCACTAGACCCGAAGAGTTCTTACCAAAGATATTTTCATAGTTGGTAAAGACTCTTGGGAATTGTGGGTCATTCAATGTATTAAATTGCTTTAAATGACTCGTAAACATGATAGAACGAGTCGATGAAATGTACTGTGGAAATGTCATTAAGGTTAACCCCAAATGTTTATCAGTACCTTCATATTCTTTCGTTTTCTCAGCCAATAATTTAGATACGTCTACTAAATCTTGACTGGATTTAAATTCGCGATTTTCTGCCATAACTATTTACTCCTTATTATATAACAGAATGTTTCATATAGATAAATGTACTTGTGAGTATAATACACTACTAAGACATCGTAAATTTATTCTCAAATTTTTGTAAGAATATCTTAAATGGCTCATATGATAAATCTGCATATAATGCTACTTGGTCATCTGGGTCAGTTGGATCAAACTCGTCATGTATGGAAAATACTTCACATAATTCTCGATCAGTCAACAATACTCGATTGATGCGATGTAATCGATCTCTATTTTCTGCCATATATCGACCAATTTCTTTTTTATTCATGTTTCTATCGAATCTATCATCACAACCATACATTTCCACTCTAGCAAATAACTCCACTGTTTCATCAATCGCTTCAGCAGATTCATCAAATATCATAATCACTTTAACGATCTTAGCGATGACTTCATTAGAATTGGTTTGGAACACTATCAGATTAGTACCAATTGGTATTTCATGAGTAAAATGGTCTATTGTGAGTAACTTGATACATTCACGTAATTCATGTGTCATAGATTCAATTCGTAAACGTCGTTCTAACTGACGTTGCATAAGTAGTTCGTTTCTATTCATCGGTTGCATGGGACTATTCCCTCCTTTCACATAGGTATGATATATACTTCTATTAGTATTTAAAATAACTCGTTGTTACAAATAAGTATAGCTAATTTAAAGTTAAAGGAGAAACGTATATGAGTACAGATAACTTTGACATTTCTGAAGAGTTCATGCGATTAAAAGAGGATGCTCCTCTTTCTAATGATCGTGTAGAACCTTTAGAAGACGCTTCTGACTCTACTCTATATAGTGATGACACTAAAAAGAAAAAGAAGAAGAAGAAAAAGAAAGATAAATTTGACTCCTTCGATAGTGATAAGATCGCTCTACTATTAGACCCAGGTTCACTCGGTAGTGATGCTGATGATATTGGGTTAGATTCTGACGAATTCTTAATCGAGAAGAAAGTCAAAAAAGGCAAAAAGAAAAACCTCTTTGATATGAAGGCAGCTAAGAAGAAGAAAAAGGAGAACTATGAAACTAAGTTCAATCCTGAAATGATTCAATATCGTAAAATCTTAAAAGATAACGATGAAGTAGCTACATTGATCAAAGGAATGGTTGAAGACATTCGTAAGAGTAATACAAGAGGAGCTGGTAAATTATTAACCGACTTATTGATTACTCTCAATAGTACGAATGGTAATCGGGCCTCTGTCATTCGTGATATGGTTAATATCAAGAAAGCGGCGGTTGATTTAGAACTCAAAGCCAATCGCAATAAGAAAGAAGAAAAAGAAGCTCGTAATGAAGAAGAAGAAGGTCTTAATGTATTTAATGCCTTCTATGGCGGTGGTGGTCGTAAGGCATTGCTTGACCAAATTGCTTCTAACTATCATAGTATGGATGGATATTCGAGTGCACAAGATGTTCCTAAATTCACATATGACCCTAGAACCAACAATGATGACGACGTATTCGATGCCATCAATGACCGTTTAGATAACGAGGATATTGATTTCCGTTCTGAAGATGGTAATGCATATATTCGCTATGAATATTTATCACCAGAGTATGTCATTCTAATGCATACGAACAACGGTGAAACAGAATGGGAACTAGAGGCTATTGACAAAGATGGTAATATTATGCCATCGGATTATCCTCGTATTCCAATTGAAAATCTCGGTAAAGTGACATTCAATATGGATAGTATGAGTGCTACCGATGAAACTGGTCGCACATATCGAGTAATCGAAAGCTAACAAAAAAAAAGAAGAATAGGTAATCCCTATTCTTCTTTCTTATGTCCTTTGACCTGTTTATAGAGTTTCTTATACTCGTCATACCCAGACTCAATGACAAAAATTTGACCTTCAGTAATGTGTGGGTTTAAGAAACGAATGTACTTTAGGATACGTCCTAAACCATTCTTTTCCACATTCAATTCCCGCATAACTAAATTAAAGTTACGTGTTTCATAGGTTGCCGCAATACGAGCACAACTTGTTTTAAACAGCATTCGTTTAACGAATAACTGAGCTTCTTTGGTTGTACCATATAATGCTGATGCTGTTGCACTAAATATATACTCTAATTTATCCATATCGATATGGAATGGGTTATTAGTATTTTTTTCCATCTAAATTTAACTCCTTAATCATCGAACCACACACTTTCTTTACCAACTCACTATTCGTTGTGAGTTGTTTTTCTCGACATTTAGCATATAGCTTATGTCGAGTCTTTTTTGTTAAGAAGTGATCAGCTAATTTGCTGATAGGGCTTCTTCCAATTCCTGTTGCCATTATTTCCTCCTTAATACAAATAATAGAGTATAGAGAATGCCTCCATACTCTATTATAATATATACATCAATTACCGTTGGAATATCACATTCATATTATCTTCATATAATGAACGATATGATGGATCCGTAATAATTAAGTTTACTGGATAATCATTGAACATGGTACTTTGTGTAATGATGAATGCTTGCTCCGAATGAATCCGAGATAACATACCTTCCAATGCGGCAAAGAACCGTTCTTTATTCCCTTTATACATAGGACCATCTACTTCATCAAGTAGAATAATGTTATATGTATAGGCGAACTGCTCTAACATAGCAAAGGATATAGCTAGTGTAGCTACTGATGATTCTGCTTGTGATGCATACCGAATATCCCGTACACTCACACCTTTTGTACGATACGGAATGCGGAATTCCTTATCATTCACTACAAACTCTTCTAACACAAAATCATTCTCATATATATCTTTAATAATTTCATTAGCAACGAGTCGTAGTGATTTGAAGTAGGAGTTAATATAAATCAATGGAATCCCTTTGTTAGTCGATACAGCTTCTTTCAGAAGTTCTACGATATCATACCGAGTTTTGATTTGTTCAATCTCTTGACCCAATTCAATAAATTGTGTCCGTTTCACTCGATCATGATAAATAGAATCTTCTAATGAACTAATATCAAACTCTATGGATTCTACTTGTTTATTGTAGGCTGCCAACTTCTCATCATATTCAATCTTATCTTTAAGAGATTCTTTCAGTGTGTCCCGTGATTCCTTAGTGTGTGTTAACTCCGTATTGAGTCGTTCCACTTCATTGGTATATTCGACATATTTACTGAAATCATCTATTAGATCTTTAGTCTGTTCAATCTCTTCTAATCGTTCAGACTCTTTACGATCAAGTTCATCAATTTGTCGATTAAATACACTGAGTTGCATTGTTAGTTTGGATATATTGGATAATATCTCATCTGGTGATTCTAATTGATTACTCAATTGGAATACTTTGGCTTGCTGTTCATATTCAGCACGTTTTTCTTTATGACCGAGGTATTCTTCGTAGTATTCTAAGAATTCAACCTCAGATTTAACGGCTTCATAATCAACAAATTCAGTGATATTACGTTTCATAATCGAGGCGATAATACCTTGATAACCATGATCCATTCGATGTTCTAGCTTAATCGTATTCAATAACATTTGAATCGATTTCAACTGATTGAATACCGTTAATGCCTCATTTCGACAATCAATATCAAATTCTAACTTAATCTTATCTTCTTTTGAATGATGAACTAGTTCTTCATGATAATGAAGATAATATGGGCACTCATTGAACATGTCACAACTTTCGGGTGTACACATTTTGTCAGCAATCTTTCGATGCTGTTTATTATTAGAAACGGTTCGATCCAATTGTACTAACAATTCAGATACTTCTCGTCTAAGTTTAGCCTCAATCTTATCGATTGTATTCGGTTGCACCATATCTTCGACATATCTATCTCTAAAGTATTGAAGACCCGTTTCTGGAAGCTCAAAGACATCTTTCATCTGATAGATGATGATATTGATCGTATCTACATAGCTCATAAATACATCTTTTGATATTGATGTATCATGTTGACTCATGTCGAAACTCTTTTCAAAGGTATCTATTTTTTCAGTCAACTCTTTGACATACCCTTGAATCTCTTCTAATTCACTAGATGCCTTTGATGCTTCTAGTTTTTTATTTTCAGCTTCAAGTAAATCAATCACTCGTTGCTTTTCATTTAATATAATAGCACGTTGCGATACAATACCACTATGACTGAGATTCAGATTCACCAACTTATCTGTGTATTCAGCGGTAGTTGCACTGGATGTAGATACATGAAGATATTTTGGTTTATCTAAATTCTTAATGGTATCTTTGAGATTCTCGATGTTTTGTAAGGTCACATCATATAAGGTTTGTAATGTTTCCATACTATCTAAATTGATAGATCCCTTATATTCATAAAACTTCTTAGTTAACGTTTCCTTATCATCATATCGAGATTTAATCATCTCTTCTTTACGTGCAATCCCAGTATCTAAAATGCTGATATCACTGATATTCAGTTTATCGCGTTTAGATACGGCTAGTTTTAACGCATTAGCTAAGAACTTAGCTTGTTCTTTCGCTTGCTTATAATCCTTCATATAATCTTCCACCTCAGATAGAAGTTTACTAATGAAGAACTTTCTATCAGTAAATGATAGCTTAATGAAGTTTTGTACATTCGGTCCTAATCGAATCAGCTTTAAAAAGTTAGGTTCAATTTGGAACTCAGACTCAACGATTTCGTTAAATGTTTTAACGGTACCAGGTTCATTCAGTTCTTTACCATTCTTTTGAATATAACACTTAACCTGACGGGTTGATCGTTTCCCCGCTGGGGCTAAGTAGATATGTTCAATATAATACCGATCATCCCCTTTGGAATACCAGACTTCTTTATGTCCGTCCATGTCAGGTATGATAATATCAGCATCTTCTCGGGCTTCTAGTGCCCCTAAATATGGGAATGGGTGAAAATTAGATAATAGAGCTGTTTTACCAGTCCCGTTATTACCAATAATCAAACTAACGGTATATTTAGACTTAGTAAAATCAATATCAATTTCATCCAATCCCATTCCTGATTTGATTAGAGCAAAATTCTCTAATCGGATTCGATCCATACGAATAGTCATCACCCTCTTTCTATAATCTATAGTAATAATATATACTTCTTACTTAATATAGATTATCTCTTTAAATTGCTTCTTATACCGTGACTCACGTTCTTTAAACTGAGCACGAATAGAAGCAAACCCTGTATCCACTAATTCAACATAGTAGCACATAATATCATCACCTAATCGTCTAAGACGACCTGATGCTTGGTTACCAGTGATTTTCGAACGGAATGCTTCACAGTTAATCACTAATCGTAAATTAGCAATGGTTTCACTGAACCCTAGTGATGCTGATGTAGATACGATTAATTGGTCCTCATCTAACACTCGCTGTTTCTCATGTTTATCAATACTGGAATTATAAACCCCTATTGATAAACCTGGGTAGATTGATGCAAAGAATTCTTTGACAGCCTCACATGACGTAATCTTAGATACGAGTATAAGTGTACGGAAACCCTTCTCAACTGTCATTCTACGAACATATTGATCCAGGATCTCAAAGAATTGCGTGTCTGAGGTAACTTGATAGTCCGAATATACATTCTTATTAAATCCTTGCACATTCTTACAAGCACTGATTTCTTGCACTGAGGGATGACTATTATACCGATTCACAAACATGGTGATATGTTTCTTAGAATCAGTATAACCAAGTTTAACCTGATCGAATCGCGGTACGGCTTTAAAACATTTTTGAAATATTGAGTTTTCGTCATATGACGACCGTTCCATATTAGCCGTTAAATAGAAGGTTCGTCTTACGTTTGAATGGAAATCAATCATCATCATATTATGAAACTCCATATGAGCTTCATCATAGATTTTCAATCCCACTCTAAGATTGGCAAATAAACATCGAATCCAGTTCCATCCATATTTAGCAGCATTCGATGCGATGGTTCTATGAGTCGTGACAAATACACGATACTTCTTAACAATGGATGGATCGTCCATAATCTTCTCAATCATTCGTGTATTCAGTTCACAGATTCTACGTCTATCCAAATCAGTATACGTATCGATAGAATCAATCCAATTCTTAACAATGTTTTTACGATTTACGATAATAATCGTTTTCATGGATAGAAACGAGATAGCGGCAATGGCACAGAATGTTTTACCTTCACCAGTTTCAGCATTACCAACTAACTGTGTCATATTACCATTGAATTGATATTGGTCTAACCCAATTAAGAACTTAATTAAATCGTTCTGTAATTCACTTCTAGGGAAGCCAGTTAACTTAATAGATACTGGGTCGTATGTGTTGGTAATGGTATTATCATCAACAGGTCGTCCTAATAGATAGGAAATATATTTTAAGTTCATACCCGCTGGGATTGTTAGTGTACTACTCTCTTCATCGTAGTCCATAGCAACAGCTTCTCTACGATAATAGAGTTTGTTATATTTGGATAACATCCCTTCTAGTTTGGGACATTCTCCGAGTTCATAATCTTCAACCTCACAATAGGTTGCATACTTTATAATTCGTCTCATATGTCCTCCATATATACGAAAAAAAGAAGAACCGAAGTTCTTCTTTTCCTATCTCATAAAACTCTGCTATCAGTATGTTTTATGAGATATTATGGTTTAGTTACGTAAATGCGTTTTACGATACCATCGCGACCAGCAACAACATGACACATAGTGCCATCGGCATATCTGAAACTATACACGTTGGCTTGCTCATCACGTAGATAATGACCACCGACGTATTCAGTAACCATTTCAAAACGGTTAAACTTTTGACCTACTGTGGCGTGGTCATAGTGATATGGTCTATATGAATCATATGCGAATCCAATACCAGACATTGAAACCAACATAGTTGCAACAACAGTGGCTTTAACAAATACCTTTTTCATTTTTAAATCCCTCCTATTCAACTAAAATATTATGCACGATACCGGCACGGTCAACTTGCACTAAACATACGGTACCATCACCATATGTGTAATAGTAATTTGTGATTTGGTATCTTGGTAGATACTCTACCTTAGTACACATGGTCACCATCGCATTTGGGTCAAAGTGACGACCTCGGAATGCATGGTCATAAGCACCTGTATTGTATGCGAATACAGATGCGGAACAGGATACTGCAACAGTAGCGATCAATAAAGCCTTTTTCAACATGTTTTTCATTTTCATTTTCCTCCTTATTGAAAAAGATAAGACGTATAGCGAATATGCTATACGTCTATTATTACCATGATAATATATATTTGATTATTTGAGGTTTACACTAATTTCAGCGTCTTCCCCATTAGCATCTTTGAACTTAACATTCACAGACAAGTCTAGGTTCAATATTTCACACCATTTGACCAAATACTTAATGGTCATATTGGATGGCTTATTAATAGCAGACTTCATGTTTGTAATGTCATATTCATTACGGAATCGATCTTTATATAAACGAAGATCGATTTTCATTTCCCCTAATACTGTCTTAATAGCCCGTTTTAAGATATCATCTTCTGGGTTAATTGTGGGAGCAAAGATATTGCTTTCATTCAACTCAGCTAATCGTGGGTCGAATGTCTTTAAGTCAGCATCATCCATTTCATTCATGGCTTGTTTATTAACCATCACGACATTATCTACATCGTGCTCCACACCTTCAGGTTTAACGAAATGAACTTTGCCATCATCATCTTTATAAGCATGACCTGCTTCGATGTATTTATGCTTGTTCATTTTACCATCGTAGATATAGACTTTATCTTTATAGATATAGCCTACACCCTTTTCTAATCGTTCACCCTCTATATAGGGAAGTACTGTATACAGTGTATCATTGATACTTATATACATTTTCTCTTTTGTGAGGTTGATTGTATCTTTTTCTGCCATTATATTACTCCTCATTTTCACCTGATTTATTGATTGCCTGTATTTTATCTATCCTAGCACCTAAGTCCATCATTTGTCCAATGGATTCATTGGACCGTTCGCGTAATAGGGCTCGTTCTAGTTGTTCCATCACCATCAATTCGGTATATACAAAGTAATCAACCTTATCCATATTATAAATACAAGCACATAACTCATCATATGTCATATACCCGTAGGTAGCATGACGATTTAGATAAATAATTACACCTTCATATGGTTTATCACTGTCATCAGCATAGATGAGTTCGTGCTTAATCTTTAATTGTTTTGAATCGACTAATGGTATTGTGATTGCTAATTGATTCGCTACAGTTGTATCAATTGCTAATTTCCCTTCATCATCGGTAAAGAATATATCATCACGATCAAATGCTTTTTCCATCGCTTTGAATACTTTCATAAACCGATGAATGAGTCGATTCGGTATAGTCACTCGTCCATTGGGGTCATACCCTCGATTTGATCGAAGAGACATAGAAACAAATCCAGTGTGTGTTGAGTTTGATTCCATGATACGAGTATCACTAAGCCCTTCTATGGAAGGACCTGGTTTCGAAGTAAACTTGTCGCTATTCGGCAATATAACAAATTCAAAGATAAACTCTCCAAATCGTCCTATCCGTCTACGACTTCGTCCTTGCTGTACATCCATATCAACACCCTCTCTAGTATAGTAATAAATCTCCTAGATAGCTGGTGTATAATATATCAATGTATTTTGGAATGAATTCCAAAAATGTTTCCTGAATAAAAACTGTATTATCATTCGTTAATCCATATCGCTCATACAGATACTGTGTAAACATAGGTTCCATAGATGATGGATCAGCAAAATAACTGCTATTTTTAAATTCAGGTAACGCTGGATTTTCTGGATGCATAATATCGGTAAAGAACCATTGACTTGTAATATGTAAACGAATCGCTTTACGTTGTCGATTGGTCATCATCGAATATGCCGTTTCTAACCCATAGGTATCAATCATTTTTTCAAGTTCTTTGACTTGAATGATTCGACGTTTTTTAGTAGTAAAGAGATCGATTATATCCATACATCTCCTCCTATCGACGTCGATTAATCATACTGTATCGTGACAATCGGGCTGTATCCAATGTTTTACGACGATTTTCTTGAATACGTTCTTCCCATTCATGTTGGTCACGAATTTCTTGACGACGGCGTTCTGCTAGTCGTTCTTCTCGTAATTCGGCACGTCTAAGTTCGCGTTCTTTACGTTTTTTGTTTGCTTGGATTCGACCATAAATATCAAATCCAATGACAACGATTACGCCAAGGATGGCTACATAACTAAGTACGCGAATAGGGTCAAGTGTTGTTAAAAATTCCATGATATTGTTCTCCTTTTCATGAAAAAATGAAATAAAATATATAATACCCTATAATACATCGTTCATACGACTATTATAGACTACTAACAGGGTAAAAGAAGATGGTATACCAAACGGTATACCATCTTGAAACCTTCTATTATTTATTAGAGAAGGATTTTTTAGTTTGTTCAACTGCACGAGCAGCCACTTTGTCAGCAATTTTACCTTTACCAACTTCTTTTTTAGGGTCACCAGCAACTTTCTTAAGACCAGTTGCAGTATAGTTTTTGATTTTAGCTTTAGCGATCTTAGATGCTTTAGAAGCATATTTTTTGCTCAAGTATGCTTCGATTTGACGTTCTTGTTTCCACAAAGTCAACAATTTGCGGTATTTAGGATCGTTTGCAGCATTAGCTAATTTGAATACAGCAGCTTTTTGCAAGTGTGTTAAACGGGATTTTTTATCCATTTTCACAATTACTTTTTCCATAGCCACACCCATGTTTTCAGACAATGCAGCCATTTCATCATAGGATTCAGCCATAGCTTGGATTTCATCTGGAGTTGCAAACTCATTCAAGAAAAGAGCGGCGAAAGTAGATTCTTCGACTTCATCATCGTCGTCATCATCGTCTTCTTCTTCATCGTCATCTTCAGCATCTTCGTCATCAGATGGGATATCTTCTGGGTTTACATCTTCTGTTTCAACTTCAGGAGCGTCTTCTACTTCAGTGCCATCTTCAGCAGCGTCAGCTTCCAATGTAGCTTCAACATCTTCATCGGAAACTAGATCAGCTTCTAATGCCAATAGTTCTTCTAAAGATAATTCTTTTACATCAGACATTGTAAGTCCTCCTTTAAAGGAAAAATGTGTTGTACAACGTTATTTACGTTAAAATATTACTATACTGTTTTATATATAGTATACATAATGGTCATAACTCCATTAAGGAGTTGTTTTCTAGTAATTTTTTATTATACGTTGAGTAGTTGTACTAATTCATCCTTGTAATTATGGTTTCGAGTTGTGGTTGTATAGATACGACCTTCACCGCGTTTATATATGGAGATACGGACACAGTCTATATCGACCGTTTCCAATATCAATATATAACCAAAACTATCACTTTCTGATTTAATCGTGAAGGTAACTTCATCATTACTATAATGAAGATTACCTGGGTAAATGCGTATCTCTCGATTGTTCATAAGTTCATGAACTGCAATATCTACCATAGAGTAATCGATATTGAAGGTTTGTAATAGTACACGATTAGGTGTCGTACCAATGATTGAATTGGTTGCCGTATCATCAATGGTGAATAGAATATCTTCTATTTTCACATTCTCATACCTGAGTTTAAATTCAATGTACCCTAGCTTATTTTTTACATAAAACGCTTGGGTAGATACTAACTCACTCAATACGTTTGTTGGATCCTTATAGTGTTCATTCATTCGAATACTATCTGTTGTCCCAATAGCGATTACATCTTCAATACGGATGATATTCGTAAACTTCAAGAGTCTACCGACATCTAATCCGATAAAATTACCGTCTTTCCACACACATAAATCTTTGTAATAATATCCATGGCAGCGATTATAGGCTACCACATAATCATCACGAATTCGATATCGTTGTGGATTGGTGTGAATGATTTCATTACGTTTACCGTTCTTATAAAAGATAGAGGTTACTTTGAAATCATCTCTAATCACATACTCTTCTTCATTATACTCCAGTATAATTTGAGCAAATTTAAAAATAATTGATTCGTCTGGTTGATCGATAGGACCAATTAGACGATATCGTGATTGGTTAGTCACGTCATCATGTGCCACATGATATAACATACCATCATATTTATGTAGTTTAATCCCATGAACTATACGTACATTTTCATCCGTGAATAAATGTAGTAGTTCATGGGATTCTTTATATGATGCTATTGTATTATATAAGGTGGCTTCATCTAATGTGATGATGTGGACTTCTGGTTTTAGTTCCATCATATTGTCCTCCTTATGTATATAATCTGATGTATCGCTATTATAATATATACATCAAAACAAAATTAAGTAGGAAGGATTGTACTAGTATGAATGTGTTTTTGTATGTAATGATTGTTATTCGGAGTGGAACAAAAAACTCAATCCTTCCTACTTACTTGTCAAGGCTATAGTAATTGTTAACGGCAAAAACTATCCATTAAGAATATACATATAACTAATAGTCTCCTATATCAACTCGTGGATAGTGTGTATTCGTACATACTATCCACTTATTATACGACTGATTAGTAATATAACTAGAATTATGTAAAGTAGGTGACACCTTGAAACTCAATACCATTAGAAAATGTAAATGTCCAATTTGTCGTAAGAATTACGTGAGTAAAGATGCGGTATATGATCATATTGAACGTGCTCATTCTGATATGATTCCTGAAGGAATCCCTTCTGATCAATATTACTATGACTTAACACACGACAAACATACAGTCTGTGTCATATGTAAACGAAGAACCCCTTGGAATCCAAAAACACACAAATATGCTAGACTCTGTGGTAGAAAAGAATGTGCTCAAAAGAATAGAGAGATCTTTAAAGAACGTATGATGCGAGTCTACAATAAGTATAATTTAGCTAACGACCCAGAACATCAAAAGAAAATGTTAGCTGCTAGAAAGATTTCTGGTAAGTATCAATGGGAAAACGGTGGAGAACCAACTACCTATGTCGGTTCCTATGAGAAAGACTTCCTATTGAACTGCGATACCGTATTTAATTTTGAATCCGCTGATATCATTGCCCCATCACCAAATGTATATCGATACCAATATAACGGAGAAGATCATTTTTATATCCCAGATTTTTATATCCCTGATCTTCGCTTAGAAGTCGAAATCAAAGATGGTGGAGATAATCCAAATATGCATCATAAAATCCAAGCTGTGGATAAAGTTAAAGAAAAGTATAAAGACGATGCGTTATTGAAGCAACGAGATAACAACTATATCAAAGTTGTGAATAAGAAATATGGGGATTTCTTAGCATTGATCAATAAACTTCGTTCAGATGATCTTTCCCCAGAGGAACGTAGAAATAAGATCAAAATTAAACCAGAATAATATAAAATATTACTTGGTATCAACATACTAGTAGCTGAATAAACTCGTCATTTATTTAGTTTAACCTTTTCAATAGCTGGAAAGTCACGTAGCTCCATAACCCAAACGGCTACGTGACTTTCCTCTATCCTTTTTTAAAATCGATTTATGGACAATGTGGTAATCACAATGTTTATATAGTATCTCATAAGGAGGTTGTAATATATGTCTGAAGTCTTACCTCGTTCTGCCATGGTAAAGGTGACGTTGTCTGATCTTAAGAAAAAAGCTACGGCTGTGTATTGGTCCCTTTGGAACCAAGCTCGTTCCGTAGGTCGCGATGTTAAATTATATCTCCACTGGACAGCTGGTCGTTATGGTCAATTCTGGGATGATTATCATATCCAAATTGATAAGGCTGGTGACATCTATATGCCTGCGGGTGTCAATTTAGACGATATCCTATATGGCACTTGGCATCGCAATACAGGTTCTATTGCTATTACATTATTAGGTTGCTTTGATGCAACTCCTAATGGGTTAGGTAGTGAACCACCAACGGCAGCTCAAATTGAAACTATGTCCCAAGTTGTGTGCGTATTAGCTAATGCATTCGACTTAACTATCGATAAAGCTCGTGTTATGACACATGGTGAAGCTGGGGATAATGAAGATGGCGTTTGGTGCCATGAACCATATGGTCCTAAATCTACTGTAGAACGTTGGGACTTGGAATTCTTAGGAACACCTGAGTCTCCTGTATATGACCCATATGGTAAAAAAGGGTATCGTCGTGGTGGCGATGTTATCCGTGGTAAAGCTAACTGGTATCGTAAAGCCGGTATCAAAGGGGTTTATGATCCTCGATAATGACAAAAAGAAGAGTATACGGTTCAATCCGTATACTCTTCTTCTTATTTTTTGTTATTACGTTGATGGTATTTATAAATCCATCGTACATTTTTAAGATAATATTTGCGATCAGTATTATTGTATTTTGTTACAATGCCTTTGTTATTACAAATAAAACCTTTATTATGTTTACTAAGTCTTCTCTCTAGTATATCAGCAAAATTCTGTTCACCAATGCGTAATACACGAGTATCACATACTAGCATATCACTCATGAGTAATAATCTCTCGTTTATTACATCAATCAACTGTGTTGGTGACGTGAATGTTGTTAATTTCTTAAATGCTTTCTTTACAAATGTTTGTGGATCATCCAAGTATATCTTAACATGATTTCTACATATATCATCAATGACTTTAATACCATTGATGTAGTCAGAAGAAGAAATGACTTTAGCAATCGCCATCGTTTCTTTGATATCGATAGAATCAGGTTTTAACATAGAATTTCTGATTTTAATACCAAAGCAACCACTAATCATATCCACAATTTTTTTGCGAATCGATTTTCGATACTCTTCTCCAATGTATAATAGATTATGGTCATCACACAGTTCATCTGGTAATACCAACTGCACCTTATGTAATCGCACATACCCACAAAATACTTTTACATCCGTTGGTAAGATATCACTCTCTTTTAATATCTCAACGGGAACCTTAATAAACGTTTTCTTTTTCGTTTTTAACATCATGAATCTCTCGTTTGTGAGTTGATGTACATAGATACCAAATGGTTCATACCGTATCATATCCATCTCGTATCGTTGTACAGTTCTCTTCACATGAGAAGCTCCATGTAATACATACTTACTTAATGCTTCACGCATATCATGGAACACATCCGGTCTAAGTGTTCCGATAAAATCAGCTAAGTTATCAAAGTCTACTGTCAGTGCTTGTGAGATAATAACTTGTGATTCTAATCCCTGTTCAATAACAACTGGGTATAGTGTATCGAATGGTCGAATTTTCGTCGACAATGGTAATACATTCACTGTATTTTTACTAGTTGCCATAACCACAACTGGTCTATCATAACGAATGACTTGGGTATCTGGAATCTCCTTGTGTTTATTCTCAGCATCATACCCATTATCTCGCATAATAAACACATCACCCGGTTGTACATGAGATGGGGTAGTGGCTTTTCGTTTCTCTTGTTGAGAGTCTAATATAGAGGACACACAATCCTTATTCATTCGCGAGTTATTGGATTGAGATTTAATCGGTTTACGCTTTTCTCTGAATCGTTTACTCGCTTGGTGTCGTCTACTCATCTTAGTACCTCACCTCCTATTACAAAAAATCTATAAATGTTATACTATGAGGTTCACAAATATATAACATTCATTAATTACTTGTGACAGCAAAAAATAAAACTGTACTATAGATAAGGAGATTATACCTATGATAACTGATATTACTGATATCTATCGGTACCCAAGTGAATACTTTGGGTTACCAGATCAACGTAGATTCCCTATGTATACCCAAGAAGAAGTAGAAGGTTGTATTCGCTTCTTCGATTTATGCGAAGAAGAGTATAAAAATACTCTAGCTAACAATATTGGACGTCGCTTACATGAATTAGGATTAGCGGAATCCATTCAATTCAAAGGTAAGTTAATGCGTTACTTTGACGTTCGTAAATATGGAACTAAAAAAGGTTCTATTCAAGTGATGGAAGCTTCCAATGTAGGCACATTAGAACCAATCGTTGGGGCTACCAATGGTAGTACACAAGTATTATCCAAGAAACTTCCTACTGAAGAATTCAATTCATTAGATGATACCCGTAAACTACAAACGCTAATCGCTAATGGGAATATCCAAACTGTCATCGATGATGAAGATAAACATTCCTTAGCGATTGATGATGTAGCTAAAGAGTACTTAATGAGAGATACCTTAGATTTCTCTCAACGATTAGACTCTGTTGATGAATCTGTATTCCCAACAATCTATCCAATTCTAAGAGAATCGTTAAACAAAGCCTCTCTTCAACTAGAAGCAACTCCATTTATGATATCCTATGAAGGTTGCTATGACTATCCAACTGAATATCAAGCGTATATCAAAATGATATCCAGTACACCTGGTATGTCTGCTAGAGAAAGAGCTGATAAAATCATAGCCTTATTATATAATGGTGGTATGGCTGATATTATCAATAACCTTCTTGAACGTAATATGGGCGATGGAGAGGTTGCACAAATGGTTATTAATGCATTACGTCAACCAGCCGACTATATGGAATATAAAACCATATCCATTCTATTAGGTTCTGCTATGACAGATGATATTAAGAACTATATCGAAAATGTAGCTCCCTCATTACAAACAAAAGGATTCCCAGAATCTCTAATTGGTTTCATTCAACATCTAGCAGTTCCAGTTGGGTTACCGTACGCTATCTATGAATATACCTATAAAGCTATTAATACTGACCGTCCAGCTAATGCAGTATTAGCTGCTCACCTATTATTGATGGATAGTGAACCATCTGATATTGAATACTATATCGAACGTGATACTTGTGACTTAGAAAATCAATTCTGGTTATATAACTCTCGTAATGGCCTATGTTATTACGCTCGGTGTTATGTAGACTTAGCGTCTCAAGCTATTTTCATCGTTAAGTATCCACTTATCTCTGTATTTGAAGGTAGTGTTAAAATTACTGATGAATATCGAGAAGTATGTGGATTAAATCCCGAGAGTGATCGTGATAGAAACATTCTACTTGACCAAATCACTAGACATATTCGATATGATAAGTTAATCAGTGTTCAAAATATCAATCCAGATATTAAGAAAGCTACGATTGTATCCGACACTGACTTTACAGGATACTTACCTTCCATGGTACAACAACTCGATGAATTCCTTCAAGGGATTAAAATGTCATCTGCCCATCTAGGTATCCAATTCAATCCTTGTATGTATTTCGATAATCCAACACTCTATCTACGTGACTATGTTAAGGTTGGTATAGAGAATGATAATATTGCGATGCTTAAAGATGCTGTTACATTAGGTATGTGTATCATCACCAGTAAGCTAGCTGACCGTAATGAAGATTTGAACCTTCCTCAATATAAGGAACTCATTCAGCTAGTACGTTCTACACTATTCCATATTCAGAAGGTAGATCAAACATTCTTGTTCTCAGATTACCTATTTAAGAATCGCTGGGATAGAAAACTCTATATTGTTAGCAACTCTGATAAGCTTAGAGATTACTTAGCTCAAGCCTACAAATACGTATTCAACTTATAAGTATATATTATACAGATACAGTGTCATTCACTGTATCTGTATTTTTATTGTTATTAGAGCACAATACGTATGTAACAATGTTCTAATGAAGAAAGGAGATGATGACTTGAAGAAATCAATCATGCAAATCATCAAATTCGTCCTCATTATAACAGTCATTCTTGGTGTGAGCGAGTACCAAAATGACCCAAAAGCTTTTTCAGTACAAGATGCTGGATCCAAGTACAATAGTGACAAAGGGGACACGTCGCAGTTAGCGACAGAAAATGTAGAGGATGTTGATTTGACAAACTCCATTTATCTAGTAACATCAAAAGACGTTACCATTATTTCAAACGATGGAAAGGAAACCAAGTTAAAACAGGGTGAATTCACTGTCATCCCTGATGAAAAAACTAAATACTCGCTAAGTGAACGTGGATACTTAACATCCATGAATGGGTTAGCAAAAGTACCTAAAGATATTGCTAAAAACTCATTCTATATTCAATTTAAACCTAAAAATACAGATCTATCTGGCACTGAAGTATTTACCAAACTACCAACTGACTATAAGATGGTCAGCTTAACGGAAACATTTAAAAAGTTTGGTAATGCATCGAAAATCCATTTACCTGCTGTGGAAACAACTCGAATTACTCATCTATTCAAAGGTAAGTTTATCGCTTTTGAACTGAATGGGACTCGATACTTTATTCCTGAGTCAGATGTGATTTGGTCTATTCGTAGTGTACGAGATCTTCATCTCGTATCTCGCTATACAGCAGGACGACATGTCGCCCAAGAGAAACGAACCAATATTACAAATGATATCACCCAACCAACCAATCTATCCGCAGAAGAACTTGATAAAGCGTTATCAGGCACTAACCTTGCAGGTCTTGGTCAAGCATTCCAAGCGATGGAAGAACGGTGGGGTGTGAACGCCTTATTTGCTATCTCAGTAGCAGCCCATGAGTCTGGTTGGGGTACTAGTTATTTAGCTAGATCCCGCAATAACTTATTTGGTATAGCTGCGTATGATGGTAATGAAGGAGCTGCGTATGGCTTCTCTAGTCAAGCAGCGTGCATTGATCATTGGGGTGAGATGATAAAAGAAGTATACTTCAATCGAGGCTATACATCTCTTACCTCTGTGAATAGTATCTATGCATCAGATAAGAGTTGGGCAAGTAAGGTACAATCTACCATGTCTGCTATGCAACATAAGATACTCAATTAGAGTTAAATTCTTAAATAAGAATTTATCTATATATTATTTAATTAAGTCGTAAACAAATAGTCAAGTCGAATTGAACTATTCGTTTTCGACTTAATTACTATTTTATTTTTCACTTAGAGGAGGTTGCACATATGAGCAACAATCAACAAGTCGGTCAACAAGGTGGTCAACAAACCAACCCACAACAAAACCGCAACAATCAACAACGTCCAGTGATGGACCAACAAGCCCGTAATTTTAATGAATTATTGGCTAACAACATGGCACTAATTCCAAAGGGTGTTACGTATGAAGTAACAGATAAACAAATCAACCGTAGTGTTGAATTATGTTTGGAACGCCTTGGTGTAGAAAACGTGCATCAAAAAGTATACTGTGTAACTCAATATAACACAGCATTCTCTCAAGTGCTAAAGGGTAAACAAGTTAACCCTAAACACCCAATTGACCCATTCAATGTGTACATCGTTCTTCGACTCGATAAAGAAGATCGTAAACGCATGAAAGGTGGCAAACGTGGTTACGGCCATGGAACTGGATATAATCAAGTTATGAATCGCCTCTTCCATAACAAAGCCGATAAAGCACAAGGTAATATCATGGTCAACAAAAAGTTGAATGAAACGTTGGCACAATTCACTACTCGTGAAGTCAAATTCCAAATTACCCCAAATGGTAATGCGGCTCGTTTCAAATTGGACTGTGATATCGTAATGCGTTATATCTTCGATATCCCTGAGAACCAAGGTAATTTTATCGTTGATATCTTAAACGTACACGACCAAAGAAGAAAAGGGTTCAAAGCAATTATTCACAAAACATTTGCGAATAAAACATTCAAACAAAGCGACTTCGACCCTTCTAAATACGTTTAATTGGTAACAGTCAATCTAATAGGCATGGATCTTCGGGTCCATGCCTATTATTTTTTTACTCCTACACAGAAAATTAAAAAGGAGGCAAATCTATCATGGCAAGAAAACCATACGACCCAAGTCGTTTTAAAGTAGAAGAGATTATTGAAAATATCTCTGAATCTGATACTAGTAATTGGGGTAAATTCATTATCCGAGCATCCTTTGATGATGGTCCTGCTAATATCAATATTCGCAGTATGAAATTAGGTGATGAACCTATCATCGGTAAAGGTATCTCATTAACGAATGAAGAAGTAGATACCGTTGTAGATACCCTTGTAGGTATGGGTTTTGGTAGCATTAGTAAACTAAAAGATAGTATATCGGATAGACAAAAGCAGTTCGGTGGATTCGATATGAATTCATTTATGGGAACTGATGATGACGATGATGATATGCTAACGATTGATGGTGACCAAGATGTTTGAGATTGTTGATGCATACGCCAACTCATTTAAAATCAAATATTTGTTCTTGGATAAGCTATTCAATAATAAGTTAACTGAAACAAATAAAGCCGGAAAGCAAATTGTGCAGACGGCTAATATCTATATCAACTTCGAGTCATTGTATAATAGTATTAGGAATACGACGATTGAAAAGTTCGTTAAAGTAGCCACCAAAAAAGAATTGAATGAGTTATATCGCAATATGATATCCAACTTCATCAACATTGTGGCACATTACCGAAAATACTTTTCTAAGAATCGTATAAAGACAAATATCTTCCTATACTATAATGCGATACCAGAGCATAAAATAGAATATAACAACACGGCGTTGGTTGAGAATTATCGTCAACACTTTTTCAGTTCCTTAACCGATTTGGAACGCTTAACTGTCAATAGTATCATTCAAGAAGCTATCTCGTTTATGCGGATCATTACCGAATACATTGAGAATGTATACATGGTAAGTACAGATAGTGTTGAATCCTCATTAGTACCGATGATTATTAATATGGAGAATAAGTATCCCGCCAATATTAATATCATTATATCTAAAGATGAGTATGACTTACAGTACGTGAACTACAACTTCCTACTTGTGACTAAATTCAAAAAAGATGCTGTCTTGATCACCAAGAAGAATGTAATCAAGTACATGTGTTTCCGAAACAAGTTTGAAGAAAAGCGACTAATCAATCCACTACTCATCCCATTCATTATATCCTGTAATGGTAATCGTAAACGTTCTATTAAAGGGGTTAGTGGGTTCCGATTCATTCGAATCTATAAATCATTGGAGAAGTTATATGAGGCAGGGTATTTAAATGATGACGATGAAGAAACGTTCACCATTACCAATATCGCTCACGTAATCAACCAATCCAATTTCAACTTCTTAAATCGAGATGATATTGCCAATCAAGTAGTACGTAACTATCGTGCCGTTGATTTAGAATATCAATATGATGTATTATCCGATGTACAAAAAGAGAAGATCTTTGATCAACTTACGGATAAAACTGACCCTAGTACATTGATGGAAATCAATGACCGTTATTTCTCTGATTATCCATTAATGTTAATGGAACTCAATCAATATGACATAGTTGATGAAATGAGGGAACAATTATAACATGGGTATCAAGCTAGACACAGGTAATTTACTTAGGAATATATTCAGTTCGGTTAAACGACCGAATATTCCTAAACTAGATGTCAATGGGTTGCTTGATAAAGCATTTAAAATGGGTGGGTCAGCTGGTGGCAATAACCAATTTCGCTCTAATATGCAAAATCACAGGTACCGATATCGAGTGGATGCTTGGCAGGTGTTAATACCCGGTCAAGAACCAATCGATATGGTACCTAGTGCCATCCAGAATATTTTTCTTACCCAATTATATGATGAAGCAATCCATCCTATATTAGAAATTAAAACATTACTTCCACCTCGGTTACATGAGGCGATTGTCAATCATAAAAATGATGTGAATATTCGATTCCGATTGGTGGCTGTCGATATTAACAATCAGAACTCGGGTTATCATGATATTATCAATGATACATTTATTGTATTGATTGATGATGAGGCTCCATTCCAAGAAAGCAAATTATACGATAAAACCAATGAAGCTCAAGGTGGTAAAGGTAGTGGCACATCTTCTGGTATTAAAGCCGAAGATAAACATTGGTACAACGTTAGTGATTATACCGAAAGCTATGAAATCTCCTTATGGAGAGAACGTGATTTAATCGCTATGAGAAAGACAGTCAATGAAATCTATAATGACTGTACCTTATCATCTGCCCTTGGTCATATCTTAGGCAATGCAGGTATTGATAAAATGCTCATTAGTCCATTGAATAATGATAAGCAATATCCTCAAGTGATTATCCCACCAATGAACTTAATGAACGTGTTCGAATACTTACAACAAACGTATGGTACGTATTACTTCGGCACTATGTCGTTCTATGACTATCGATGTCTATATGTATTAAATAAATCTGGTGCCTGTGACTGTTATGAACAAGGCGAGTATAGAAAGACTATTATCACAGCGATTGATAATAGTAACTCATCTAGTAAAGCAACAGGGACATTTGAATCACCAGATGAACAAGAATACGTCATGTACGTTGACCCAGAAAACATTAGTGTACAGACACCATCAACAACACAAGACTTGATTGCTGGTAATAATGTAACCATTGTTGATTCAGGTAATAACGAAACAACCGAAGTGAGTGGTGCTGGTAAACAACGTGGTATGGGTAACTCTACCATTGTATCAGATAAGTTCGGTAATGATTTCAATAAATCCGTTATGTTAAGTGAAATCAATGAACGGAATCTCCATTTATCATGCTATTTATTAGACCATGATCTATTTGCTATGACTCCAAATAAAGAGTTCGTAGTGTACTTCACGGATAAGGAAAAAGCTAAGTATAATGGATATTATCGTCTCACAAGTGCAGTGGCAGCCTTTACTAAAGCAGGTGGTATGTTCAATTGTGCTGGTCAATACGATTTTGCTTTTAAATCTGGTTTGGGTTCTGATGAGGTTCAACTATTAGATGCTAAGGTAAATCCGAATATTCAAATAGAACAACCTAAAGCAAAAGGACCATCGAATACACCAACACCGAAAGAAACAAATGATATCTATGCGGATGGTGTACATTCAGACTTAAAGAAAGCATCCGATGTACCGAACCCACATGATACCGACAAACACGGTAATATTCAAGACAATAAGTACCCAGATACATTTAAGAAAAAATCTGGTGATTCTGAAGCACGTAATGAATATAATCAGAAGGTTCAAGATGCACATACACCATCTAAGGCACCTAGACCTAGGTCATTAAAATAATTTTTTTGGGTATATAGCTTCATGCTATATACCCATTCTTACTCTAAAAAACAAACTAATAACAATTTTAGCTAAAATTTACTATGTAGAAAGAGGTGTACACCTTATGAATAACGAGATCGATATCGTATTCGAAGAAGCCCGTTTCCTATCTACTGAAGTAGGAAATGCATCCTTTGACCCAATGGTCGGTGCAGTTGGGTTCTATAATAATTTCCTATCAACTGTACGCAAAAATACTGCGGATGCACTTAAAATAGTTAGTAAGGCAGTAACTGATGAATCGTTTAAATTAGCGATCACTACCATTACAGACCATATTAAAAAAGTAGAAAAAACAGCATTTGATGCTTGTGACTATACCATGAAACGCGTGAATAGCTTACATAAAGAAATCAATAAACAACGTTCCATGATTACCGTCGATGCTATTAGTTATATCTTCAAAGGTCGTCAATCAGAAACCTTTACCATGTATATCTATAACCCTATCATGACTGATAAACGTACAATCAATTTTAATGAATGTTTAGGTTGGGATAGACTTGGTAAATTAATCCATAAATTGGGTACACAAAAATTTGACCTAGATGAATTCGATGAAGAAATTAAAGATATTAAAGAAAATGGTATCTATAACTTCCGTGCCGATATCGTTGGGGTATCTAAGTATATCAAAACAAAGAGTTTAAGTGGCACTGCCTTTAATGATACCGTACATCGTATTTTCTTCCCATCTGAACAACGCGTTCCTGTCAGTGTAGGTGAATTGTTCATCCGAGATATGTTTAATTCCATTGCTAAATTCGATAAAGAGTATGATGCTTTGAAATTGGCTTATCTATATAAAGCGATCAATCAAGTCAAAGAAACCATCACAACTCTATTATCTCTACTTCGCAGTAAGATTAAAGATGTTATGACTATGACGAATATCCCAGCACGTGTTAAGATGATTCTTAAACTATTCGATGCTGTTCAAGTATTAAGTGCATTGGGTATTATGGCTATCAATGACATCTGCACCTATATCAACTATAAAATGATGGCGTTCCTAGAATTCTATACTACCATTACGAATATCATGACTCATGTAAATAAACGTCAAACGTTTATGGATATGATTACACAATAAGGGGTGATACTATGAATCATCTTGATTGTTTAACCGAATCGGTTATTCTTGATGCCAATTATAGTTTTGATTCAGTTGTACTTGAAGTGAGTGTACTTGATAGAATCAAAGAAAAATCTATCCATAATACATTGATCGATACCATTAAAAAATGGGTCGTTAAAATACGTAACTATATCGCTAAATTGATTCAATCATGGATTAAAAAAATTCGTTCTATGTATGAAGTACATCAAGAATGGATTGATCATCATATCGATGACTTCAACGAATTGAAAAAGCGTGATTATAGGGATATCTCTATTAATGCTGTCCCATACTGGAATGCTATCACTAAGTTGATGGATAAACGAAATCCTATTCCAACTTACAATGCATCCGTATGGAGAAAGTTAGAGACTAGTGATATTAAATCGGAACAAGATGTACTAGATACATTCACCGAATTTCGTTCATTTAATGATATTAAAACATTCTATAGGGGTGCCAGTGTAACGGATGTTGTTACTATCGATTCCCCATCTAAAATAGCACCTATTGTTGATATGATGCTTGGCTATTGTGGTAAATACAAAGATCTCATCTCTATTGTGCAAAGTCAAAAGGTTGAACTAGATGGTCATCTCAAAGCAGTTGAAAAAGAGTTGGGGCATATCGTTGACCAAGATCATTTCAATACCATGCAGAAACTTAAACTGTATGTACAAACAAGTTTACGTATATTGACAATTCGTATATCCATGATGGGACAAGCATTCCACGCATTTACCAACTATTTAAAACAGATTTTATCTAAAGGTAAGCGTAATCGAACCAATGAAGAAAAGGAACTTAAAAAGAGTCCAATTAAAGGCAATATCAAACGTGCTTATCGTATCGTAAAATCAGAAATATAATAAAAGATCCAGATACCGATTGGTATCTGGATCTTATTTGTGTTTTACATATCTGTTAGCATTTGATCTAATAAGCTAACTGATTCATTGGTTTGTTCTTTTTGACTACGTAATTCATTGATAGCTATTGTACAAGCTTTACGAGCCGTCCAGTAAGTGCTCATTGTATATTTATATACTGTATGAGCATATCTTGCATACATGTTTACTAGAGTTGAAGCTACAACAATGATTTTTTGGGATCGTGCTGGATTATTCATTGTCTTGACATTATCAATTATACCAACACTCGTCCGCTTTTTGATATCCATTAAGCATTTTAATAAGAAGTTCATTTCATCAAGATTGCCTTCATATGTTTTTTTACTAGCACGTTCTATCGCTCTAGCTTTAATCTTACCAAACTCAACGTCTTCTTTATATTTAAATGATTCATTAACTGCTCTAACTATATCATCTATAGTTTTACTTAGTACATCAATAGAGTCTTGAAGTTTTTCAAGTGCATCATTAAATTCTTCATCACTCTTTGCTTTAAAGCAATCGGCAACATATTTAAATGGTACGTCAAAGTTTCTACTAATGTTATTTAGTTTTTGTTCTTTGACTTTAATCCAAGGTACTTTGACATGATCAACTTTATTGGATTTTAATAATTCGTAGTATTTGTTAAAGAATTTATTGTACCAATCACCAAGCTTAGTTTTGATTTTATCAATAACACCTTTGATGAAATTGATTACACTATCAATCACTTTTGCGGCTTTCTCTTTAGCACGTTTAATGAAATCGGCTAATGTACCTTCATAGATTACACTGATAGCAACTCGATCTGATTCAGTAGTTGCTTTCTTATATTCTTCAATACATTTGGCATCTGCCTTTTCCATAGCCAATTGAAGATTTGTGAACTCAGTGGTATATTGTAGGAATGTAGTATTGAATTCTTTATAATTTTCAAAATGCATTTCTTCAACGTGCACTGTACGTTCATTTACAAATTGTTCAAATTGCAACATCGAATATTCCTCCTATATAGGATATATTGTTAAATAAATTACTATAATGTAAAAACCGCGAAATAAATATAGATACTACCCAAGAGAGTAGTATCTATATTTTAGTGTTCAGTATTCAAATTAGAATACGGATGCTAACATGTCGTCTAATAAGGAGTAGGATTCAGTAGCAGCTTTTTGAGCAGCGCCTTTACCTTGAACAGCTTTAACGCAAGCACGTTTAGCATTGAAGAACAAGTCATTTCTAGCGCCTGCACGAGACACTGCGATATCTTTAGCGGCACGGATACCACGGTTAGCATATTTAGTGGCAGCACTCAAAGCAGTTTTGCTGAATGGGTTGCGTTCTTCTACAGGTAAGCTTAATACTTCAGCTTTAGCAGCTTTCATATCTTTACCTGCTTGACGGTATGCTTTAACGATATTCATTACAGAAGCTTCACCTGCATTAGCGATAGCTTTACGTTTAATGGAACCGAATTTAACTTCTTTACGTTCTTTATTTTCGTTTTCAACGTTAGCGTCATCAAGAGCTTTTTGAAGAGCTTTCAATGCTTCATCGTCAGCTTTACCTTCGTATTTTTTAACCAAGGATTCAAGTTTTTCTGCAGAATCAGCTTTAGCGATTTCTTTAGCTGCTTGCATGAAGATTTGTTCTTTACCAGCAAATGCATCGATTTTAGCAACGTCGATATCAGACCAAGGTACCATTACTTGGTCGCAATCTTTGCTGTTCAATACATCAGCATATTTTTCCATGAATTTTTTGGAATTCAATTTAATTTGACCATCGAAGTCTTTAGCACGTTTTTCGCACCAGTTGGATACGGATTCGGATGCTTTACCCAATTTTTCTTTCCAACGATCGAAGAATTCAGATACAGCACCTTCGTATGTAGCAACGATGTCTGCTTTAGCAGATTCAGTAGTTGCTTGCATGTATTGTTCCATGCAATGAGCATCAGCTTTTACTAATGCGATTTGAAGTTGAATGGATTCTACCATAAAGTCAGTGTACGCTTCTTCCATTTCTTCTTCAGTTTCAGGATTTACTTTTGCGTCAGTATTTTTTGCTTCTTCAGCTTCTAATACAAATTTTTCGAAATTTAACATTCGTTATTCCTCCTAGAATAATGGCAAGCCAGTGTTAGCTTCGCCTGGTTTACTAGTGACATCAACTGCATCGTCTTTAGAATCTTCAATAATCGCTTTTGTATCGCGCTTATTATCAGTTTCTGCTTGACGAGTAGATTTGACACCATCGATTGCTAATTTGTCAGAATATTTAAGAAGTAATTCAGCCGTTTTCTTTTGTTTTGCTAGAATCAATTCTTTTTCTTCTTTAGATAAATTACTATTATTTTTAACATTTTCAGCATTGAGTTGAAGATACAATGCTTGTTGAGCTAAGTAATCGGATAACTTTACTCTGGATTTATAAATGGCAAATACAATATATTTACCAAGTATAAAGAATGCAAGTAAAGCAACACCGACAACTGTAAATGCTTTCCACTTATTAACTTGTGTAACTGCTTTCATTAAGATGTCGCCAAGACCTTCTGTCAATTGGACATCTTTGTCGAATACTTTTTCAGCGTTATGACTATTGATGAGTTCGGCAGATTTTTCTAATGCTTCAACACCAGTTTTACATAATGGTGTCACTTTTTTATCCGATTCAATCATAATAGCATAGCTAGTACCAACTACACAATTTAACACAAACGTTGTATATAAAGAAAGGCAAGCAGGACAACCCGCATGGATACCTTTCATGAAATCAGATTTATGACGTTGTAAGAAACTAGAAATCAATAAAATATGTTTACCCATTTCTTTTACAGTAGCATTGTTAGATTTAGTGAAGATCGTTGCAATAGCGGGTTTCTCACCTTGTGTTTCAAAATAAGGATGTTTAGAGAAATCACCTTTCGTATCAGCAATCACTTTCAACATATCATTGTTTTTGCCACCGAGAATACAACGTTGGATACTGGATAGTACTCGACCATATAGTCGTTGAATAAATCCAGCTTGAACTTCTTCGGATTCTAACGCCAAAGAAAGTTGTGTGAATTCTTTAGGAGTTAAACTTTCTGCAAGAATAACTTCTAAGTCTTGATTTTCAACCATATGCGTGTACTCCTTATAACTTATTCATTTGCTTAATGAGTCGCATTGCTTGTTTTTCAGCATCACCATTATCACGTTGTAATGCATTGAATGTGTAGGTTTGGAATTTAGTTTGACCATCGATCAAGAAGTACGCTACATCATTTGCATCATCAACTACGATGAACTGTAATAGACCAAGTTGTTGCATAACTTGTACAGCAGAACCAGGGTCTAAAATATCGACTCCTGTATTAGCTCGAAGGTTATCCACTTCAGCTTGTGTCATAGCAATGGTTGCATTAGGTAACAATGGGGCAGTTTTAGTCCATCTACGGAAACGTCCCATAGAGTTACGATTACGAAGAATATTCCACCAAGGGGATTCTTTTTTGTTGCGTTCAGCACTGATATCTCGTTTTACTTCATCAAGACCTAATACTAAGTCTTTAATGAAACTGATTTCACCAGTTGTCCAACGAAGGAAATCGAAGAATTTACCACGAGAACCTTTATCAAATGCCTTAAATACATTATTGATCATTTCTACAGAACCAACAGGATGTAATACAGCTTTGATTCCTAGTAAGAAATGAATAGGGATATTTTGACCCGCATCGTTGCGTTGTACTAGTTGTACTGACATTAACGATGGGACCAACTCATTTGCTTTTTTGACATCACTATCTTTAAGGATAGATTTGAATGGAGGTTCAACTGTTTTACTAGCTAATGAAGCATTAGCTTTTTCCTCATCGCTCATCCCAACGTAAATCGCACCTTTATGTTCAGATTCAGTTGCGAGGATAGATTTAATGTCAACTGGTTTATATCGATCATTTAAGGATTGTGCTTCGAATTGAGAGCCAAATTCAACATTAGCTTCTAACAATAAACGTTGCATTTCCTTTTTATCGATAGGAGAGACGGACTCATTGACTTTAGTATCGATATACCCACCAACGCGTTCAATAGTGTCGTCTGTATTTGTATGAAAACGACTAATATAATCGACTGCACCGGTATTACTATCAATTACTTGGTTAAGACCGATAACAACCCCCATAAAGGTAGTGAAATTGCGTTCACATGCCTTTACAATCATAGTAGCTGTATCATACGTCATTGCTTTAGAAGCAATTACTGGAAATTGACAAATTGCTTTGTCTGATTGACGGGCAATGGATTTATACTTCTCAGATGGTTTAAGGTAATCATAGGCTTGTTTGCCAGGTCCTCCTTTAACGACTGAAAGAATTTTGCCCAATACAGTATCAATCATGTGATTAGGTCTCCTTTCTTATTCAGGATAGATTATATATTTGTTAAATACCTAAAATGTTCTATATGATACTATAATCTATTGTACAAGTCCATGTGAATATATGGTTTTAACATTCAAATAAGATTACAGTCCTATTTAATGAGGTGACATATATATGTATTTAGAAGCAAGAGTTAAAAGCACAACCCCTATTCTTAGTAAACCTAATGAGTTAGGGACGAGCTTAGGTAAACTATATACAAATGATTTTGTTGCTCTCGTATCCCTACATAAAAATGGTCTGGATTCTTACTATAGAACAGCCAATGGTGGCTATATCAATGCAGCTGATGTTGTGATTGATAGAGATGTGGAATTCTCATCTCAACGTGTAGCTAACCATGCTAATCAAGATAAGAAAAACCCGTTTAGACGTTCATTTGGTAGTTTAAATAAATTATCTAAATTTTTAACAGGTAGTGCACCATCACCAACTTCTAGTGTAGGAAGTGGCACATTATGGTCTGCCGGTCAAGTGAATAGTGGTACACCAACTAATTCCAATAGTAATTACGTATTTACACCAGGCAATAAAGCTTGGGCACAAGGCGATCCTGGTAAGCCAGTTAGCTTTAAAGGTTCTTCCACATCATGGCGAACCATTAGTGGTCAGGGTGAAGTGCAAGAAAAGAAGCCCAATCGATTAAATAATATGAGTATCGATTCATTTATTCGAACTAAGAATAAATATGTAAGCAGTCTATTAAAGGGTGCTACGATCGGTAATATTCGTGATGGTTCCTTTTTTGGTAGAGATGGGGGTTTATTAAATAACTTCCGTGGGTTACTATCTGGTGTTATATCTTCTCGATTACGCTATGTAATCGGTTTTGATTTTGGTTCTGAACTATCCGATATCTTCAATATATTCGGTGAAACCTATCCAGGTATTACTGATAAATTTAGTAAGTATATCGGTGGTACAGATGGTGGTAGTTTATATAGTGGTGATGCTAAAGATTGGCCAGGTGAACGACCTTCCTTTGATAATGGTGGCAGTTTATTCGATGGTCAATATGAACAACGCCAAATTCATTATGCAGCTATCGACCAACATGCGATCGAATACTTTAAATATAAAGGTTGTGATGGTCGAACTATTATTAAACGATTTGGTGGCATTTATGAATGGGAACAAGATGAATCCTATGCGACTCCATTAGTAACAGATCCTCCACATATCGAAGAAGACGATATTCAAATCTTTAAAGATATGAGTGATGACTTATACGATGAATATAGTTCTGGATTTGATGCTATCTATGATGAATTTAATATTCATACGGATAGAGCGACAATCTTTAACAAATTCAATCGCTATCGTCTACCAACACCGAATAATGAATTACTCGGCTCTAAAGGTCATATCTTCTTTACAAGACCAGATATGAACTTATCATTTGCTAATGATACAGGAGCTAGTGTATTGAATTTAGATACTGCGGTAGCTCATGCTCATGCATCTGCCTTGATGTATAGCATGTTAAAATCGCATCCTGTATTATGTAGTTACCTTATGGGTAATAGTGCAGGTGGTGGACATTCATTCATACCGATCTTAACTGACCGTGTAACAGGCTTAGATGTACAAGATGAAGTATTGGAAACAACCGAAGCGGGTGAAACACTCACTGGTTGGAAAAATACTTATGGTCAAAGTACGATTAAAACTAAAACGGCGGGTACAGTGAATGTAAACTTCCGTGATGATGATATGCTATCCGTATATAAGATTATGAAAATCTGGATAGAATATATCAATGCGGTATATCGTGGCGAAGCTATGCCTAATCCAGTTCATGCTAGAAAGCATACGCTTGATTATGCGATTTCTATCTATTATTTCTTAACTAAGACGACAGGTGAGGATATTCTCTACTGGTGTAAATACACTGGTTGTTTCCCTACGAATATTCCATCATCTAACTTCTCAGATTCAGTTAATGAAACGATTAAACAACCAACGTATACCATTACGTTTAACTATAGTAAGAAGGATGACTATAATCCATTACATGTAGCTGAATTTAACTACTTATCCCAAAACCAAGCATTCAATTATATTCCAGTATACAATCAAAGTACAATGCACTCTACGAAGACATTCGTTGGATGTCCATTTGTGGATACTGGTAATGGTGGGGAATTATATAAGTTACGTTATCGACCAGTATAATAATGAGGGATACACATGGCACAAACAACTCTCTATCGTTGGAATAACGATACTAAACAATGGTTAGAAGCAAACACCGAACAGTTAGCTGTTGGTGATTGCATTCGTATACTAAATGAAGATGGTGTGGTATACACTCGACCAGATACTAAAGATTCTATCTTCGTGGTAACACACACAGTCCCATTTATTCTTTATAATGATTTAAGCTTGACATTTATGATGGTTAAAGACATCGTACAATCATTTGAAAAAGCTAAACTGACAAATGATGATACTGATAAATCCATCATGGAAGTCCTTACCCATAAACGAAACCCAACGCAATTTGAGTATACACTACTCACAACTTGGGTGACACAATTTTATTCTGATTATCAACTTATGTATGCTTAGGATGTGATAAAGTGGGTACTATTAAAAACGGTACTAGTGTATATGATATAAAGGACTATTTATCCAAAGAAATAGCACCAACGTATTTCAAAGATATCGCTGATATGAATGAAATGAATGTTGGTTTATTTGGGTATATTACAGAGATCCTTTCTACTACTATCAATGATGGATACTTCGCTATCACATCGTTGTTTAAAGAGATATTCCCGATTCAGGCAGAATTACCTGAATCTATTTATAATCATGCCACGATTTTCCAAATTGATAATCTGATGGCAACAGCAGCTTCTGTCCCATTCACAATCATGATGTCAGAAGAAGCGTTATTAAAGAATGGTATTAATGTTGATGGTAATATCACGCAGTTCGATATGGACTCTGAAATGGTATTTAATGTCGATGGTATCCCATTCATGTTAGACTATGATGTACGAGTTACAAGTAAACGTACATTAGAAGGTACAATTCATAGTGCATACTATATCATGGATCACAATAATAGCGTAAGCCCATTATTGAATCCATATATCCGTACAAGCACCTATGTAAATGATAATGGTAAACGGTATGTGGTGTTGGCGGTAACGCTACATCAAGTTGAAAAGAAAACGATTACCGATACGATTATTATGAATGATAAAATCAATATGGTATCTATGGAATATACATTTGAAGGTCAATTGGCTAACTTTGAAATATTCTATAAGGCACCGGGTGATTTAACCTACACACAATTGACGAAGAAGTTAATGAATACGGAAAAGTTAGATAAACCATTCTGTTTCTACAAAATCGTCGATGACCATAAGCTCCAAATCGAGTTCTCTAATGATGAACGATACTTTACCCCTAAGTACAATTCTGAAATCTATATTCAGTTATATACGACAAAGGGTAAGAATGGTAACTTTACTACCTATGATGGTACTGATATTGAAATCATTGGTAAAGCGGATCGATATCCAAATAACCGTGGTATGATTTTCATGGGTACTGTTACAGGGGAATCCGTTGGTGGCTATGATCGTAAAGATATTGAAGAGCTTCGTAATGATGTAGTTAAGGCATACTCTACTATCAAATCCTTTACTACCACAAATGACTTACAAATCTACTTCAATAATATCAAACATCGTGAACAGAACGAAATTCTGTTCATGAAAAAACGAGATGATGCGTTTGAGCGTCTCTATTCTACATTTATTCTATTTAGGGATGCTGACCAAAATGTAATCCCTACCAATACTCTTGATATTAAGATTGAATCTACTGATATCGATACGTATATGGAACAATCCAAACGTAACATTATTAAGGCAGGTAAAATCTATCGATATAAGGGTAGTGATAAATCGGTTGCCGTTATTGACAAAACGCTATCATTGAAAACGAATTTAGATGGATATGAGAATAATGATTTCATATACATTAATCCATTCTTAACTGTAGTATGTGCTAATCCATTATCTGTAGCATTCTACTTGAATTCTGTTAATGATAATATCACTACGTTATATCAACCAACAGATACGAAATCTTTCAACCAGTTTATCGTTAATAGCATTAATATCAAACGGGATGCCTTAAATGGTGAAGATGGGTATATGATTACAACTAAAATAGCACCTTCTGCGATGCTTCCTAAAGAAGCATTTAAGTTAATTGAAGATGATACTCTCGTATTACCATCCTATAAAACATTTAAGAATCCAACCGACGGGTATCAATATATTGATAACGAAAACCTTAAAGTTGTATTAACACTTCATGGTGAAGAAAATCGTATCAAACGGTTAATTGATATGGACTTATATGGTTTTGATGAAGACTATTATTTCTTCAAGAAGTTTATTAAAACGAATGACTATGTAACACTCAAAAACCAATTCCAATTAACAGAAGGTATGTTGGATCCTACTACAGGTACTGATAGCACAGACCCTGTTCTTGTTGATGGTACCAATTGTAAAATGGAACTATTGACGTTCTATCAATATCCTGATACAACAGAACAGCAGTTACATAAATTCAACTCATTACCATTATTAGAACACTTCACATTAACGAATCGATATACTATGAGTAAGGATACACCCATCCGATTCATTATTCCGATTCCAGAAGTTCGTTCCTATGTGCAATATGCAAATCGGGGTCCAAATGGTAAGTATGGGTTTAGATTGGAAATGATTCCATTGATTAAAGCGAACTACTTTAAGTTACCAAATGCTAGGGAACGATTCATGAATTCCTTCCGTAGTATTTATGACTATATTCGCAAATCATTGGATTTATTGACTAATAACTTCCATATCGATATTAAGTTCTTTAACACCTATGGGTATTCTAAGTTCTATTTCAAACATGAAGATTTGGAAGAAGCAACAAACCCATTGGATAAGATTAACATCTCTATCAGCTTCGATGTGAAATACACATTCACTACTGATGCTGAAGATATGACTAAGCGATTGAAATCATACATTCAGAAATATATTGAAAGTCGTGATATCTCATTGGTATCTAGCCCTTCCTTATATATCTCTAACTTAATCGCTGGTATCAAAGAAAACTTCCCATCCATTAAATTTATCAAGTTTAATGGTATCAATAAATATGGCCCTTCTATGCAAACACTTGAATCCTTAGTTAATGAAACAAATGTTATTCAAGGGGTTATTGAAACATCTAAGGTTATTCCTGAGTACTTAAACGTAGACCATACGATCAAGAATGGTAAACGTACGGCTCAAATATTCATCAATATTTTGGACTAGCCTAGGGACATAACTATAACATTTTGATTATAATAGTAAAGGAGATATCCACATGGGTTTCAACCGTAAAGTCGTACGCCAACAAGGTCTAGGTTTTACTACATTAGACTTCAATGCGTTACGTAAACAACAAGTCGAACGTGATCAAATGTTAGCTGAAGCAGCTAAATTAGAAAACGAACGATTGAATGAAGAAAAAATAGCCTATGAACGCGATGCTGCCTTGAAAGCTAATCACCGTGCACTTATGAAAAACTATCGTGGTGCAGGTATTAATGCATTAGCAGCTAGTATTCCAAATGCTATCTTAGCAGAATGCTTTAACACAGTATTCGTAAAAGCATTACCACATGATACAGACTATGTCGATGAAAATATCAATACGATCAAAAATATGGGTGCTATGTATGTTAAAAAGATTGGTGGCGTGAAAGCCTTGGCCGAATCTGCTAATCGTACTAATTCCCCATTCCTACGTGCTCTTCTTGAATTCTGTAATGAATTCTCTCAAGCAATCATTATGGAACGTGTCAAAGAAATCAATGAAGCTGAAACTGAAGAAGAAATCAAAGAAATGATTTCCCCTCAATTGAATGATGAAGAACGTAATACCATTTTAGTTAAAATGGATAAATTAGGTTCTGATGAATTGGCTGAAATGATCAGCAATAAGGTTATCGATGTCGTTCGTGATGAACAACAACGTGAAAAAGACCAAGCTGAAATTCTTGATACTATGGAAAAGGATATGAATGAAGATCCTAATGCCGTAGAAGTAGATGATCGAGAAGATACGAAAGCCGATGATGTAGCAGAGGCTGCTAAACATGTTGCTGAATCATATAATCCTTTGACTCGTACCTTCAATTATGATAAGAAAGATACTAATAAATCCTTCTTCTTCTCGTTGATGCAAGGTATCGCTACCAAAGTATTAAAAGAATCTACTCAAACTGAATCTACTCATGTAGAAACACCACAAGTGTTATTGGAAAATCCATTGAATCTTAATATCTTTGACGTATATATGCAAGATAAAAATGAAGATTTGGATGACCTTCGTCGTATGGATATGACTGATACTGGTGAAATTGCTAGAACAACGTCTTTGGATAAAGATTTTATCTTATCTGAAGCATTATTGCAATACACCATGTTCGAAACAGCTCATACCATGAAACTTGTGAATATCACATTAGATGATATTCGTCAACAAGCAGATTATATGCGTAAAGGTTGCTAATAATGAACCAAGACCCCATATACCAATCGGTATATGGGGTTTTATATTGTCATAACATATAAATATGAGTACACCGGATAGTTACTAAATCATGTGAATGGTAAGCCTCCTGAAGCAATTGATTAGCTACTCCTAGGATAGTGTGACTATTTTTTTAACCTGAGTGTACAATTGGGATACATGGCACAACCACCATGTATCCCATCTTTATTAAAATAATAATAATAATAAGAGAAATACACCTTAACAGTGTATTTCTCTTTTGAATCGAATAAATAATACATTCCCGTGTACATTTAGTTTACAAATCTCATTGGCTGGTTTGTTGGAATCAAACGTATGACAGATGATATCTTTGATCTCGTTAGTGATCGCATCAATCGGATGTTCACTTACGTTAACAGATAAAGACATGCCTGCGGATTGACATTCTAAATCTTTAGTAGCAAAGTAATCTTGAACAGCTTCCATTGAATTCATCACATTCATTTCAAATCGAGTCACAATATCACCTCTATTCTAAGTCTTTATACGATTTTGAATTCTCAATTACCTTTTTGTTATATATACTATCATAATTTAATGCATAGGTGATAGTAATTTCAACACGAGGTTTTAATGAATATCGTTTCTTAACCGAACCATCGGTGATTAAACTATCATTCAATAATAACCATTTTTGTACCATATCCGAATACGTTTTACCTAAGTTATCCCAATCGGGTATCGTAATGGGTTTAATCATACCTAATTCAGCCAATACAGTATCCATAATATTCATACTCTTAGGTATTGGCATGTAAGTAACTACATCAAAGGTACAAGGTTTAGTGATTAGATGAAGAAGTTCTTTCTCTTCCTTCACAACATACTTCACAAATGTGTTATTAGCTCCAGCATTTTTAACATAAAAATGTCCTCCACGTAATGATAACCTAGGTCTAGGAGTTGACTCTGGAATAATATAGAATATTATCTTAAGGGTCTGTGTATCTATACGGGAGATTTCTTCTATACGTTTAAATAGGTTCTTTTGGAACTTCTTTGGTAATGATTTAGTGGATAAGAAGTCTGTAATACGAGTGAATTGATTACTACTCACTCGTTTAAATGATTCTCTATATAGTTCTAAATTTTTCTTTAGCATACTATCTATCCTCTCATGGGAAATAAATAATAATGGAATACCGTAGTATTCCATTATTATGTTTTGGATAGTTTTATGTTCTACCAGAAGCGATACGTATAGATTGAGCCAAGCGTTCTTTTGCTTTTTCCAATGGGTAATTCCAAAGACCTCTAATAGCAGTATTACCTAGAGCTTTAGCTACTTCAATCTTCTTAGCAAATTCAGAAAGCTTCATATCCAATCCAGATTGAACGGATACATAGTCGATCAACGCATAGTTCCATAGCATATTATAAGCCGATTTCAAATCCGTGATTTGCGACATAGCAAATGTATTATATAAATCTTTTAATGTAACAGATAGTTTGATTTCTAATGGATACCCATCAACAGACCATGCAGAGCCATCCCCACCTTTTTGTATCGTTAAGTTTTCAACGATCGACATTTCCGATGAGAACATACCAGGGATATAGGCACGCACAATAAATGGTGCACCATAGGTATTAATAGTCGTTTGTCTTGGTGCGACAAGAGCAATCCAATGCCACATAGGAACAAATAGATCTAAGAATATATTCCGTTTATTCCCATATGGAGTTTTTAAATCCATTTCCACTGTATAGGATCGAGAGAAATCGGACGAAGCCCATAATTCAGGGAAAAATATATTCGATCCTGATAGTACAGATGCGGCAGAACCAGTTATTTTTTTAATAATACCTGAATTTGGTAATAGTTTATTGGCAGCTTCACCAATTTCACCCGTAGCTTTAGCAATGGAATTTGTCATATTACCGTCTTGCTTAACAGCACCAGCACCCATTAAGAATTGTAGTTCTTTTGCTAAATCACCCATCCCTGATACCATTGATGAAATCATGGATTCTTTTGTTTGGTTACTAAATGATTCCGAGTATCCAATAGATGGATTGATATAGAAATCGATATAATATTCCGTTAGGTTAAGAGCAGATGCAGCCGCCATACCTTTATCAATTAAACTTTCTTTATTCGCTACAGCACTCTTAACATATTCTAGCGTACTATCAATTTTTTCACCAGGTCCAGATTCATTACCATTCAATAATCCAGTAGAGGCTCTTCCAGCCATTGTATTGGATAATCGATATCCAGACCAGTCATAGTACTTGAACTTATATTGTTCACCTTGCCCTTCATGACCTGGTACATATTCGTCGCCAAGACCCATCATGATAGCATTCATTTGACAAAGCGTATTTACATAACGTATGTATGTCGAATGGTCAGATACGAATTCAAAATAACGCATATCAGCATTCTTATCATCAATCATCTTCTGAGCCGTGTCATTAAACCGGTTTTGCATTTCTTGAAGAGTTTGGTTGGCTGCTTCAATAAATTTTTCTTTCTCTTCATCGCTTAAATCAGGTAAAAAGTTAGCTTTACCTGGAATAATTGATAATACTGGGGCTTCCGCCATCATTTCCATAAAGGTAGCACCTAGTTCACCATCACCACCATTATTAGCAGCAGGTCTATAATCAGTCGTTTCCATAAATTGATAGGGAACTCCATAAATACGTTTATTTAAGATCACATCACTATTTACATCAGTTTCATTACCATGACCACCAACAAATACCGCTGATGATAATCCACCATTTGGATTGGCGACCGATTGTGTAATCTGTCCTTGTGCAATAGATGATATAACCTTATCTGTTTGAGGAGATTCTGATTTTGGTACCGTATTACTTAATGGTACGGCACCAGCAGGATTCCCTGGAGCGAATTGTTGAAGATTGATCTTCCCTCGCTCACCATGAACTGTTCCTTGTTCATGAATATCGATGGTATAGTTAGCAGATAACCATCCGTCTTTAACTTTATACCAGACGTTATCACCACCATCTTTTTGCATTTCTTTTGCTTGTAATATATAGCCTGAAGGATATGTGTTTACAACTTCAAAACCCATTCCCGGTCCAGACCGAACATTAACAGCAGAATTAGTTTTGATGTTAATTAACAACTAAATCCACCTCACTTTTATAAATTAATTTTCAAGTTATGGATTTGTTAAAATAGATTAAATATAGAGATATAGACTGTTACGTCTATATCTCTATATTCTGTAATTAACTTCGTCTAAATTCTCCACCTTTAGCAATTTCCAAATTAGTTTGGTGTGCTTGTCGGTAGGATTTTTTATCCGAATTATTTCTATTAGTAGCAGTCACATTAGCTGGAATGGTTGCTGCCTTAGAACCTGCGATAGCGGGGTCAGTTGCTGCTGCTTGTTGTGCTTGTGCTGTCGATGTAGTCACTACATCAGCAGTTTTAGCAGTATATTGAGCAGTTTCAACAGATTTACCTGCAATCACTTCTAAGTATTTAACCATAGCCTGTGCTTCTGCACGAATATCAATGGATTTAATAGCAGATACGATAGAATTAGAATCAGCACTTGTAGCACTAAGAGCTTTATCAACAGCAGAGTTACTTGTACCAGCGATACCAGTTTCTTTAGTAAGCTTCTTAATGGCTTCTTCGTATTGAGCTTTGATTTGCTCAACGATGTTACCTTTATCAGCACTATTGTGACCTTGTGCTTTCGCATTAGGACTTGGTTTCTTGGAAAGTAGACTCGTGTCAGTACTAGCTTCTTGTGCTTTCTTGGCTTCTTCATTAGCCTTCTTAATAGCAGCCCGTTCTGCATCAGTTTTATTATTCCACCAGTTGCGTTGCCAATCATGTTTAGCTTGAATAACTGTAATGGAGTCGTCAGCAGTCACCATGTTATTTTGTGGCATACCACTAGCAATAATATTACCATATGCATCGTAATCAGGAGCTATGACAGAACCTTCATATTTAGTATCTGGAGTATAATTATATCCTTTATTATTTGATGCAATTTGTTTCAATACCGTAGTATCTCCACCACCAAATAAACCTAGTTTAGGAAGAGATTTTAAAGCACTAGCAGATGGTAGTTTACCAGATGGAGCTGCCCCATATTTTTGAGCATCCCCACCACCAGTGAATTTATCATACTTAGTCAAATCATTCTCATCAATGATTTGCATCAATTTACTAGCATAGCCAGAGTCCGTTGCATACCCCTCATCTTTAAGATGCTGAGCCTGCTCTTCTGGAGTAGTATATGGACCCATCTTATACGGAATAAGGAACTTATCGTGATCGATAACGCTGTCTTCTAACGTATTATATGCACGGAATCCATCAGTTATAGTATATAGACCACCAGCACCTTCTTCTTGAGTAGATAAGTTATTACTTGGGCCAGACCAAGAACTATCCGCCTTAATGCCGAAATAGTTATTGCCTGGTGCAGATTGACCCCATGCGGACTCAACAATGGCTTGAGCAACTGTTACAGATGGAAGTGTTTTAGATTCATCGTATTCCGCAGCTGTTTTACCAACTCGATCTAAGAATTCTTGACGATCCTTAGGTAAGTCAGCAGAGCCCACGCTACCACGACTACCACCACGACCACCTTTGTCATCCCATGGTGTACCAGTATATGCTTTACCAGCAATCATAGAACCGATGGCATTATTACCAATTTCTTGGAATCTGGAAATAAATGCTTCTAATGGACTCTTAGGTTTGGCACTTGCACCTTTACCTTTTCCGCCACCATCAGCTTTACTACCTTTACCAGAAATACCGCCAGGTCCTTTACCTTTACCAGTAGGGATACCAAATAGTTTTTCAATAGAGCCAGCATATTCATAGATTTTACCTTGCCAGTAATCTATATTGAGATCTTCATATACTACACCTTTGGAAGAACCACAATGTAGCATTTTATTATCACCAGCATAGATACCAACGTGAGTAACGCCTTTATAGGCATCACATTCATACGTATGTAAGAAGAATACTAAGTCACCAGGTCCCGCTTGACTAAGTGGAATCAATGCACCAGCATCCTCAAATTGTTTCATTTGGTCATCGGCACATCTACTATTCAAGCTCAATCCGACGTCCGCAAAGGCAGTCTTAGTAAATAAACCACAGTCGAGAGCATCGGAACCATCGGAACCTAAACTATATTGTGTACCATAGTATGCTTCACCTGCAGTAAGGATATCATCACCCGTAATATTTTTAGGACCATATCCTCTAAATATAGTAGCCGCTTTGAATTGTTCCATTTGTTTAGGATCAACCCATTTAGCACTTTTAACAAACTTGCTAACATCGGCACCCTTACGGGCAATCAAGCTAGCAAAACCAGGATTGTTAGGATCGTTCATCCCAGCAATCAAATTCTTAATATTATAACCTTTAGATCGTTTACCCAATGGATCGTATACGTTAACAAAGGCTTCACCATTACGTTCGTAAGCACCATTAGCCATAACATAGTGACCACCCTTAGTGAATGGGACATCTGATGTATTTTTATTAGTGCCGCCAAGGATAACAGTACCACCTTGAGCAATCGCATCAATCAACGAGTTAGGATCTTTAGTATCTAAATCAAATGTAGAGCCACCCAATTTATCAGCAGCAGTAGCAAAGTAAGATGGACTAATACCTTTATTATCAGCAGGACCTGCATCTGCAGAAGATACAAGAGCCCCAGTAACTTTAGGTGTAATCGCCGTATTACCTGTTACATTCGCCATAGCGGATGCCAATACAGTAGGACCACAGCCATAATCAGCCATAGTACCATAACCACCAGATTGACCCAATACAGATAAATCACTCCATTGGGAATCTGTTTGTTTATAATTAATCATCTTACCGTCAGTGACAGTAGATGTATCAGTCTTATTAGCAACGTTTTGAATTTGGTTAGCTGTGATAGTATTCGGTTTAGCTTGTTCAGAGTCATCCCCTTCACCACCACCAGTAAACGCTTTTTTGGTTGAGATAGAGTTGAGAACTCCCGATAAACCTGTTTGTTTAGCTCCCCATTTTACTTCATTGAAAATACGATCACCTAAGGTAGCACCATTAGAACCATCCTCTTTACCGAATAAGACATCAATAACCTTATTCTTGATAGTATCGGGTAATGGCATCAATAAACCTTTAACAATCGCTTTACCAACGTCACTAATCGTAATGGAATCAAACCATGCTTTAACACCGTTCATCCAATTAGCAATACCACCAAAGAAATTTTGGATACCTGACGTGATTGTAGATACAGCACTACGAATAGGGCTTGTTAAGTCAAACATAATCCCACTAAATGCATAGAACATTTTTTGGAGAATATGCCAACTACCTACCACTACGCCATTATCATCGATTTCTTGAGCACATTCATTAGTGAAATCAGTAATGTTTGTATATAAGTTAGTAAAGAACTTACTAACGTTGCTACAAGCATCATTGAATGGGTTAACGATATATTCTTCAAATAATGAGGTTTGACCTTCGGACCAAGATGGGTCGAATACAGCCACACCTTCACCATTATCAGCAAACAATTTAAATCCAAATAATGAATTAGTTAAGCTATTAATACCATTATTCAATGCTGGCATTTGTGATTGACCTTCGTCATTAATACCACCGAATGCCCAGACAACCGTATTTCTAGCTTTATCGACAGCTTCCTGTCCTAATTCTTTAAGGTTCGTAATACCTTTAGAGATAGCAGACTCTTGGATTACATTACCATCATCATCAACTTCACCAAAGAACCATTTAAGGTTATTTTTGATTCCATCTCCGATACGTTCAGGTAATGATTCAATCTCTGTACCATCACTCTTAGTACCACCAGTGAACCATACGCCAACATCATGGGCAGCGTTCTTGGCAGCATCCCAAATATCACCAAAGATAGATTGTTTACCTTGGTAGTCGTCAACATCCGCTTCGCCAAATAATTTAGCTAAGAAGGCTTGACCACCTTGTTTCATATTAGCAAACAAACCATTTTGGTATTCACCGTTTTCATCATTAGCACCGAATAAGAATTTACCCACAGCAGTTTGACGAACTCCAGCAAGACGTTCAGATTCTTTCTTATCGTCTATTTCAGCATCATGATGCTTACGCCATTCAGAATCACTCAACTTCTTACCGGTTTTTTCTTCATATGCATCGCGGGCTTTCTTATCATCTTCTTGTGCTAATTTAATAGCCGCTGCATCATCTTCAGTAGTTCCAGGTAATGCAGTATATACACTCATAGCCAGCATTTGTTTGATATTAATTTCACCACCAGAGAACATGTTAATGCACTCCAATGCTAAATCAATATAAATCAAACCCGGTAACCCTAAAATAACTTGTAAAATAGAGCAAGCCAATCGCATACCAGCAGTCACTTTATCTGACGGTACACCAAAGATTTCCGCAGCATCAATAGCACCTGTTACAGCATCATATAAGCTGAAACCTATTTGAAGTACGCCAGCTGTGCCAACTACAGCAGTAGTCTCACCAACAACTTTAGCAAACTTAGGAGCAATCTTAGTAAACATCGATGGAGTAATCTCTTGACCGAGTTTCTTCAATGCATTAACAAGTTTACCTGCGTTTGGACCTAAATGTTTCTTAACAATATCAAGATCCCCAACTTTATTAGCTACAGCATCAATACATTTCTTAAACGTACCGAATGCACCACCACCAGATGCTTCCTTAGCAGCTTTAGCTTGAGCATCTTTAACAATATCTTCAGCTTTGGCAATACCAGATAATTTGGATTTAACTTCACCGCGTTCAGCAACATATTTCCGAACAGACTCAGATTTATAGTTTGCACTATAATCTTTTGACACTATTCCAGTTGCATCAGCAATTGCATTTTGAGCAGTTTGTTTACCCGCTTTTGCATAGTATTTACCTTTATCGTATAATCTAGCGATATTATGACTAGCTGTACCAATAAACTCTCTACCTTTGGCGATAGCTTCTCGACCAGCTTTGGTTTTCATCATCTTTTCGCCAATATCATCGATAGTTTGAGCGACTTTTCGACCGCCGATTTGTAACGCATCACGTGTAATACGATCATGGGTTCTATCGCTGCCTTTACCAGAGAGTTTATCGAAGATGGCTTTCAAAACCCCTAAGATACCTGTAAGACCAAGGAAGTTTTTAACCATATCCATTCCTTTAGTCAATTTATCTAAGAAGCTTTCTGCTTTATTCTTCAATTTATCTTTAGCATTTGCAGCAATAGGACGTAACAAATCAAGCATACTTTGACGTTTCTTTTCTTCGCTACGTTCTTTCATAATCTCTTGACCGGTGCGACCACCAACAAGCTTAGTGACATCATCATCAGCATGACGACCAGTACCATCAGCTTTATCAGCAGGTTTACCGAAGTTTTGGATATCAAAGCTGAAATTGGATTTCGCTGCTAATTTCTTATCCTTAGCAATCTCTTGAGCTGTTCTATCACCAACTAATTTAGTTGGATCATCGTCATCGTGCTTAGGTTCAACAGCAGCTTCCTTAGGATCAACGATACCAAGACGAACCGCTAAGCGGTTAATGATTTTCTTAATACCTTTTAAATGATCTCTGGATTCTTCTTGAACTTCCAATTCCTTTTGATTAATTGCCGTCATTTGGTCTTTAGTTTCGCCATTGATTAGCTTATCCCGATCTTGCTTAGCAGTTAAATCTTGCTGAGCACGACGTTTATCTTTAGAAGACCAACCATTCGATTGCATTTCTTGTTCAAGTGCCGCTTGTTGAGCTTCATGTTTTGCAATCAATGCTTCTCTGCGACCGAAATATCGATTTTGACGAGTATCACGTTCTTTAGCATAGGCTTTTGCACGAGCTAAATCTTTATATTTATCCGATGTAAGATCAGCATCACCCATACCTAACATAGCACCGAGTGTAGAACCAGTAGCTTTCAACTTACCGAAGAATCCACTAGCTTCACCTACACGACTTGCTTTGTTTCGAACGTTTTCTTTATAAGCACCCATGCTATAATAGCCAGATGCCATACCAGCAGCTAAACCAACCAGTTTAACTGGAGATGATAATAATTGACCTAACCCCCACATAGCGGTTTTGAATACTCTGTCTGTAGCAGACTTCATAGTCTTATATACGCCAGTTAAGAGTTTAGTAATAGCACGAGTTAATGGACTAAATGGTTTAGCGATCGCATCAGCTGTTTTAGTAAAGATATTAGTTACTTTATCTTTAATCACACCTGTGAGATCTTTAAACATCCATTTCAATGGAGTGAATGCATCTTGCAATGGATTTACAATGGATTTAGCAAACCATTTTTCTACAGCAAGAGCACCTTTTTCAAATCGAATCTTTAATGGATTTACAACGCCGACTGTTAAGATATTTTTGAATTTATCTACTAAGCCAGATTTGTAAGTACCATCTTTATTAAATTTACCGAATAATGCTTCTTTAAATTTTTCGGACGTTAAGCCAATACCTAATGCACTACCACCTAAGGCCATAGCCATAGGTCCTAAGCCTAAGGCGCCGATTAACCCGAAGCTACTACCGAAGGCACCTAACCCTAAACCAGATAACGCACCGAATGCAGCACCTGGTAAGATTTTCTTTAAGCCTTTACCAAACTTACTGTTGATAAGGCCGCCTTCTTTTTCACCATTTCCTTTATCTTTACCGTATAACAGAGATTGGAAACGTTTAGATTTAACAGCAAGACCTGTAGCGGCACCCATAAGAACTGGACCTAATAGACCGGCACCTAAGGCAGGAGCTAGACCAATAGCACCGATAGCACTACCAGCACCACTAAGCCCAACCATGTTGAGAGCTCCACCGATCATACCAGGAATAGATATACCGAGTAAACCTTTGACGGCACCGAACATGCCGCCACCGATAATAGCATTCTTATTCTTATTCCAGAATTTTTGAATACCTTTACCGACAAGGCCACCCATACGTTTACCTTTATCATCCATCTTACCAAACATCATATCTTTGAATTTAGTAGATTGAGAGAGTAAACTAATACCTGTACCTGCGACTAACGCACCGATAGGACCACCAGGTAAGAATAAAGAACCTAATAAACCAGCACCACCTGTTAAGGATAATGCACCTAACCCAGTACCAATCACAGCACCTTTAGCAATCCCTTTTGGAAGTTTTCGTTTAATAAAATCACCAAACTGTTGGAATGCTTGTCGGTCATTCAGTTTAGTACCGAAGAAGTTATTAGAGAACATCTTATACCCTTGGGAAAGAGTAGATGAGATATTACTCAATAATGATTTCTTTTTACTAGCTTCTTGTTTCTTTTTATCGCTACCGCCAAATAAATATGATTTCAAATAACCGAATGCGGTATCGAATCCTTTTTTCATCTCTGCCCCAATACCAATCGTTTGACTCTTGATACTCTTACCAGCAGAATCGATGAATGGTTTCCCATCGATCGTTTGCTTAATATATTTACCAATATCCCCTACAGCATTCGCAGCAAAGGAGAATGCACCGCCAGTGTATTTATTGCCTTTCTTCACACCCATCATCATATTCTTAGCATAGTCCATAAGACTATCACCGAATTGATGGAGTTTTTGTTTAGCTTTATCTGGCATGATTTGTTCTTTAATTGGTTTAAAGATATTATCAACTAAGAACTTCTTAACAGAAGCAAATGTTTTTATGATTTGCTGTTCAATCTTTTCAATAATCGAACCATTCTCATCATCAGAGAAGATGATATTATATAAGGAATTATCAATTTTACTAATGACATCAGTTAATGCATTCATAGGGTTCTTTAGATAGTATCCCAAACCCTTATTGCCTCCAGTTGATTGTTTATCCTGAAGACTTTGATCGGTACCATCAGCCAACGCTTTTCTAACATTTTCATCCATGTTATCAATATCATTCGCTGATGTTTTGGCACCGGTTTCAATCCCCAGTTTCTTATCAAGGAGAGCATTCCCTGTCGATTTAAGTTTTTTATCTTTCTTTTTCTTCTCGTCTTTTTCACGTTGCGATAAGATTTTCTTACCCGCTTCAGAGAAGTTATCATTTAAAATATAGCCAGTATAATCACCATCAGAATAGTTATTATTGAAATCGCTGACCATGTCACCATATTTATAATGAGCCGTGGCCATTGCCATATGGTCACCTTTGGACATCTGTTTCATAACAGATTCTAAGATGGCTTTGGCTGATCGATTTTCAATATCCGCTAACATCCGCTCTAAATTCTTAGGATTATACCGAATGTTACCTTTAGCTAAATCACTTGTGAATTTATTAATGGATTTTTCAACTTCTTCTTTATCAGCAGCTGAATCAAAATCCATATGACGCATAACTTTATCGGTTTTATCACTCAATGGTGCCGTAGCTCTATTAGCCATATATTGCATTTCTCGATTATATCGATCTTGCATTTCATCACGAGTTGTAAATTGACCCGTTTTGTGATCAAATACAGTCGCAGGTCCATTGGTGATGGCTTTTAGGATCTCACTTAAGTATGTAGGGATAACTTGGTTGATCGTACGATGTGTTATACCGTCGAAGGCAACGGCCCCTTTATTATACTTACTTGGATCGAATCTACCACTTTTGGTATCAATACCAAATACATTACCAATGAATTGAGCTAATGAGCTATTGTAATTATTCCGTTGATACGTTACTTTAGAGAGTAATGCCGGAATCATATTAGCAATCGATGTATCTAAACTAGCTAATGATTGCTCAATCATTTTAGGCATAAAGGCACTCATAGCTTGTTCTAGTACCGTACCTAATGGGTTATTCATAAACCCACGTTTTGGTTTAGGTCCCATCGAACTAGCCATAGATAAACCAGTAGCCAACATCCCAAATGGAGTATTACCCAAGAAGTTATCTTTGATAACCTTCATATAGGAACTTGGGTCAAACCCACCCATACCGAAGACTTTAGAGAAATCAGAAGCACGACCACCGGTTTTACCGAATGGGCTTTCTGGGTTCATGGCTTTCTCTTGTAATTCAAGCATTTGTGACCAAATACCTAAACTGTCTTCATAGTAACGTAAGGAACCTTCAACGAATTTTCCCATAACGTCACGATTAAACGTATTAATTGTATTTAATGAATCACGTATACCAACTAACTGACCCATAGATTGACTATGTTGTTTTTCTTGGGCCACTAGCATACTCAATGTCATTTTAGCAGCAGTCGCTGCTTGTTTCTCAAACCCTTTTGCTATAATCGCACCATGGGTTTTCATAGTTTTATCTAATTTGACAATCCCACTTGCCGTTTTAGCACCTGTAGCATAGGTCGCTTTTTCAACACGACCAATGGAGCTAATCTCAGCGGCACTAGTGGTGGATTTAGATGATTTACTTGAGGACTGTGTTGCCCCATCATCATCATCAAAAGAGAAATCGTCATCATCAAAATTAAAATCATCATCGAAACCACTATCGTCTTTATCAGGATACAAATCACCAGACTTCAATGCTTTCATTGCATCTTCATAGGTTTCTTTTGCTTTTGTCTTTGCATCATCGATAAATTTTTTACCAGCTCCCGCTGTTTTATTACGACGCATTTCGATAATAGATTGACGTAAATTCTTTGCGGAATCATATACTGATCCGCGAATACTCTGGCTTTCGGACATCTTTTCATTCAGTACGTTTTTCATACCGAATGCAACAGACTTACCGATATTCTTTAGCCAACGAGTATCTCTATTTTTAGGCATATAGTGAACTCCTTTCTCTATGATCCAAGAAAAAAATGAACCATAGTATTTGGATTTAAAACTATGTCCTAGTATGGGAGTTTAACAGACAAAAAAAGAGGAGCCGAAGCTCCTCTTATTTATCGATCAACCATATCACCAAGGATATCATCGACATCGATAGAATCCCGACTTATGCTTGGTACCTTATTGATACCTATCATGAGTCTAGTGATAATGTCCACATTGTCATAGATTCCTTTAACAGGAATCTCGAATGTTTCAAAGCAGGCATCCGTCTTAATATCTTGCCCATATCGTACAGTAACAGCAAGTATTTTACCACTTTTACCTTTATCGGGTTTATATACTTTAAGTGTTACCAACTGGGCACTATTTATAAATATTGAATTAATATTGCCGTTTACAAGTACTGTATTCATGTATAAAACCATAACTGTTTCCTCCTAGACTTAATATATTTTATTTACCGAATTCTGCAACAAGCATCTCTTGTAAAGTTACAAGATCAATCACATCTGCTTTAGATCTACCAAAGCATTTTGCGATTGTATTATAGACTTTACGAACATCGGTATCCCCGAACGATATAACACACTCCATAGGAGATGCACCACATGGGTTGTTTGAACGTGTATAATACACCGACACAGATGTAGCACCAACCACCATACCAGTGACTGTCATCCCCGATATGATTTGGATAGTTCCATTAGGTTCAGGAACTACCATTGTCATCGGTTTATCAATGTTAATCATCTGATAACGTTTACCGGAATTATGTTTAGGTGGATATGGTGGTCTAGTTTTAATCTTACGTGCAGTTTCCTTCAAGACCTCATTACCCGATTTGCTAACCTTTGCTTTTCCGCCAGATTTGATAATTTGCGGAACTACCGTTAGCATGTCGATAAATGTATCAGCTAGTTCACGCATACTAGGTTCATTATCGACACCGGATTTCTTTTCAACCATATCATACTCACCCAATAGAAGTTCTACCACATAATCGTGGATAGATTGAACTGGTATTGTAGTTGCATGCGTATGTGCTACATACGATTGCACTTTCTTCAAAATATCATCCTTATCGATGATGATCTTTTCATCGAACTTAGGATTATGTGGAACACTAACCGTTAGTCGAGAAGTTGCTCTAATAAATGAGGATTCTGTGTAATCTATAAAATACACGATTGAGTTTGGGAAATAGTCAAACTCGATACCCACAATTCTTGCATCATTAAAAATTTTAGTTGCGTTGTTTTGTCTAAATGTGAACTTCATTTTTTATTTCCTCCAAGTAAAAGAATAAGATGAGAGTATACGGACTATCCGTATACTCTCATAAGTGTAAAATGATTATTTTTTCTTAGTTTTCTTCCAAGCTGGAGCAGAAGACTTTTTGATTAATACGCGATGAGGTGCGATAGCTGTAACAGTTTCTACACCAGTTTCACGATTTTTAAATGTAGAATCGTGAGCATCGACATCACGCATTTTAATAGCAGCAGTGAAATCTGCTTTATTTTGGAAGTTGAATGTGCGACCTGCACCAATGTATTGGTAAATCAATTCAGTGATTACCGGATACAATGTTTCTGCTTGTTTAGGACTGTATTGGTAAGTTCTAGCCGCTGCTTCGGCTTCTTGTTTATCAATACCGTGTTTTACAAGCACATCTTTGATAAATGCTTCACGGAAATCTTTAACTGGATTAGTTTCGATTTCAGTGTATTGACCATTTACAGTTTTGATACCTTTGGCAACATAGTCATCTTCATTCAAGAAAGAAGCTGTCAAATCAGCAAAATCTTTCTTGGAGAAGGTTGTGCTGCCCTTTTTTTCCTTCGTGCCTTTGGTCTTGCCTTCCAAGGCTTTTAATACCTCACTAAATTTCGGCATGTTTGTGCCCTCCTTCAATAAAATAGTTGATCAACTAGCTTATGTAAGCATAGTGTTACATATACGTTCAATTATCGATTAATTCTTATAGAAATTCAACGGTTAGCATATCGTCCTCTGATTTACATTTAGTGGATTTCTTTTTCTTAATCGAATAATGAACGTCATTGATTATTCCGTTAGATTCGATGAAGTCGACTAATTCATCATCTGTCACGAAACAATCTTCAGTGAGTTCAGGATGTTCAGTGTCCTGATTCTTCTCTAAGTATCGACTTAGAGAAAATGTTGCATTTGACATATTAAACCTCCAGTTACTTACTGATACGTGGTAATAATATATGTTTTCAATTCAATTCGTCCCATCGGACAATTAGACAACATTCCTTAGTTGGTAGCATGGATTCATTTTTAATAGTAGATTGTAATGCGATCTGCATATCTACAATACCATCATTGATAGAGCCTTTCATATTAAAATATGTCATAAACTCATACAATGATTCGAAATCATATTTGCTATTATACCATTCTAAGTATTCGTTCTGGTAATCGATATCGATGTTTTTAGCTATATTATTCACCAACGAATTCACAAATTTTTCATAGGAATCAAACGCTGATAACTTAGTAATCAAATCTTGCGATCGTGATAACCCTATGATAAAAAATGTGAGCTTAATCGGTTCTGCTTTAACAATAGATGTTGTATCTGCTAGTTGGTCACTAAATGGATATCCAATATAACGTGTTAGGGTAAAGATATCTTTTCGATTACATGTAGTATCTAATCGAACGACCTCTTCACCAAACAATCTAAGATTTTCCGCTGTTCGTTCCACGATATAGTCATCAACACTATCAGCTACATATAATATCCGTTTATCGGTTCGAATAGCGACAGAAAATTCACTTCGATAGATTGGTTCAACATCGACATCGGAATCCAATCGTATTAAAAATGAATTCTTTGGATAAATGGTTGGTGTAGTCAATCCTATTCCTCCTTAATCATTAGATGATGTGTGTTTAGGCTTAAGAACAAAACGTTCTAACCATTCTCGTTTACAGTGATAGGAGAAGGTTCCGATATTCACACCGGTTGACATATTACCGAGCATATAGTTCTTTCGAAATTCAAAAGAAATGTCAGTATCCTCAATTTTATAGTAATATATCTTCTCACTATCACCATCTTGACGATCACTTACCGCCTGTGAGCAACGTGCAAATGCGGTGATTTTTGTAGCTGCATCACCAGTAGAACCTTTAAAGGCTGTCACTGGTTGAGCCATCATCACATCTTCTGTCGGATATACTTTATGAGAGGATGAGATTTTTCGAGCTACAGAACTAATGACTTCAGATGTAATTTTCTGTAACTCAGCATTGTGAGCTATCACCACCGTGTTGCCAATAAAGTTCTGGTTTTCATAAATGATATATTTAAAGATATTTGTAATACCTTCTTTATATCGTTCATATCCATCACTAATATCCATAGGAAAGATACATAGCGATGATGCATTGGTTTGTTTCATAGCATCAATCAAACTCGGATCTACATCAAATGCGAATAAGGTTCCTAGCACGATAGCATATTTACCATCAGCTGTTAATGGGATATATTCGCGATTATTGCTCGTTATGGTCAGATTCATCTACTTCACCTTCTTCCTTTGGTGGTTCTGGTATAATCGGTTGGTGTTTATCAACCGGTTCTTTATAGACACCTTCCAATTTATCAATCGCATCCGCTTTATCTTTATCAGGTATTCCTTCAAATAACTCATGTGTATTGATTACATCAATCAAGCGTTGTTTAGCTTCAGCGGTACCATATTCAGCGATAATATCAACAAATGTATCAATATTATTAGGATATCCTTCACTGAATGCTAAGTCTGGATAGCGTTGAGCAAATCCAACATACTCATCTACACTAATACATTTAGTAGGGTCTGTATAGATGTTCTTACCGGTCACTCGTTTGATGAAATCTACAATTTTCTTATTCGGAGATAGGTTATAGGCGTATCTGAGGAGTGATGTTTCAATAGAAAATAGCTCCATTCCCTCATGTAATTCATCTACATGCAATGCAATTTTAATAACCTCTTCGATGACTTGTAAAAATGATTCATCTAAACGATAGTTATTCACTAAAATATCATCTAGTGTTTGTGCTACACGCTCAATGAGATAGCCATCGTCATTCATACTGACTCTAGCGAGTAATTGGGTTACGTATGGTAATCCAGCAAATGCTTTAATACCCAAATGTGTGAAACCATCAATATATTCCATACAATTGATAATCACTTCATCATTATAATTATTGATCAATTTATAAATACCATTAGCTTCACCATTAGGACCATCAGTATCAATAAGTAACCATCTAGCCCCAGCAACAAATGCATCTTCTGTCATTAACTCTGGATGAGCTATTGTAATGAGACGCCATGGTAATACATCGGTGAAACGATATACGAACTGACGATTCCATCGTTTCACATAAGCCACGTTCCACCAAGGAATTTCTTCTTTAAATTCGTTCAAGAAATACATGTCATATTTAAGAGTGTTATCCTCAAAGTAATGCCAATCTAACTTATCTGCCAATGAACGAATTTGTCCAGTTGTCCCATGTCTAAATACATTTTGACTGGGACGTGCATAATCCCAATTGATATATTCTTTAAACTGGATCATATCATCTACATCCATATCACAATTTTCAGAGATATGATACCAATCTAAGTAATCGGCATATTTACGAGCTATCATAATATCAAATGGATGTTCTTTAAATAACTCTTTGAAGTTCACACAATCGTCAATATATGCCATTTCAATAATATTGAATGGTTGGTATCTGGATAGTAAGTTCCAGTTCCAACGGTCTTTAAATTGGAGAATACTTCGTAATGGAATCTTGCCTTGAATCATGCTCAAGGAGATAAAGTTCGTATTCTCATCTATGGTAATTCGTTCTTCTTTATTAGTGTTCATAGTTTACTCCTTTTTGAATCACGAAATGTATATAGTTGCTTGTAAACCAGACTATTATATACTAAGGGCTCAGCACAATGTATTAATCTAATCAAATACACAATGAAAGGAGATATACTATGGGAAATGTAAATTATTTACACGATCCGAATAAAACAGTAGCTTCTCCAGCTGCTGAATTTGATATATCCTTCAACAAAGATAAATATTACTTTATGAACCTAGAAAATTACGTAGGTTTTATTAAAGGTTGTGAACGAGCAATTCGTAAACATCCAGACTATGGTAACTTTGTTGATGCTATACGAGAACTCAAAATGGAACATTGTCAAGTATTAGGTAACATCACACGTTTTGATGCGACGATTGAAATGCATCATGGTCCTATGTTGACATTATTTGATTATTGTGCCATTGTGACTGATCATCTATTGAACAATGGTGAGACAGTCAATACATTCAAAATTGCTAAGATAGTACTTGATGAACACTATAAAGAGCACGTTCAAGTTGTTATGTTATCCAAAACAGTACATCAATTAGTTGATAGCGGCGAATTGTTCATTAATCTAAACCAAGGTATCGGAGATGTTAACGCATTCTTAAAATCATATCCTGATGGATTAGATAAATATAAAGCTAAAATCAATGAATATATTGATTTAAGTAAGAAGTTTAAAAGTCATGATTCTAATATCTTTGACTTAGAAAAAAATATGGTCAATTGGTCATATCGTTAATTACTATTAGGAGGACATCATGGAAGTTGGTATTATTACATGGGATGATATTCAATATATTAGCATTCTTATAATGATGCTCATTATCATTATACTTGGATGCCGAATTATATATAAGGATTGGAGTATACGACGTGAAACATTAGAACGTCAAATGAATCCACCAATTCCCATTCAACAGAAAACAATTACATCGATTATCGATGAAATGAATATGCTTGTCGATATTGAATTCATATCGGTGGTTGAAGCGCCTATGATGACACAAGATTTACAAGTCATAACAAATTTCGAAGAATTTCAAAAAGAAATTGTACAAAATGTATTGGTTGGACTATCCACTCAATTCTACTTATCTGCTAATATGGCAGGTATGACAAGAGCGTATATCAATCAATATATCACACGAAGAACGACTTATAAAATCGTCGATTACATGCGTAATCATAACTTCACACCAAGCGAATAAAAAAAAAGAAAAAGAAGAACCATATAGCCCAGTTAGGCTATATGGTTCTTTTCTACTGTAATTCTACAGTAATGAATTTAATAAACAGGTCTTTTATTGTTCTACAGTGATTCGTTTCACGTAATCGACTGTATACAATTTGAATGACCTGTTTTCTGGTTCGTTTATCAGTAGCGTCTATACCTGAACAATTCTGTTCGATTAGAAATTCAAGATACTCTATGAATTCGCTAAATAGTTTACTGATATCTCGCATCATCTTTGCGTCTAAGTCATGTTTTCTAAATACTAGTTGTACTGAACAAACGTCACTCAATGGTTCGATTTTGCGTATACTGACGAACGACTTGACAGTCTTTATCAATTCATCAGTTACTCGGACAGTTTGTAATAGTGGCATCCTCCGCCCCCCTATTATAAATAGATTCCTGCTAATGGAACTAGGTAGTTTATATAGTTATATGTGATATCAACATCATATCTTGATGTATCAATATCATTGACTTCTACCCATTCATCATTTATCTCATCGAATATGATAAAGTTATTCTCTTGAGATAATCGTCTATAGTACCCAGCGGGTAATTCATTATGTCTATACTTATCTATAAACGATAGCAGGTTGGATATTGGTAACTTCTTAGACGGTGCTCCTTCATTAACGGCACAGAAATTAATTAAGAAGTCGAGCATGTACGCACGATGCTCTTCATAATCATTTAATCCTTTTATATCTATTTTGCGTAGCATTGAGTTTATATACATCTCGTGGTTATTGAGATATAAATATGACGTATAGCTATTCTTTCTGACAAACTCGACAGGTCCAAATACACGTTGACTCATATGTCGGTCTATGGTGAAGATGGCATCTTTCTTGATGGCTAATATCTCATTATCTTGGACGTCATTGGTTTCAAAGAATAGTTTCCGAATATTGACAAAGCTCTCCATGAGCCTTTCTTTGAATACTTGATCGTCCCGTTGGTATATACCAATTTGCTTATTACGAGCTAATTTCTCCATACCTTCGAGACGGTCAATTATTTTCTGTGGTAGTAAATCATAATACTTAATTAGACTTAGACCAGCTGAGCGAATATCATATTCTACTATGTCGGAACCGAATATAAAGTCGTAATCTTTATTTCGGTATAGACTCCGCTTATATAACTCACTCAAATTATCACCTTCCGGTTATTTCTTTCTCTTTTTCTTTTTAGGTTTTTCAGTATTACCTAATGCAGTTGGATCAAACTCCATAGAAATACCGCCGTTAGCTAGGCGAGATTTAATTGATTTGTCAACCTTCCGTTGTTCTTTAATCACATCTTTAGGTTTTTCTCCACGCAAGGTACGAGCAATACCACTAATGATGTTGTCAGCAGCACGAACAGGTTTATTTAAGTCAACATAGTTCATGAACCCTTTCTTCTTAGGTTCTTCTTTCTTACTTTGAACTTGTTGGCGGAATGCTTCCAGTACTTCATCCGCTTCTTGATTAGACCATTTGCCACTGTTCACTTGTTGTTCACAATAGGCAATCACATCTTCTTCTGATTTGATTTGTGAAGGGTCTACATAACCATCTTTAAAGTTTTTATTCTTTTTAGATGGTTTAGTTTGAATAGCTGGTGTGAATTGTGTTTGATATGGGTCATCACCATCGAATTCAATTTGAGCATCAGCGATATAGTCATATGCCATATCTTCGCTCCATACACCACGATACATTTGGAACATCGCGAATTCACGAGCTTGCATTGTGGATGCTGGTTTGAAGTGAACATCGATTTGACCATCTGGTTGCACTTCTAATGTTGCTCCAGCAAGAAGTTCATTTTCGGCTAACCGATCCTTGATATCTTCATAGGTTTCATAACCTACATAGGTATGCAATCCATCATGTGGAATATCATCGCTATCTTTATACGTATCACGAATCGGTTCACCACCGAGATAATAGTCAGAAACTAGCTTATCATCTTTCTTAGCTTTTTTCTTTTTCTTATCTTTCTTCTTGTTTTCTTCTAAGGCTTTAAGTGCTTTAGCGTTTTTCTTTTTGATTTTATCGGCACGCTTAGCCGCCTTCTTACCAGTGTTTTCCCATGGATCCCAATCGTCATCATCATCGTCTGCCATTGGGTCATACAGGTATTGACGAAGATCTTCTACGACACCACCTTCGCTATCAGCATAGACATCGAGATCATCTTGATCATATAAGTCACCAAACTCATTTCTTAATGCTTGTAAACGAGCTTGTTCCTCAAAATCATAATGGTCATCGATGTATTTATTCATGGCTTTTTTAGATGGATTCATATAATTCATCTTATCGCCACGTTTTTTACCTTCAACGTATTCACGTTGTTCAAGTAGTGCCATGATTTCTTCATCTTCTGGGTCGATTTCGTGCTCTTCCCAATATGTTTTGATGAGGGTTTTCAATGCACGCTTAACATCTTTATCTGTATAATTTTGCATTTGCAAAATCACTTTGAATTTGTTAAGTGCTGCTTGGGATTGCAAGAGCAGCTTGAGAGCTGCTTTTGCTTGTTTATGTTGTTTCTTAGCAGAAACAAATTTTTGTTTCTTTTTGTTTTTCTTCTTTGCCATATTGTATCTCCTAAATCAATTTCTCAAGCTCATCCATACGTTCAATATGTTTATAGTATAGCTTACGTTGCTTTTTCGTCATTAACGCAACTTGAGCTCGAGGTAAGAATTCTAATAATGTGATCGGAAGATCATATCCCGAATCAACCAATTTCGCTCTAAAAATACCATCCACTTTTTCACTAATTGCTCGTAGTGATTTCATATCATGGATGGTTTTAGACCGTTTACCTTTCTTCCATTTCTTATACGTCACTGGTTTGAATTGATACATCTTCTCGATAGCCATACCGATTAATGATATATACTCAAACTCAGCTTCGTCACTTTCACATACGATAATTACATTCGTTTCTCTATGTGATAGATTGAATATAATCCGATTGAGGAAGAAATAGTTTGCTGGACGTTTTAGAAATTCAAAGTATCGTTCTCCATAGACTTGATCCACACCATAGTCTAAATAATTTTGTAAGAGAACCATTGGTGGAATCATTAGTCCATAATTGTACCGACTGAATCGTTTATCTAACTCAGTCGGTTCAATTCTTCTTGATACTACGACAATCTCAACATCCCCAACTTTAAAGTCTTTGAGTAACTTTTCCAGCTGTTTAGACGATGTTGCTAATATGATTGACTTCATATCCTAATCCTCCGCTGACCAATCTAAGTCAAGTGTAAGCATTTCATTATCGGATGCATTTTCATAGCGAACTTCTGTGCTATCATAGTTACGCATACGATCTCGTATCTTGATTGGATCATATTTTGTGCCACAATTTGGACATACTAACTCATTGAAGTTAAAGTTCCATGATAATTCATGAGCACATTTCAAGCAAGTCATCATCTTGCGATCGATTGGATAAATGTACCCATAATCCAAGATAACAATCTCACCACTACCTTGGCGGTATCCATAGTTACAGAAGTTCTTCTTAATGGTACCCATGTCGGAGAACAGATAGTTTGGTTCTAACTGTTTTAAGGTTTCCCGAATGACTTCTTTACTATTGATGAATTCTTCTTGGGACATCAATTCTACATATTCTGCCACCAAGACTAACCCATTGCATTCATATGCTTTAGTCACATATGGTTGTAATTCAGGAGCCATCTTAAACTCTTGCCAATTATCCTTTACGCCGTATGTATCGAATGCAATCTTAAAGATGTAGCCACCTTTCTTAACCGCCATACGATTCGTACCAGCACCAATTTCTAAGAAACCGCGATTGCGGAGTAAGGTTAAGATATAATCAAACTTTTCATTATTATCGCGGAACGAAGGATCTCTTAAGATTCCTAAAAAGTTGATCATATCTTGTTCGGTAAAGTTCTCATAAATTCTATGACGAACTTTACCGCTTTTTTCTCTGTCAAGAGAAATGTTTGTTGTATAGTCTTGCATGTCTGCCTCCTATTTATTTCCTAAAGCGGAATTCGCCATATTATTAATGATAGACGTTACGTCTGTGAACGATAAGTTATTTGGATCCATTCCTGTATCCTTCATAAACTTTTTACGTTCTTTATTCTTCTTCTTTTTCTTCTTTTTAGCTTTCTTCTTCTCTTTCTTAGTTCTGTAACGATCTGGATCGTCTTTAGAACCGTGAGAAGTCATCACTTTTACGCGACGAGCTTTCTTAGGAAGAATCTTCTTAGGGTTGAAGAAGTCAATAATACCCAATTCGGTGAATCGATCAATCAATTGAAGTTGTTCGTAACGCTCTGGTTTCAACCAAACGTCTTTATAGATAACCATTTGACCTGGGTCACGATATCGTTCTTCATCGTCAATCCATGGATTTCTGAACTTTTCTTTATAGTATTGCTTGAATCGTTCATGTAAACCCACATACCCATTTCGATTCTTACGTTTTACCTTTGGAACCGATGTCATAATCTTGCCGCGTTTCTTAAGAAGCTTTTTACGTTTCTTCATACTCAAATGAGTATCCGCTAGCATACGGTCAATGTTATCCATATCACGATTGCGTTGTGCCGCAAAGTCTGCTAAATAGTCTAAATCATCGATTACTGATTTAGCCGTTCTAATTGGATCATTCTTATCATCTAAATCGATACCTGAATGTTCCAATATAGCTTGTTCGGTAAATTTGTCAAATCGGTCAACGACTTTAACACTCACAGACGCCCGTTTTTTCCGTTTAGGGAATTGGAAATGATTTGTTTCTGGGTTATCTTTGAAATGGAATTGTACTGGAATTCCAGATCTTGGGTATAACCACATATCATTTTCCATAGAATCAGGTACTGTCATATCTGGACTATATTCTTCACCTGATTCAATATATTCCCGAGTTTCCTTATTCTTCTTCAATACTGGGAAGTAAGGGAACCATTCTTTGGAAAGTCCGATAGCTCTAGCAAACTTGAATCGTTTCTTACCACCATACTTATCAAATAGGAAATATACATATTCCCGATAGGTATCGGTAGCTTCAATCCACGATTCGATACGACGATACCGATGCTTCAATTCTTGAGCAGCGAGTCGTAATCGTGTTTCTTTACGTTCTAACGATTCTTCTTCACCAGGCTTCAACTCTTCTAAGACTTCATCGTCTTCATGGTAATTATCGTCTTCACCATAATCCCATACGACAGATGGGAATTCTAATAGTCGTTCATCCGACCAACCATTTTGCTTATACGCATATAGAACAGAATCGGACTCATTAAGAATCTCTTGTTCCTGTTCTTCTTGGTCTTTCTTCTTCTTACGAGAAGCTTCTCTCATTTGTCGTTGCTCCTCTTTTTCTTGTTCCCACATCAACTGCATAGTATCTGGGTCTTTAACATATGGCGTAGGATTGGCACTTTCGAACCATTCTCTTCGCATATCTTCTTCTTCTTCAATCACCCAATCTTCCATATTCCATAATACTTCACCAAATGTTGATTCTCCATCACCAACACCCGATGGGTCATCTTCTGGAATAATTTCATTTTCATGGGCTAAGAATCGATCTCTAAGACCGTTAAATACCGCACGTGCTTTTGTATATGCAGGGACATGGTTACGTGCAAATACATCAATTCCATTATGATGTTCGATGGCCATACGAACATCACCAAATGTCACTTTATCACCAGGCATGATATTATTCATCCATGGTTCATCGTTTTGATGTCCTTCAAATGGATAGTAGTCGATATTTTCAGGAATCAAAGAAATGATTTTTTCAAAACGGTCATATGCCATTTGTTTATAATCAGGAACGTCTTCCTTCTCTTTCACTTCTTCAACTTCTTCCGTATGAGATTCTTCCATATCTTCATCGAGATTTTCCTGTTTCTCATATTTATCGAACTTACCCATAGAACGATACATCTCACCGAAAATTGGATCTTGGCTAATTCGCCATTCCTTTTCGGGCATACCTAACTTCTCCGCTTCGGTTAAGGGCTCGCCATAATCCGAATAATCTAAATCCGACCAATCATTAGCATCAGCGTACTCGTCAGGGTCGTAATCGTCGAAGTCAATGGTATCATCATCGTCGTCATCTTCTTCTTCAGTAACTCCTCGTGCAATGCGAGAGCATTCTTTTGCATACTCAGGATCTTCCATTGCTCGCATCATATCGTACTCACCAAAGAATTGACTCATTTCAGAAGCATCTGCTGTTTCGTATTGTTTTCGTAACTCAGCTTTTTCTTCATCTGTATAACATGCATCAGAACAATCAATGTCGTCCTCATCCATGTCAGATGGATTAGAATCCGCACTCGGTTCTTCATTCAATTCGTCACCAGATTCATCTTCTGTTAACTGTTCTTCGTCCATCCATTCACCTAATGTTTTAACTGGTTTGGTATCTGTTTCCGTACTAGTTGTTTCATCTCTATTCACATCTCCTATGGTGAATGGTAATGGTTTATCTTTTGGTACTAAGGATATCGTGCCATCTTTATGTTGGTACATAACATATTGATTCATATCAACATTTTCTCTATCCTCAGTATCCATTTCATATTCAATATCTCTAAACTTAGCTTGTGCACTGTTTAGAATTTTATGGTTACTGTAATCGAAATTCATTACATCCACGCCACCGATGTTCTTTAATTCAGATATCACCATGGCATGTTTCCAGTATTCATCTGGATCCATTGTAACCACCATATACGCCGTTAGTGGGTCTACGCCAGTTTCCTCTACTAACCGTTTCCATCTTGCCGCGGAGCGTTTAACATTATCTTCGCGAGAGAGGTTCGGGTCATCCAACGGACTAAATTTTTCGTTGTTATTATCCATCCTAGGACTCCTTTCTCGAACAACATACTGTAATTTTTCTATTCATTTTTTTATCGGTAGTATTCTTGTCTGTTCTACCATTCTGTTTGAATCAGCATCCTCCGCTTCAATTCAAAATCAGTTAGTATAGTGCGTGAACATCTAAAGGGTTGCCGCTTCTCTATACCATTAAATAATATATATTTTAAATCGGAAAAAAATAACGATAGAAGAGCTAAACAGCCACTTCTATCGTTATTTTATTTATTTAATTTAAAGATTTCGTATACCCAATCATCTAATAATGGGTCATCAAGCACATCTGCAATGTTTACAATTTCTAGGTTATGCTTATTTGGTTCACCTGATACTAACTTAGTTAAACTAGAAAGATCATCAACTTTGAGCTCAAATATGAACCCGATATGATAGTAGGATATGTTGGATGCATCATAATCATTGTTAGCGAAGTATTCAATATGCATGGCTGGTAGTGTTGGGTACACTATAGAAATCAATCCACGTACTTCTTCTTCCGCTTCTCTGAGCATGTTATCATATAATACATCATATAACGTAGTTGATGTTAAGTATTCATCTATTTCATCATCAGTCTTGAACTCTGGTATAGAAACATGACCTTGTATCAACGTTAATGTGTTATTTTGAGAATCGTCTGTTTTGCGTCTCAATAAGAGTGCTTGCGTATTCTCTCGGTTAGTAATGACTAAACCGACTACCAATTGTTTAAAGTCGGGGTTGTCTTCTAACTCATATCTAGGTAAGACACCAATCCCATTATTGGTCAAGGTATCTCTATATGAGAAGTTATATAGTAATGAGCTCGTAACCACATTTAGATCTTTATGTGTGTTAAAGGCTCCGCTTAATCCCCTATAGTTACGTAGTCGAATCACGTCATTGTATTGGGTGTTTTCTCGTTTACGTAGCTCTAAGAATCTATCTATATACAAGATAGGTTCATCAGAGTAATAGTCTCCCATACGGATCTCCTTATATATTAATCAAAACGTTCAGGAACGCTCTCATAGTTATCATTAACCACGTAGATATATTTTTTGCGAAGGATCTCAGTAAAATGATCCGGATCCGCTGCATAATCCTTCGATAAATTCAGCTTAGTGATTAGCATTTGCTTAAGAGGTTCCTCAATATAATCTTTATATCGAAGATAAAAAGTATTAAACCCTTCATCAATAAATTGAAGAGGAATGAACATGGCACCTGAATGTACGAGTTCATGAACCGTCTGTGACAGTGGAACTAGACCTACATACCCGTCGTAGTGTAGACCCATAACTTCTTCAGCTATATCCATCATGTTAATGCGTTCATTTTCTCCGTGTTCCATGAGGTGTTTATTTAACACGATATTCACAATGTCATACAAAGTGAATGGTTCGTGGTGTAATTCTATGCGAATTCTAGCTTTTCCATACTTCTCTTTCGAGACGTTATGAAAAAAAGAACAGTAGTTCATTCCCATTTTGGATCCAAGATATTGGATCAGCTCTCGATATTCTAAAGAAGAGCGAATGAGTACTTCAACCGTTTTGATGAATTTCACTTTCTCTTTATTATTTCCAAAATTATAAAACGTTTTACTGATTGCTAACTCTTCCATAGCTTGCGTTACCGTTTCAGCATTCGATTCATAATGTTTGATTCTTGGTATTCTCATAAGTGACATTCACCACCTTTAAACTAAATATCTTAATTAGATATATGTTTAAAGGTGGTTATTTGCCATTAGTCTTCATAATCTACCAATAGATACGTAATAATATCCACGGCTTCGAATAATTTATCGAGTCGTTCTTTCGTCCATTCTTGATCAGAAGTCATGCGTAGTTCATCCACAATATCAACAAGGTTTGTTTTTATTGCTTTCAACTCAACTTGTTCTTCTATCTTTTCCAATAATTTATCCATATTGGATTTTTTACCACTAAGAGCTTTTAATAACTTACGCTCTTCTTCTTTCTCAAATCGTTTCTTGCTACCCATAGTTATCGCTCCTTAATAAAATCATGCTGTCTGCGATTAAATGTATCCATTAAGATTTTAATCGTTTTAGGTGTTAAATGAATTTTGTTATCCACATAAATCTCCTCAATATCATATCCTTCATATAGTAAGGCTACGATAATTTCATTGACTGTGAATAGCATTTTCTCAATCCATATTTGAATACCATGACGGAATTCGTCTAACCGATTAGCATCTCGATACGTTTTAAATTTATGAACCGCTAGTTCATTATGATTCCCAATTTGATAGAAACCATAGAGAGTCTTACCTTCTGGTGTGGTCGTTGTACACAATACTTCTAAATCAAACATGTCACTGTCCTGTTTAGCATGTAAATCATATACGACTTTATAACCCATTTGACCCATCAGTTTAAAGTATTCACTCTTCAGTTGTTTGCGTTCTTGTTCTTCCATGTATATCTCCTTCCTAAGTAATTAGACTTATTATAATATCCTAAGGATTATACGCTTTTAATAGTATGGCTCTGGATTATATTTGGTCATGGACTTGTCTTTTTTCTTATGACGGCGACCCCAAGATCGTTTAATGTACTTAGGAAGATTTAATTTGGCTTCCATAATCAAATATTCATCAATATCGTCAACTGAATCAATTTGATCAAACAACCATTCTGGGATATCAGGATCTTCCAATAACCGCTGTAGTGCTTTGCGTGCTTTTTTGGCATCATCACCCGTAATAAACTTCAATTGATGAATCAATGATTCGATATCATTGATAAGTCCAGAGATATCAGTATCTATGCACTGGGAAATCATTTCTTGCTCCGACTCTGTCACATAGACACCTTGTTGGTATTCAAAGACTTCGTCTTTATATTTACCATCAAACTCACCTTCCATAAAGACGTCAGCTTTCATAGATACGATTCGATAGTCTTTGTATTCTTTCATACCATTTTGAACACCATATGATATTAAGTCAGCTTCATTTTCTGACCATAAGACACTATATGGATTCTCTGGGTCAATCATGATATACACCCTATCATCATCTTTATACATAGTATTTCCTCCTAACTTAAAAAATAGATAGAAGATGGATTTCCATCTTCTATCTTTACTAATCCACTTTAAGATTGTTGAATATCATTCGCTCAACTGCTTCATTGATTGCTGTGAATTCATATTCATTCCTAAAATGAACGAATTTAATGCGGTTCAGTATATCTGTACCGGCGACTGATACTAAGTCCTTAAAAAACTTAAATGATACATGATCTGGACATGGGTATTCTAATGTGACATCACTAATCAACCCTTTGATACTACCGTCAACAAACCGACGCATGATCAAGGCGGGAATAGAATCACAATCACCTGTATAGAATATATTATCATTCGTTGTCGATTCTCTATCATTCACCAAGAACCCGCAACTATCAAATTCCCCATGTGTCATATCCACAGTAATGATATCTAAGGAAGCCGTATTAATCAATTCGTGTGCAACATGTGTATTTTTCATATATTGAGGATACACACCAGAAGCAACCAATGTCTTAATGACATCATCAACCCGAGTAATAATATATACTTTCGCTTCGTGTTCTCCTCTATCATGAATACAGGATAAGAAACTATTGATACCATTCATAGCATCGTCATGGGTATGTGAGATACAGAATACAATATTTCTATATTTCCGAAGTCGTTCAGACCGCATATAAAACATAAATGCATCGTAGTTGGGTTCAAAGATATACAACCAACCTTCATGTATTAGGAAGAAACTTCGTTTTGTTAAATCACAAGAGAAGTCTCCCCCTTTTCCAATAAAATTAATCTTATTGAATAATTTTTCCTCACGAATCATAATACGCAAACTCTCCTTAACATTTAACGACGCTTTGTTTTAGCTCCGTCATGAATTTCTTTGTTAGGTTTTTGACTGTACTATTTTTCAATAGTCTGCCGATATATAAATGACCGCGATTAGCAACTGACCCTTGTTTACTTAAAAACTCATTAATCTCTTTAGCCATTTTATAGGTAAAGTATAATTGAGCATAGTCAGACATCAATGGGTCTGTTGCATAATGTTCATTACCAATGGATTCCATATATTTTTGATCAAGTAGTTGACCTGGTAAAATATGGAAATTTTTATCCATACAATGACGAGTCACAATATCTTTTTTACTATAAATTCGTCGAATATTGGCTTCCGATTCATATTGATCGATGCCTTGTTCAACTGCCTTATTGGCTAATCGTTGTAAAATCAAATCCAATGGTGTATCTAATAAGAAATTTAGAATCTCTCTTGGAACACGATACCCATTCAATTCAATATCCGTATACTTAGCCATAGCATTTGGAATATCTCTGAACTTAGAGCAGTTTAAATAGTCATTACTATGACGATAGCGATCGGCAATGATGACTACGTTATCATATTGACTCAATCGTTCATAGTTGTTAACATACCATTCATGACGGTTTTTAATAAACAGTCTAATGATTTTATCCCTCGCTCTACTATTATTGATATCCCCATGCTGTAAGAAATCAAGAATTTCTTTACCAGATTGCAACGTATAATCTGGGAAGTGTACGTATTCAATGTGTACATTCTTAGCAATTTTATTTAAAATGACCACGACGTTTTCAGCGAAGGTTGATTTACCAGACCCATCTAGTCCTTCGATTGCTACAATATTAATCATTTAACATTCTCCTCTTAATACATCGCGAATAAACTTAACTTGAGCCATATACTCGTCAACGACATGTGGATGATCCACGATCGTGTCAAGTATATGGCTCGATTCTTCTTTGTCGAACGATATATGCTTATTCAAGTATTGAATCGTTCGTTTAATAGCTTTTAAATCCCGTTTGGATAGGTTGGCAGTCTTATCTCCCGCGATAAGCTCCAGTCCTACGACGAGATTCTCAATGTATGTCCTATGTTCGTTTCCAATAGTCTGAATGTATTCATACTCGAACGAAGTTAGGACGAACGTTCCGATCACATAAAGCAATAAGTCAGGATTAACATAGTCTCCTTTACCAACTTTACGTGTCGTTATTTGAAAATTTGATTTTTCTAGGTGTCGTTGGACTAAGTAGAGTTTCAACATATCAAGATGTTTGGAATACGCTACCACTTTACCAGCGACTTCTAATTCATAAATTTTCACGTTTAGCCTCCTGTAATGCATCATTTCCATACACTATCGATGTACCATTAGTACTCATGAGCCCACCCCACCGGAAAACAAGCAGTCGAAAACCCATACTAATCGAAGTGATCAATAGGAGCATAGCGATTTCATATACGTTGTTGACAGATGTGTGCGTAGATTTACCCACAGCCTAGCACCTCCCGCGGTACCGGATTCCTAAGTTATGACCATCGGCTGCGTGCAAAGGCACGACTTACAAAAGAACTAGTCGTCACATATCAGACCATATGTTTAGTACGGTACGTCCTACTTTGTCGTCGGATCCTCTTCGTTAAAAAACATATGCGGTTTTCCTATATGCTCTTAGCGGCAACTTAGTGCACCAAATCGACTCGCAGATCTAACGCATAGCACACTGTTCTATAGAAGTCTTAAATTGAAAAGATCCTAATCTCCTTTTTCTATACGTCGGTATCTCTTCCGTAATTCTATAGTAGCCTTGCTAGCCATTCACATCCTGACTATACATCAATTTTCGCTTTAGTTACCTATTTGTAAGTCGTGTTATAATTTTACTCATAGAATGGAATTCTAATTCCATCTACAATGATTTCATTACTATCAAAGGTTATATCGAATAGATCACCCTCAATAAAATCCATACTTGGTTTAACAGTGGATAGATAGGCTTGATCCTGTTCATATACACTTTTTACTTGTTCAGGATACTCTCTGGATGTATATATACTTCCCAAATATCCTCCTTTATTAACAGATTCCACTAACGTATATCGTAGACAATGAAAATCCATTAAGAGTTTCAATGAAATAATCATCGATCTTCGACTATCGTAAAATAGTCCGCAATCAGTAATACCACCATATTTTAATGACGTTACTTCACACAACGCATTTAAGAATAATTGTTGGATAGATCTACTTGCTGTAAGTATTCCTGTTGGAACTGCATTGTTCCTAAAAGTAACTACACCACGTCGATATAGTATTTGTGAGAAACGTATCCAGCGATTAAATATCGGAGTCCCCCTATTGATATGACCAGGTCTACCACGATATACTAGTACATCATAATTTTCATGACTGCTATCCTTATCAGGTAGTGGAACTATATCATTATCCTTTTGGGACTTTTCTTTATACATTGAATATATGGTATTCAATATACTATTGATTTTAGTTGTTACTATATCAGATACAGACTTCAATACATTAAGTCTAATTACTTGACGACCATAGTCATCTTTTCCAATAAAACTAACATATGGAAATATATACCCCATCAATGTTACCCATTTATCCCGATATCTTGAAAATGCAGATATACTTTTCATATTATATTTATCGGGTGGGAGCTGTGTTCGAGGAATATATCTATTACCACCATACAACAACATACGTTCAACATCAACATCAAAATACGATGTTAAACAATTATCAATACCAAATGGTTTAACGTCAACTCTAGTGCATTGCATAATTTCTTTCACATTAGTACTTATACTATTAACTGATCCACTAGGGTTTTCTGCCAATCTAAATATCATACCATTCGGAGCTAATCTCCACCTCATGTCATAGACACTTTCAATAATTCTAGCTGGTTCATTAAACTTATCACCGTAGATATATTCAACCATACTAGTACCATGTAACCGAATACTAGGCATAATTATTCCTCCTTAATAGAATAAATAGAGATAATAGGTCAAATCACCTATTATCTCTATAATATATATCTATTAATTATTTATAATTTTAACAACATATGTGTCTTATGAAAAATGACTGAGTAGAGGTAAATATCACAATCTATTGCGTTTAATTTAATAAACGTCAATTCCTTTGATACCTATTAAAGTGTAATAGGTATAATAAAAAATTATAAATAAATATATTATTAATTTATATAAAGAGGGATTTTTCCACAAGGAAAAAAATCCCTCTTTATATAAATAGGTAATAGGTTTAAAAGAGGGATACTTGTATCCCTCTTTTAATTATACAATATATTTATTATTTTACCTTTTAGGTAAAATAATATAATAGTATAAGATTTAAGATAAGGATACAAGTATCCTTATCTTAAATTAAATATATTATTATATTATTTTTTTTACTGGATATACTTAGATTAATTACTATTAGTATAAATACGATTGATAGATTCCAGATTGATATAATGAGATATATACTCTTTAAAGACAGGGAATGATATCAGTATATTTTGTAATGTATTATACTCAGAATAGATTGGGATATCCAGTACGATATTCAGTAAGTATAAATGATTACATTGATTATATCCATATAGTGATTGAAGTCTAAGGTATACCAGATGAATGATATGATCCATATCGTAGGTAGTGATATTATATTTATGAGTTTCATATACATCATAAAAGGTAGTTAATACTAAATCATAGATAGGTAAACGAGAGAGTTTCAAAGCATCAGAGACTACATAGAGATTACCGGGGTTAAATGGAAAAGACCGATAGGATTTAGAGGCATCAGGGAGGAGACAATTGGACAGGATCCATTCGATCTCCTCAAGCATAGATGCATTTAAGCCATAAGAAATTAACTGATTTGCATCTTTACGTAAGTGCCTGATGGATAGTACGAAGTAGTCTTTATGATTAGATTGTAACATACCGGTGAATAGATAGATACAAGCAATATAGATCGTGAGCTTATCAATACGGTATTCTGAATTATAGGGTATCGTATTGATAATATCTTTACTAGTGTCTAATAGAGAGTATATCATATCTAGGTAATCATGTGTATAAGCTACCCGATTAGGATCATAATCGATAAAGCGATCGAGTACGGTATGACATAAGAACCATTTCATTGAGTCTAAGTCATCGACCCAATAATAGTTATCGAATTCTTTACCGAGGAATACTCGGATATCGGATATAGATGTCATAGAGTTACACAACTCCTTTGCAGATAGATAAATGAGTATATACTAACTTGTCAAAGTGTAGACGTAGGTAAAAAAAATAAGCCCGTATTGAGTACGGGCTTATTTATATTAGATACGAAGTAGTTTATCTTCTTCGAGTAGATCACGGATGTTATCGATACTATACCCTTTGTGGATATAACATACACGACGACCATCTTTAAACTCTACGATTAAGAACGGAGAGAAGTAAGAGGTACGGATAATATAGGATACGTCTCCGGATGGAGTTACGTTAGTTTCGTAACCTGGGAAGATACCGCTCATGTTATTGATCACATCGTCCCGATTAACGAATAAACTGACAATTGGATTCTCGTTAAAGGAACGAAGTCGAATCATAAGAGAGGTATCAACGATTTCTCGGATACTATCAAATCCCATTTCATCTCGAGCTTGTTGATCGACTTTATCGACAAACTTGAAGTAGAATTTCTTAACGCCATCATATCCTGGAGCTTCACCGTGAAGATAACAGATGCCAAGTTTAACAGGGAACGCAAAGGTATTTCGTTCACCAGGATATTTAGTAAACCCAACATAGGTGATGATAACGGATGTCATACTATGGGATAGTACGATAGACCAATCATCACCGATCGATACTTCTTGTTCTGCATCTAAATGATATAGGTCACCATCGTGTTTAATGGTAATACAACCATCATCATGAATAGTCTCGATAGAGAAAATTTCTCTTGTTTTAGTTTTATACGCAATACGTTCTTCTTGCGTATATGTTTCATAATTACTCATATTTGTAATCTCCTTTTAATTATAAATCACGGTGGAGGTTTAAACCTCCACCGTTGTATTATACATAGTAGCAATTTTATTAGTGAGCTCAATCAAACGAGCTCGATTGGGTAATAATTGAATATCTGGATAATCCTCATGTAATTCATCCACAACGGCAAGTAGTATAGATAATACCTCTTGGTAATCAATATCTCTAAGAATACCATTTGTATATGTCGATTTATTCAATCGACAGTTTTCAATGCTACAATAGTTTTCTTTATTATTGATTTTGATATGTAATAGAGTTTGTCCATCTTTCTTTATAATGAATACACGAGAATTTCTAAACGCATAGCCACGACCTCGAATAGATATGGAATGGTAAATGCAAGTCATATCTATGCGTTGGGTAATCGGACTGGAATCCGATATCGTAGATTCGAAATGATGAGCCATTACCTCACGGGTAATGGCTCTCATAGTGTCTGCAATGATATGCAACCATTGGTTGGTATCATTGCGAAGTATGTCTATGTATCGTTCGATTGATACTTGTTCCATAATGATACCTCCTAGAATGGAATTTCCATTTCATCACTTCGTTGTTGAGCATGGGATTCGTTGAATCGTTCTGGTAATTCAATGTGTCGTTGTTCTAGTACAGCAACACCGAGATTATCAAGTAGGTCTTTCGTTGTATCGAATTCAACCTTATAGTCTAATAAACCGATTTGCTTAACAATCTTGACATAAGATTCAACAGAACGGGCATATTCAAACATGCGGATTTTCAATTCAAGGAAATCTCCACCGTTTTCACGGCAATAATAATATTGCTCAATATCACGTTCTTTACAGAACAAATGTAATTCATCAAATAGATCTGCGAATAGATAGATATACTTAGTTGCAATCACATTTTCACAGATAATATCATATTCATTAGTTTCTAAAGGGGTATGGTCTTGGACGGAAGATGTCCAAGGTTTATTTTGAAACCATTCTGTGCAATACATGAAACTACTTGGTATTCCATTAGGTAATGGTTCTGTACGTTCAATAATTGCGACCCGTTGTAAGAAATCACAAAATTCTATATCTGTACTATAAGATAAATCAGTAGCATCTTCAAATTCAGGTACTTCAAATTTACGAATATCTGCGATATAATGACCGAATCGTACTCGATCATAAGACTCACCATATGGTGATACTTCTTTAGTTAGTATACCATTCAACATCAGCATACAAATAGCCCAAAGAGCATTTGTCTGAATGTCGTAGTAGTTATCTTTATTTGATTTATTAAGTAATACTAAATCTTCTACGTTAAGACGTTTTTCAAATCTTTCTAACATGGTAATTACCTCCTAATTAAAATATTGGACCATCATCTTTGCTAGGGACCATTTTTTCTGGGTTTGATTTCAATTCAGCTATTCTTTCACGATAGGTATCCATATCAGTATGACCTAACGCTTTTTCATACGCATCCATATAGTCAATTGAATAATTGACCGCAATATCAGTATCCAATGAAACAGTATTCGCTACATTATCTAAGAAATAAGCAGAGTCCATCATAGAGCGTTTATTTTCATAGAACGTCTCATATTGTTTACATACTCTGTGTTGGGATATTTGTAGCTTTTCATACACACGACTCAAATCTTCAAAGATATCCGCTAATAAATATGCGTATTTAAGATACACCATATCATCTAAATCGAGCGGGATATCAAACATTTCGTCATTTCCTCGCGTCCAAGCACCATACCATTCAATTTGTGTTGGTGTATCATTTGGTAATGGTTCTTTTCGAACGATAGTGATATAGCGATATAATAATCGACTAGGCATATTATAGATTGATTCATACTGAACGTCATCTAAATTCGTATCGAGCATATAGCTCGATGAAAGATGATAATCATATAGGTCAGTTGATAATTGGAATGATTCAGGGTCTTTATTTGATACGGTAAACGTATCATAATCATCATGGAATCGTGTTTCATATAATGCAAAGACTAATGCATTGATGATATTTTCACTACATCTGATGAAATTATTTTCCTCATCTTTATATCGTTTAATTAGTTCAATCAATGAAAAATGTTGGTTTACTTCTGTTATTACTTTCATTTTTTTTGTATCTCCTATAATTCAACATCAGCACCATAGACTTGATCTAGGTGTCTGATTAAATATGCGATGTCTTTTATCAATACCATGATTTTCTGTTGGTGTTTATACCGTACGTGATCCCTACAATATGCAGGTAATACACGAAATATGGTATGATAAAACTCATCCATTGGTGGATACACATCTGGCATTTTGTCAGTTAATTCATCTGGGCAACCCCTAAATACGAATCGGAATCTCTCAGGGAATTTATCATTACCGACAATTTGAATCCGCCATTTGTCATCACCGTCATCATACATACGGATTTTATGATTACCATTTTTCATATGTATGATTTCGACCTGTGTACCCTTTGAACAATACCGATGCATAAAATCAATATGACTGTTCGAAGAGGTATCAACTAAACATCGTTTATGATTATTCTTTGGGCTAATCATATACTTGAATAGTATTCTAGTATTCGCCATTAACTCATGACGTAACTCATCTTCTAATGCTAATAATTTAAACAATCTCATCTTAACTCACCTCCTTTACTATCTGAGAATGAAAGTGGATATAACCTCACAGGTTATATCCACGAAATTATTTTAGCATTGTATCTACGAATTCCTCATCCAGAACAGGAGTGACACTTGTCAATAGTTCTTGATGTTCATTCATATACTTAGCTACTTCATTTATATCTAACTCTTTATTGATATAGAGTGTCCGATGCTCTTTTCGGTTTTGGATTAGTAAGAAATCAGTTAACCCGAAATATACATCTGATAATAGTAGCTTAGTTGTGTTGCCTAACACTGGATGTGTGACAACGATTTTAGGTACAATCTTATTGATTGAAACCCCATCAGTAATCCAAACTTTAAAGGATTGAGAACCTTTTAGTTCAGATTCACTAATGGTATACCCACAATACTCATTATCTGGAGTATAGTGGTATTTGATGATGTTAGTCTGTTCAATATACACATAATCATGAACGTCAACTGGAATGATTTTATTGATATTGAAATTATCCATAACGTCTTGCGTATGTTTTTCTCTCCAATACCAATACCAATTCGTTGGTGATGTGTATAAGAACAATGAACCTTCTTTTGTAGTAAATGTGAAGTCTCTAACCATGTCGTTACTAGCTCCACGAACTACGGAATTGCAGGTGAAATGAATCATTTCCTGATTGAATGCAACCACCCAATCACCACAATCGAATGTAGTGGTATCATCAAATTTACTTATATTGAAATAACCTTTTTTGATACTATAGCGAAAGCGGTTATTAGTATCTTTCGCAAAGTCAATTCTTAATAAAGCCATATATTGTGCTCCTTTCAAAATTTATAAATCTATGTACTAGTATGTAAGGTTGATACTATATGTTTATGCTTTTACATACTCATATAAAATCCTCTCATCGTTAATGAAATATAATAATTCACGTATCAACCCTATACACTGGTCAAAGGATGAATCTATTTGGAATTGCATATGGTCCACTAGATTCATCCTTTACTTTTTCTTTCTATACGCTATAATAATATATATTTATAGCTGAGGAACGTAGCAAATGGTATGTTGCTTTATTTGCCTTGACAGATATGTAACGTATAATACACATGAAAGGATGTGAATTACTTTGATTACATTGGATCGAGTTAATCCATTCAAGTATACAAAACAGAAGTTGAAGCTTCCCTATGATGCATCAACACCTGGTTACGAATTTAGATTAGTTATGTTACTATCCGATCACAGAGATTCGATTACACTCTTAAATCAAGATAGTTACAGGGTTGCAACCACATATAAACGCTATTATCGTCCGTATAAAGTACGTCAAAAGTTCTTTGCTAAGATGATACAAACACGGTTGGACCAAACACAAATGAGTGATATGGCAACATTCTGTAAGAATGAATTGAATATGCTATATCTAGCTAAACCGAATGTCATTAAAAATCGTAATATCGCAATCGACACGAGCGATTTTCATAAGAACTTTATAGCATCGATTGGTAATCGTGGCTATAAACTAGTAGCCAACGCCTATGTGGATAAACTCAAAGAGTTTATCACTTTATCAATGGTAGGTTCTACTCATAAACACAAGTATATCTTAGTTGATGCTGCTAATTGGGATATTAGTGGTGTAAATAAAAAAGATGTGGTTAATATGAGTGCTAAACTCATTAACCCATTAAGTATTATCTATTTCTTACTTCGTAAGAACTTTACTGCTTTGAAAGAGTCCTTTAGTGACTATACCTTCCTTATTTTCGATGGAACGATGGGATGGTTTTACTTTAATGCAGCAGACATTGGTAAACGGACACACTTAGCATTTGCTAAAGAAATACGTAAATTTAGAAATGCCTCCGCTATGGTCGATCATATTGATACCTTAAATGATGAAGGTGAAGTTCCTGATAATCAACAGGAAAAAATCCCTGACGAACTTGTATCAAGTATGCAACAAATTGATGATTTATCTGATGAGATATTGGATACTAAAACAAAAGATGAGTTGCGTAAAGAATTGATTAGTAGTGTCAAGAGTGCTAATAAGGGACCTGTTGACGATACATTGTTACAATCAGACACAGATGATACTGAAGAAGTGCCTGATGTTGATATTGATGAAGATATCGATGATGAAGAAGAATTGGATTCACCTCAGTCAGATGAACTTAACGACACAGCCGTTGATTTGAATGTCTATGATGACCAAGAGCTGGACGAAGAGATTGCTGCTGCGACCGTTGAACTAAATTATGATAAGATGGATCGAACAATGGCTAAAAATTCTGCTCGTGAAGCAGAGTTACGTAAACGCCAAAAAGAGATCACCTTAGATGGTCTTAAATTAGGTACATTAAAGATTGATATGCCAGATACGGAAATCAAAACGAATAATGTAACGAAAAAGGTCTTTACTACCAATGAAAACGTAAAGGAAATCCGATTTGATAACTTCAATAAATCATACAATGAAAAATTAATGCAGAAGGATATTCTAAACGTATTCAAATCCTTAAATGATAAACCGATTCCTGTCTATATCACATCTATCAGTAAAGAAGATACATCGACCGCAATGGATTTGAAAGAAACCTATACGGTTAAGATGGAAGATGCTAATCGAGTACGTCATAGTATTACAGTTGATATTCCTAAAATCTATGATAATAACTACATGTATCTCGGTGGGAATAGAAAACAGTTAGTCAATCAGCTATTACAAAAACCGATTGTAAAGATTAAACCGGATACAGTTCAAATCCGTACAGATTTTAAGAAAGTATTTATGTATCGTCGTGGTGATAATGTATCTCCTAAAATTGAATTATTTAAGAAAATCATTCTATCTCCAGAGAATGCTAAATACTTTAAAGTACGACGTGGTAATGGTACTGCATTGAATGGTAATACGAAAACAACCATTGAGTACGATTCCATCGCTAAAGATATTTTGGAATTGCAAGTACGTAAATTCCCATTAACACTACGATTTGACCAAATGACGTACAGTGATCAAGTGAAGCATGAATTGATTCCTGCACCTAAAGATAGTAATGAACTTAGAATTGGTACTATTGGTTCTGAATTACTGAGTGTCAATGCTGATGGTAACGCTGATGCCAATAGTGCTGATAGTATCATTGATATCTTTGTGGAATACTTTAATGATAAAATGAAAATGGATTTCTGGTCATTATCTAAAGGTGCTAAGCCGGGTAAACAGTTCATGTATACCTATTGTATGATTATGGCTAAGAAAATTCCAACGATTATTTTACTTGGTTACTATGAAGGGTTGACTACCATCTTACGTAGAGCCAATATTGAATTCCGTTTCTCTGACACACAACCTAAAGGTATCGCTAAGAGCGAAGGAATTATTCAATTTTCTGATGGGTATTTGATTTATAAGCGAGAACCAATTCAATCCTCTTTATTATTGAATGGGTTAGCTATTTTTGATACAGTAGCTTATAAGTTCTCTGATTTTGATACAAAGGCTCCATATCTTGATATTATCGAATCCCAAACTGGTATGCGTTCTACTGCATCTGGTTATGATTCATTCTATGATAATATGATAGACCCTATCACAAAACAGATCTTAGAACAAATGGGATACCCAACAGACTTTGTTGGTCTATTGATTGCTGCTAATACCTTATTGGCAGATAACTCCTATCATTCCGAAATTGATATGAGTCAATTCCGTGTTCGGAATAACGAAATCATAGCGGCTGTTCTATATAGTGTAGTATCTGAAGCCTATACAAAATATAGACGTACCGCAATGAATAGAAACCCTATGAAGATTTCTATTCCAAAAAATGCTGTCATCAAAGAAATTATGGCATTGAATACCTTGGAAGACTACTCTATCATTAATCCAATTACTGAAAAAGAAAAGCTTCGTTCCATTTCTGCTAAAGGTCACTTTGGTATCAATATGGATAAAGCGTATACGCAAGAGAAACGTAGTTTTGATAAATCTATGACTGGATTGATGGCCATTTCCACATCTCCTGATGCTAACTGTGGTGTAGTACGGGAACTAACGATGGAACCTAAAATTATAGATAGTCGAGGCTTCATTGACGTTGACAAGCCAAATGAAGACATCAATGATGCCAATATGTTCTCCTATGCTGAAGCATTAACACCATTAGGTGTAACTCGTGATGATAGTATTCGTACAGCTATGGCAACAAAACAATCTAAACATATCATTCCAGTAGCAGATATGAGCCCAGTATTGATTTCATCTGGTATTGAAAAGACGTTACCATATACCATATCTAAAGATTTTGCTGTTAAGGCAGAAGATAATGGTGTGGTAGAGTCCTTTGATAAGTCAACTGGAATGATGATTGTTAAATACAATAATGGTAACCATGAAGCGATCAATCTAAACCCAGTTGTGGTTAAGAATGGTGCTGGTGGTTTCTATCTCTCAAATAAACTAGACGCTAAAGTGCAAGTTGGAGATAAATTCTCTAAGAATGATATCTTAGCTATTAATGATACTTTCTTTGGTGATAATTTCGATGGACCTAAATTCAACATTGGTACATTATGTAAAGTGGCCTGTCTATCATCCTTTGGTACATTTGAAGATAGTAAATTGGTAACTGAACAGCTATCCCATCGGTTATCTACCGAGATGGTTATGTGTAAACATATTACATTGGGACCTAATGCTAACGTAGATCATATTGTTAAGAAAGGTCAAACGATTGAAGTAGGAGATACATTAATCAATTATGAACAATCGAATTCCGATGATGCGATGAATGAATTACTATCCTCTATTGGTCAGGACTTAGGTGAAGAAATCAAAAACTTAGGTAAATCGAGTTTAAAATCTAAGTATACTGGTGTGATTGAAGATATTCGTATCTATTGTACAGAAGAATTGGATAACCTATCTCCGTCGTTACAAGCGATTGTAGGTCCATACTGGAAAGAGATTGGTAAGAAAAAAGCTCTTGTTAAGAAATACAAGATTACTGACCCAACTTATTCTGGCAATACCTTCTATGAAATGGACAAACCAATCACTCCGAATGCCGATGGTAAGGTAAAAGGGTATACGATTGATAAGGGCGTTATTATCGAATTCTATATCAAGTTTAATGACCCAGTGGGTGTTGGTGATAAAGTAGTAGACTTTGCTGCCTTAAAAGGGGTTGTATCAGGTATTATCCCAAAAGGACAAGAACCTCATACAGTCGATTATCCAGATGAAGAAATATCTACCATATTCCCAGCTAACTCGGTATTATCTCGTAAAGTACCTTCTATCTTGATTACTATGTTTGGTAACAAGATGATTGTGGGATTAACCCAACGACTTAAAGAGATTTACTTTGATAAAAAATAAAAAAATAAAGGTGTATAGCATTCTCCGCTATACACCTTTATTTCTTATGCTTGAATCAATTGTTCAACGAGTTCGATACTATATGTGATTTTGTGCCAAACCACTTTGTCTTTACTAATTGATACCGCGATTTCACGGTTGTTCAAGTTACCGGTTGTTTTAATGAACCATAACGTAAAACCACGACGATCCGTTGCTGTAAATTCAAGTTCAAATATACCGGTTAATGGGTTCACATTATAATCGGTAATATTCAATTTCGCATCAGGGTCAAAGTCTGGGATAAGTTTAGGAATACATTTGATAATATTACTAAACATTTGATTCTTTAAGAATCCACCAATGTTCAACACTTCTCCTATTTTAAACCCAGTCTTAATACCTGTTTTAGCCATTTCCATCATAAGTTCATTACCTCCCAATCTGTCATGAGATTCTTCTCTTCAGATTCTCTTACGTACTCTGTAAATGTGTCACCGTCCAATAGCCCACTAATCGGGAAGGATTTAATCTTCTTATCCTTAGTCTTTCTAATGAACTTATCTAACTTATCCAATGTTTTAGCTGCCCGATAAGTTAAATCAAAATTAAATGTGTTCAATATAACGCGTTCTACGCTATACGTATCATAGTCCTTACCACAGGTTGATTTACATAGTTTATCTAGGTAACACAACCAAAAAAGAATGTTGTAGTAAGTCATATTATCGTGGTCATCGAAAAACTTGTATACGTTTTCTCGATTGACCTTTTGAAATACTTCAAGTAACTTCTTACGAAGCTTCTTGTCTTTGTATTTCTTACTTCTGCGTTCATTTAGCTTAAATAGCAAACGATCGCGTTCTAGTGACGAAATTGCCATGACAAAATCTCCTTTTCTAACTAAAAGAATTGTATCGATACACTATTATGATATATATTTGAAAAATGACATAGGAGTGCCCATGTGACCGAGGGGGATCACATGGGCAAATAGGAGATAAAAAATGAAAACAGTCTTTACTTATGGTTGGTTGTGGACAACCATAAGAACAACAGACATTGAAATCCTTTGTTGGTTATTATAAATTACTTATATGTACTTATTGCTATATCGAAATATGACAGACAGTAGTTATCCTCTAAGCTTGGGGATATGACAAAAACCAAACTTAGAGGATATACTATGTTGTTCGAAAGGAATTAGAATAAATAATAGTTGATTGAGTATCCATAACCCTGCAACAGCTTATGGAAATAATATTATTATTCTAACAATGTGTTGGCTATATAATAAATAATTATAAAGGTGTTATGGCACAATATTGTAACGATACTATATGATAAGGAGATTGATATGAAATATTCTGTAGCCTTCTTGGTAGCAAACAATACTATGCTGTGTGATATGGTAGCAGCTCAATTTCAACCAGAATATGCCCATTTAGTATATCCTAAAAAAGAGAATTTCTTACGACCAACTGATGAATTGGGTACGATTGTGACAAGTTGGTCTATTGATAGTGAAACCATGTGGGTTCTAAAAAAAGAAGACCTAGACCCAAATGCAATCAATTTGGTCATTGTACCGTTTAGTGCCATCGCATTTACCACATTATTGGAGCGTAGTCGTAAAGAACATGATATTTCATATACGATTATCGCTGTAAAAGAAAATGTGGGTACACAAGTGGGTGGATATGAGTTATTTGATATGATCGTCGATACTAAGTATCATATTGAAACAGACCTATTGGATGAATATCTGAGTGCACCAGGCTGTATGTTTACCGATAAACGATTTGATATCATTAAAACGATTTACGATGATGATAAAGTGTATAATATGAGTCGATATATTGATTATTTGCTACCAAAGAAACAAGTAAAGATGTATAGGGAATAACCCTATACATCTTTCTTTTTTAAATTCCTAACTTATCTTTTAAGAACTCGGCATTTTTCATTAAGAAATCTTCACTTAAACTTCTAGTTTTTACAACCGCTAGAATATCAAGTTTATCTAGGAATCCTTGGTATACCAATTCATTGAGTAGTTCATTATGACTGGCGAGTTTCCAATCAATATATTGACCATACTCTGCAGCATACTCCAAGTCAAAGTCTTGATAACGAGATACGGCTTTCCAGAACTCCTTAGCTTGACTCTCAGCAGGATTTACGCGATAGATTTCAGATAAAATGATTAGCAATTGTAATTCTAATTGCTGTTTATTCAATAGAATATTCCATACCATATGATCTCTATAGTTATAGATTACATTGGGTGATGTAATTTTACCATTGATACAGATATTAACCCAAGAGATTTTATCTTTGAAAAAATCGATGGTGTCAATGGAGATGAATGGATTGGTTGAGTATAGCTTCCAGTTAATATCATCTTCATGTTTCAATAAGAAACGAATTGACATGTTTTGGTATAGACTTACTTCATCTTTATTCAATTCATCCCAATGTTCATCCATATATTTCTCGGATAACAGTTGGATTGGTTTTTCATTATTAACTTCTGTTAGATTTACTTTCATGGGATTCTCCTTATATTATTTGATTGGTTGTTTACCGCCCATAATAATACCTTTAGCTTCATCTTCATCAGTTAATGCATTGATTTGCAATGCATAACCACGCATATCCATAGACCCTTTAAAGTATTTTTCTTGCAATTGACGAACAAATCGGCGAACTTTAGAGCCGTTCCCGTCAATGTATTGATCATACATCTTCTTAGCGATTTCATAATCGCGCTGTACCAACTTTCTAGTTGTTGGAGGTGTATTAGGGTCGTTAGCTAATTTAAGCAAGTCATTCAATTGGCGTTTAAACCGTGCTTGGTTTTCTGGATGAACATCAACGTGATATGCAAGAATCATTGGGAATGTGGATAATAAATAATTCATAGTGCCAACTAATTTCTTAGAACCACCGGAAGTTAATGTTTCAGCATCTTCGAATTTAGACATACCAGAAATCAAGTCTGGTCCGAAGCCATAGGCAGTTGCAAAGCTATCAGCATATACTTCACTACCAATACCTTCCCAATCAGCTTTTTTGAATTTATTCATCAACCATGTAATTGGTGCAATCATTGCTAATCCACAGATATTAAGAAGGCTAGTAATTGGTATATATCTGAATACTTGCATTATTCTATCATTCAAGCGATCAATCCATGTACCACCATGTCGTTCTGCACCACCATTCAAAATATCAATTTCAGCTTTGACGCTACCCGTAACATCATCAATCGCTTTATCATGTTCTCTAGCTATAGCTTCAGTTTCTTCCACAATAGCTTGACCTACGTAATCAGCAAACCAAGCTTTTTCAGCCATTTCAAAGTTATGACCAATTTCATGAAGGATAACTGCCATGATTTCAGAACCACTCATGATAGCAAACAATTGAGAGTATACTACAACGAATGCTACATATTGTTTATTTTTATCAATAAAACGTTTACCATGTTTAGTAGGTAAGTCTGGTAATTTAGCTAATGTTCTACGACTAAATTTAGATCTAACCAATGTGAACGCATTAGCATCTTTTGTAGAGTAGATGGCTAAATCCATCTTAGCGAAATTAAATTCTTTTTCTAATAACTTAGCCACTTTAGCAATTCGTGGATCTTTATTGATATTCATTTTATAGGCTGCTTGAATCTTAGGAATGTTACCTGCACCTTCACCAGCAGTTCTAGCAACATCGGCAATGATACTATCTAACAATGCTGTTGCATTGATAAGGTTAGTGGTTTTACCAACATACCCTTCTTCAACAGGTTCTAATTTAGCAGATAATCGTTCAGTTACTGCTTCCGCTACTGTATCATCATAATAACGACTAATAAATTCATTCATTTTCATTACCTACGTTTCTTTTAACTAAGCTCACATCGTATAATAGTTTATTTGATATCGTATATTTGATATCTTTCGCATAGAAATCCTCAATACCATCAATAGATTTAATGAATTGATTTGTTAATCTACACGTAATAACACGTTCCCATTCTACACTAGGCAATGGGAAAGTATATCGACCCAAGAAACCTAAATCAATACCAGGAGCGACTGATAGGAAATAGATTAAACATGGTGAGTTAATAATACTCGATAGACCAACTCTACCGATAATTTGACCTTTTTTAACTTGGTCACCTACTTTGAGTTTAGAGGAGTATTTCTTTAAGTTACAATAATTAGAACGAATGACGTCGTTGTGCTTAATAGAAATATAATTACCTCTATAATCATTAGGATTGTGAGCTAAACGACTCAATAAGTTCGTATTACGATACACTCGATCTTCGTATGAACCCATATCAATGGATTCTACCACACCATCAGCTGTTGCACGAACAGGGTGATTGAATAGGATATATTCATAGGGTGATATAATGACATGAGATGTATCGGTAAACGAATTGATTCGTTTATCTCGTAATTGGGTAAATCCTTTAAAGTTCAATGGTTGTACACCATAGAACTGGATACCACTGAGATATTCTGCAAAGGCAGATAATGTTAAATATGACAGTTTAGATCTAGCTAATACATAAGAAGCTAATCCTGTCATAAGCTGGAATTGATTATAGTATTTCGAAGCTTGTGGGTTAACAGACAATAAATGGAATTCAGGTTCTCTGAATCCCCATATTGGTAACGACATACTCTTCGGGATCACTTGCATCAATTCCGATACAGTATTAATTATATTCATTATAATAACCTCTCTTACTATAAGATCAGTCCATTACTTGTTTGTGGAGTTATTTAGGAGCTTATAAACAGTAAAATAACCAAGAAAAACTAACTATGTAAAACCGGAGGTTATATATGATTACTAGCGTAATTCTAGCAAATATATATCCCAAAGTAGAGCAAGCCTTCACTAGTAAAGAGACCCAACGCAAATTTTCAGCGATTGTTGCATCCTATGTGGATCGCAATGTCAATCGCCTTTCTACCGCTGGTCCTAGTAAACGTACTCTATTTTCAGATATGGAACGGAATAAGGTATATGACCTTATTGATTTCGATCCAAAAGTATGTAAAGCGATTGTTAAGCAATCGAATTATATTAAAGCTAGTTGGAAAATCGTTAATGACCCATTTAATTTAGTAATGATGATGATTCTTCGTTATGCTAAGTTGAATAAATTAGACCAAATTAACCAATTAGCCGTTACCTATCTAACCTTATCTATGTATCCATCGTTGCATTACAAGTACTTTAAATTCGAACCAAATGAAGCAATTATGCAATATACCATTAATAATCTATCAAATAAGTTCAAAGTTAAGCAGGTAGGGAATATTCTACAAGCATTGGTTGATACAACGGCATTAGCAGATAAAACATACGATAAAAATATCCGTCATGCTAATGACAAGGAATTGACAGATTATATCAATGCCTATAAAACTAGATTAAACTCATTGATTAAGAAAATTCGTGATGCGTTTGAGAAAGATTATCGTAGTGGTAATTATATGAACACAGAGCGAGATAATGAAGATGAAAATGATTTCAAAACATCGGATAGTAATTCATTACTGATTCAACGCATCGTTGATCAAGTGGTATTGAAATTGTCTGTCAATGGACCTGATAGTCGCATCGTTGATATTTCAGCTAAGATGAATCAGGTGTCTGTTAATGAAACGAGAAATACACTCAATCAATTAACGCAAAACAAAGATGAAAGTGTAAATATTCGAGCATTGTGCGAGTCTATATTGTATCTATATTTATTTAATGGTGAAAATCATGTCAACGACTTAAATGGTAGTAAATTCTTAACATTCTGCTTAGCAGTATATAAGAAATCTAATACCAATGATGAAAATGTCATCAAGGTTAAAAGTATTTTAGATACATGGATTGAGAAGTATTCTGAAACATACAGAAAAACGCAACGTGTTGCTACACTTAATAACTTTAGACGTGCACTATACACATTCTTCGTATTTACATTGCAACGTACCAAGTAAGATAGAAGGGAGATATGCATTAGCCTATCTCTCTTTTATTTATATATTATTTATACGATAAAGGTTTTCATGAGACCTTTTTGTATTCTTTTATTTTTAAGGAGGACTATATAATGCATTATTCCTTTACTCGCAAAGAGCTCGAATTAAAACGAGCTGACATCGTTCCTGTTCGTGATATGGTATGTGTTGGAAAAACATATGCCCCTGACCATATTACTCAATATATGGCTATGGATTTATCCGACTCTGAGCAGGACACTGTTCTATTAGTTATCGAAGACATCGATAAAGAAACAGGTAGATGTACAAATCGTACATCTCAAAAGTTAGAAGATGTTGCGATTGCTTCTGTTGATTTACAAACAGGTACTGAATACTACTTATTCAACGTAACAAACTTCACACCAGAAGAACTTGATGAATCTCGTCAATTACGATTCAGTGCGTATGATGGACGTGGTAATCAACATATCCGAATGGATATTCTACCAGATGAACCAGACACACCAATGGATGGTGGTGATGGTGTATCCATTACCGTTGATCCAGAAGGCAATCGTGAAATTCGTGTAGAAGAACCAGAAGTTGAAACACCAACTAATGACTCTAATGAAGATGAGTATACAATAGTAGAAGGAGAATGGGACACTACTGAATCTGATGATTCTGAAATCTCCGACACGAATACAGTCGAAGAAGATAAGGTCATCACTCGTAAGGTAGAAGAACAATTAAAATCTTCAGTGTATCAACCACGTTCATTGATGGATTTAGAAGAAGAAGAAAATTCTAAAGAACACAAACAACCTGTTGTTGAACAACCAAAAAGAAATCGAATTGACCCTAAGAACATTCGATTCGAACGTAATGAAAAACGTGAAGAACCACAAAAGGTGAATAAAATTCATTACAATAACAAAGGTAAACAACAGCAACCAAAAGAACGTCATAACCAACAACGTCCACGTCAAGACAAACCGCAACACCAATCCATTTTCCGCTCTGGTGAACGGAGAAACCCAATGATTGACAGCGATGCCAATAATGAAATGGGTGAAATCTTTAATAACATCTTACGGAATCGATAAGGTGTTATGACAATAGAGGCGGAATACACCGCCTCTATTTTTTTTATCATCGGAGGGACCTATGAGTACAGAAACCTATTTAGATATCATTGAGGTTGATAATTTGATGATGACACTACCCTTAGACCCAATGCGAGCATTTATCCAAGAGATGGGACCTGCATCGTATAAGGAATGGGTTGATTTTATGATGTTAAAATTCCTATGCTTAGAATACAATGTAACATCTGAGCAACTTAGACCAGAGTATTTATCCTTAGATACACAGGATAAAATGAAGGGTAAGTTAATATCCTATTTAAAAGCTTCCTACGGACTCGATCAATCAGACATTAACCAACTACGATTGGTTGATAGTCTTATCACATATTGTGTTGAGACATTATTCCCAGAATTAATGGATTCAACCGGTATATTTAAAGAGTCAACAATGTTAATTGGTGGTCGTAGAATGACCTACTCTCAAGCACTTCAGTTCTTACATGACGCTAAAGTTCCTGAAGAAGTGGTAGAGTAATAATTCCTTTCTTCGACATAGCTATAATCGCATACTAAGAAAAGGTGGTGATTACCCAATGGCTATTACTAAGGAGAAACGTAAAGAAATGGAAGATTTAATCTATAAATTCTTTGCGACAATCGATCCAAGTAAAGTCAATGCAGAGAACTACAAGTCATTCTTTGGTAAAATGAGTGACACTCAGTTCGATACATTTTTTAAGAAACTCTTCATGTCGAAGAGTCCCTATCTACCACTCGATGTTGTTATTTTCGAGCGGGATTTAGATATGGCTAATATCGAGAAAGCTTCTAAATTGCTCGATATTCCACTATATGAATACGTCGTTTTACCATTCTTTAGCGAGGATAAATCAAACCCTATCGTCACACCATATAAAGTACCAGTTGGGTATATTCATGAAAAACGTGTACAACAAACAGCACGTAAAAAGAATACCACATCAATTGATATTACGGCACGTGATACGAAAACAGGTCAGGTTATCAATGAAGATAAAAATGGTCGTCAAGCCATTGAAGAGAACTATTGTCTTATGACCTATGGGGCATCCAATGCTGTTAAAGAATTTATGTCATTCCGTGCGGATGATATGGTTATGAAAGAAGAAGCCTATAGTCAAATTAGACGTAAAGGGTATTTATCGATGGAAGAATTAAGTGATAACGTTGAAAATAAAGTTGCCTTAAACACATTCGATGTATATACCATTTCCATGGGATTGAAAACCAATCTCGTTACAGAAGGTTACCTTCTAAAGGGAACACTTAAATAATACTTTTTTCTAGTAAGGAGTGACTCTTATGCCAGAAAAAGACACAGAAATGTGCATTGTTACAGAAATCGGTACATTCGGTAGCATGTCTATCCCAGACCCAACTGCTACTCCTGTCACTGAACTCTTTAACACAACTAAAGACGAAAGTCTTAAAAAATATTTAAAAGAAAATATGATGAATACAGACGGAGGTAAAGACTAATGAGTTTTGTTTCTCATCAAGCTCCTAATGGTTTGGAATACTTCATCGAAGCAGACCAAGCTAAAGGTTTAACTGTACTTGTACCTAGTAAAGGTATTTTTAAATTAGATGCAGCTGCCGCTAAAAAATTGGTAAACTTCCCTTATCAATTCGAATTCTTAGCAGCGTTATCTTCTTACCGTAAAGCAGCTAATGGTGCTGGTAAACCAGTTCATACTCATATTCAAAATGATACAGATAAAACTATCTCTGTATTCGATTTCTTGATTATGGATGCTGCTGGTCAAAACGTGGCAGCTAATGTTAAAGTTGTTAACACTGAAAATGCAGAAATTACTTCTGAAATTGAAGTAACTCCTAAAACTATGAGTGCTATCGTATATGAATTGGCTAAAGCGGGTATCAAATCCACTGTAAAACAATACGCTGGTGTCGTATCCGTTGATGCTCTTCCTTCTGAAACAGCATTCAGTAAATCCGCATTCTACCATGTAAAAGAAGATGGTAAAGTGTATAAATTGAATGATGCTGAAGATGGTTTTGAAGAAGTAACGGATCCAATTGTTGAAGTAGAAGAACTTCCAGCAACTGAAATCACTGCTAAACAAAACGTATTGTACTTCTTGAACCACCCAACTAATAAAGCTGACCGTGGTTTCTTCGAATACAATGGTACATCTTTCATTAAAGCTGACTATGTTGGCGTAAAAGAAATTGCTCGTTTACCTAAAGAAGAAGATATCGAAGATCATTTGATCTATGTAGTCACTAAAGATATCAAACAAAAAGACAAACCAGAAGTAAAAGCTGGTACAATCTATGTTGGTAAAGAACAAGCATTGGAAGAAAAAACACTTAAGATTGAAGAAGTATCTGAATTACCTAACTTGGTAGTGGCTAAAGAAGGTACTATCTATGGTGTTAACGGCGTATACCGTAAATTTACTTCCGGTGAATTCGGTCCTATCGTTGCTAAAGCTGTTGTTGCATTAGACGCTAAACCTGATTTCGCTAAAGTTGGTCTAACTGTAAATCCTGAAGTGATTTATGTATTGAATAAACAAGTAGACTCCACTCATTTAGTCGGTTCCAAATGGGTATTCGATACAACAACAAAAGCTTTCAAAGCCTATGACCCAGAAGAAGTTGCTCCAGTAGCACCTGGTGTAGGTGGATAATAAAATTTTATAACCGGAGTAACTAATAGTTAGGGACTTTCTATCTTTAACAAGGGGATGGATTTCCTGAACTACTCCTACTGGACCTAATCCAGAAACACACGTTAAATAAGAGATACAACCGTTTGGTTGTATCTCTTATTTTCTTTTTTTTTTAGATAAGAATGTCGTTAACATCGATTTCAGAAATTTTAACAGAACTATCATGGAATGTTTTCATTAATAGTTTTAGTAAACTTGAACCGATAGCAGATGTTGACATCCCGATGTTCTCAATACCTAGGCGATAATATAAATCACCAGCACATTTAGAACACAATTTATCTCCTACGCAATATAGTGGAGATCGTAAATTAACTACCTTACCAATGTATGATTTAATATTAGAGTTATCTAACATTATTAGTTTATTACCTTCTACGATGTATCTATACATTAGTTTCTGATAGTTCTTTTTAGTAATTAGCGTTTTTCGATACGCCTTCGTACCACAGTCCGAACCACGTTTATCTAACACGGCTGATTGATAAGCGGCAAAGAATTTTTTAGTAGCATAACCTGCCACGGCTGTACCGATGGCTTTAGGATAGGCACCATTGACTACTTCTGTGCCATAGGAAGGAACATCATCCTTCTCTAATCCTTCCATATAGGAACGTTTAATGATTTGGTAACCACCAGTGTTTGGGTTATATACAGGACCCCGAGTTAAGAAAAGATTTTTATAGTTATTTTCAAAACTACCACGAGCACCTGATGTATATAACGTCAAACCAATGTCATCCTTTAATTCTTCTTTGGTCATATCGATAAGCTGTTTTTCTATTTTATTAGCAACAACAGCATCACCTTTAGCTAAGGCTTCTTTATTTTCTTCATATAGCTTATCACGAATTTTCATAACCTTAGCCAGATTTTTCGTTGTACCTTCAGTAAACGATGGTGCTACATTTGTGTGGATGGTATTGCCTAACCATTGTAAACGATTGAAGTAATTACACATATCCTCAGCTGTGATATGTCCATCAAGAAGAGCTTTTGATAACTCATCACTTTCAATACTACCTAGTTTGCCATTGGTGATTGGTTCGGCAATATATCCTAACACTTTTTGAATATTCGGGATAGCTTCATATAAATACTTATTAACGAGTAATTGACCAACATTAGTTTCTACTTTAGTTGTATTCACATACTCATTTGGTTTAAGTGTAAACTTATCTTGGAAGTTAAACTTAGGCTCAGTCATCTTTTTCATAACTGGATCATAATGACGAGAACAATTTTCATCAAACCATTGTTTGGTCAACTGATCCGGCTTTAATGATAAAAGATAGGCTTTATTAGTCTCTGTAATCATACAATTCACCTATTTTCTCATATACAAATATCGGTCGTCATCTTTATAGGACGTCCAACCATCACTTTTATATAGTGATATAGCAGCACTGTTTGTTTTATCGATTGTGAGTTGACTACAACCATGCTTAGTGGTAGCAATCTTTAATAGTTGACGGGCTACTCCCATTCTACGATAATCATCATGTACCCATAATGCTTGTAAACCATGTGTGGATTGTTGTACATTAACAACTCCAACAAGTTCACCTTCATAGTATAGTACTGTACCTTGATGATCATCATCTACCTTAATCTTATTGATAAAGTCATTCACGGATTTATATTCCCTGATGAAGGCTTTATCAATTGCTTTTGGTTTAAATAGGTAGCGTGGACAAGTAGCCTCAGTTACTTTTTTGGGTCATAATATTTAGCTACCGCTTCATTGAAATATTTTACCACTAATTCTAATAGATGATTACATAGCGTTTCGTATTTTTTGTAAACTACTTTAACAATCGCTTCGATTTCATCTACGTGTTTCAAAACAGGATGCCATTCTTTTGGGATTTTGTCATAGTGTCTATCGATGACTATGTCCATTGCATCGTCTTTATCCATACCATCTTCCACTAATAGTTTGATTATGTTAGACACAATTAGTTCAGATGTACCGAACTCCAACAATGATTCTCCCAAAATAGCATCCACGGTAGCTATAACATCTTTAGGACCAGCATAACTATACGGATTACGTTGTTTTAATACTTCAACCAATGGTACTTTTCGTAACCGACTACCACCATCAAAGAATTCTTTATCAAAGAACTTCTCAAGTTCAGGGATAGTAATTTTAGCCTTTTTAAGACACAAAATAGCTTTCTTAGCATTACGTTCTTTAATAGCATCTCTAACATCATGGAGAGGATATACGAATCGTCTATCAAAATGATCATCGATTGTATCACCATAATCTTCATGGAATTTAACGAAGTCTACTTCGTCTTGGATATCTTTAGATAAGATAACCTTTAGTTTATAGGTATCCGTTTTAAATAACTTATGG